CAAAAACTTGTGCAATATTTGTACGAGGATAAAAGATTTTTGTATCGGCACAATGAGTCCACCACTTAGCATTAAATCCATTTTGATTATACCAGTTTGTACATCTTAAATCTGGTGAAAGTAATAGATGTACTCTAGGAGCGGCAACTTTATGATACTTAAAAGCTTGTGGTTCGTCGCCACACTCTTTAATAAGAATAGAGTTAGGAAAATATTGCTTGTCAAATGCTACTGCGTCCCAAGGACCATAATCCATGCAAAAGATTACGTCCGGAATATATTGGCCACGATTATACAACGTGAAAAGCTCATTGATACCCTGATTAGAATACTTACGCATCTTGTCGCGTGGCAACATTCCATCATCGTGATATAAATTAAAATGAGTTACTTCATGTCCACGAGACATTAGTTCGGCTTTGAATCCCATTGGGGTACTCCAGGATTCCCCAAACTTTTCCCAGGATGCATATAGCATAGCAATCTTCATTCGAAATCCTCGAATACTCCATGTAGATATCCAGAATCTACCAAGCGTTTTAGTTCTTCGTCTTTGAGCTTAGAAAGTCTTTCGACTTCTACGGCAACTTCCGTCTGAGCACTCTTTGAAGACATAACGTCAGCTAAATCGACCAAGCTTTGTTTCTGAGAACGCACTTCGTGTAGTCTATCTTTTCTAGACATTTTAAGTTGTTCCATGCCCTTTTGATACAATTTCATGTGCTGATCATATTCTTCTTGGTATTTTTTATCGACGTGCCGTCGATATCTAGGATCAGTTTCTTGTATTTCACCAGATAGGCTTTGATCTCTCCACTGTTCTTCTTTTTCTTTACGGTTTAAGGCTTGAAAAGCAAGAATATATTCCAGTATGGAAGCAAACAATGCCTGTTCTTCAACCTCCGTCAAAGTCTCCGTTGCCCGCATAGCATTCAAATATTCATCTATAAACACGCTTTTGTCTTCAAGCGTGAAATTCCTGAGGGCCATGCGAAATCGCGGCGTGGTCTCAAGCCGTGCGGTTATATATTTTAATCGTTCTTCACGGGTCATTTCGTCAAGTGTTTTGGAAACCACTTGATTTTTAGATAATTCTTCTCTTTTGCTTAAAATGTTTGCTACTGTTCGGTGTGCGTTTTTCGCTGACCAATCCGCTGGAAACTTTTCCGCCATCAGAGAAGCGATCTCTACATTTGATTTGCCCTGTTGAGCAAATTCGTAGATCATGATCTTTTGTTCCTCAGGAAATATCTTCGGCATTATTAATGATCTCCGTTGCTATTTCTCTAATTTGTTTTTTGATACGAGGAGGAATGTTATCTCCATTCAGTAACTTATCGTAATATGCGTGCAGATGTTTTGGCAATGCATTACGTATACTGGTATCTAACATCATTGCGTCGACTTCTTCTTCGTGAATGTTGTCGGTGATATCAACCTCCAAAGAATTAGGTTGCTTTAAAGCTGCTTTTGTCGACATGTTTTCGCGATATTTCACGATCTTATCACATCCTACTTCATTTATAGTACAAGTCTTGCGTATTCGATCCCATAGTGGACAACGAACGCATGGCGGATTATTTGGAACCCAAATGCCGCGACTTTGATTGTATAAGAAATTTTTAATACATACTTGAAGATATTTATAAGGAGAGGGACCTATACGAGTTGAATCATAAAATCGTAATACTCTAATGCATTCCATCCTAATTTCCTGTGCAATGTCTTCAAAATCCATCCCAGGAATTGGATACTTTCGCCCCTCTGTATTTATCAAAGCTTCGATGACATCAGAGACTTCGATATATTCTAACACGCCGCTGGCTGTCATATATCAATTTGTCTCGTCTTCGTCATTCTCTTGTTCTGGCTCTTCTTTTGATTCAGCAATAATTTGCTTTTCTTCTGCTTTTGTTTTTGGTTTTTCTTTTACGACTTCTACGGGCTTGAAATTTGGAGAAGCCTTTGCAAGACCAACTATTTTCTCAGCAGGGATATCGCCGGTAGCTTTTTGAGGCGGCGTTTTAACAATAGGATCTTCGCCTCTTGAATGATCAGCAACGTGACCACCATTATTAACTGTCACTCGATCGATGTTATTTTTGTTCATTTATTTTCTCCTGTGAATCACAAAAACGATTTACTAAATCATGCATGGTTTCTCTTAGTCCGGCACCGCCGTTACTTAAGATAAAGTAACCAGTCTGATCTCGTACCGTTTCACAAATCTTAATTCCAGAATACTCTGCTTTAGCTAAAGTCTGTGGACCAACTCCAACCATCTTAAAATAAATCATAACGACATCATTCGGTATGGGTTTATTAAACTCTATTAGATTTTGTTCTGAAGATACGATTGTTTCCATAAAGTGGGTGACAACTATGCTGTTTTATGTCATAATAGCCCATAGCTATTGGGGCAATTAGAGAGCGGAGCGACCTTGGATTAAGAAGTAACGTCGACTTAAAGTTTAGTCGACTACTATAGATAGTACGGTATATTGTCTTTTTTCCCTTTTTAAGCTGTTACTTTCATTTTTAGAGTATTTTTGATATATATTATCTATAGCTCTTGTACGGTCTTTGGACTGTACTTAAAATGAAAGAAGGGTATATGAAGACGAAACTTGTTTTGGTCTGTCTTGTTGTGTTGGCCCTGGGTTCCGTTTTGACTGGACAACACTTTATGGAGAATGCCGGCGTTAAGAAGATTGTTAATGCCCCGCAAGAAGACTATACGGTTTCAATAGAGTTTGTTATAGATCAGCGTCAAGTTAATCAATATCCCGTGGTTACTGATGCTTTTATGAGAGCGGTAGAGACTTGGGCCGGTGCCGTTCCGATTCGTGCGACGGTGTATATCGAAAATCCAGTCGGATTTATCTGGCACATTGAAACGCACTGGCGAGATCGTCCCGGAGTGATCGAAGTCCTTTTAGACGATTTACAATCGCCACCTTATTCTGCTGGTGAAGAACTTATAGGCTTATGGAAGCCGGAAGTAGATAGACTTCTATTAGACGCTGACAGGCTTGAAAAAGATCCGGCTTTAGCATACGCCGTTGCTTTGCACGAACTCGGTCATGCTTTCGGAGTCCCTCATATCGTTGGCGAGGATAAGTCTGCATTAACTGGATATATCGTTGTACCGATTCCAGACGACAAAGCACAGGAATACGTCATGTACCCTTTCAAGAGTAATGACAAGAAGCAAGATACTTTATCGCCAGTGGAGATAGACATAGCACGTTGGCACATTATGCATGTCCTGACAGACCCCACAAACAAAAGTGTGGGTTGTAGCCTGACAAGAACGCCGTAATACGTATAATACCGAAGAGGTATCATATGTACAGAATGCGTTACGCATACGAAGTTAGCGTTAAAAAGGGTGTCGTATCTATTTCCGAGCCGCTTGGAATTGAAAAACCCGAACAGCTTAAGATTGCTGGACTTACAAAGTCGGCCCTTAGGCACTGGGTCAAAGAAAAAGTTAAACAAAATCCTACTTTAGTCGATTCTTCTTTGATTGTTCGTTCTAAGTATACTGAGACGTCTCACGGCATCGCCTTAGAGTTTAAAATCGCCAATGGATGAAATCAGCAGAGCTATAAATAATCCTGCCGTTAAAGCCGGCTTGATGCTAGTTGCACCAGAAATAGTCTTTGGTGTCCAGGCTGTCGTAGGATTGTTTAGCGTTTGGACAAAACATAAGCCCGATGCCCACGACATCCTATCTATCATTGATAGACAAGTAGCGTCTATGATAGAAGAACTATCTACATCAAAATCTAAATTAAGAAGAGAAGAATTAGAAATACGCATTCATACTTTGCTGGGCGTCTTGACCAAAGTTAAATAATGCAGTATAAAATCGGTAATATTTGGGATCGCTCGGACGGCTGGATTGTCGTCACGACAAATATGATGATTAAGAATAACAATACTGCCGTGATGGGAGCAGGGATCGCAAAAGAAGCTGCTACTCGCAATAAAGAATTGCCAGCTAAGTTAGCAACACATATTCATCGTCGGGGAACGGCACTCTTCTATTGTAAGCCCTATATTTGCTTACCGACTAAGATAGACTGGAAGGATAATTCGATTATCGAACTTATCGAAGATGGCTGTAAAGAGTTAGCTGATTTTGGCGAACTTCTCACGCAATTAAACTGCCGAGATCAAATCTATCTGCCACAACTAGGATGCGGTCTTGGCGGACTAAACTGGGAACGCGAAGTTAGACCAATTGTTGATTCAATACTCGACTCTGATCGTTTTGTGTTAGTGAGTAGAGAATGACACTATACTACATATATAATGTCAAGACCGATAATGGTGAACGAGTACATGCCATGGTTGAAGATCCATTGGCCTTTGCTAGAACCGAATTTAATGCTAATACAATGGAATTCAGTGGTGTTTCTATAGAGGCAGAGACACCGCAAATAGCACAACAGATTTATCTACATCCTACTGATGGTCAAATGTGTGCCTGCGAAGAACCACTTCCAACACAACTAAAAAGAATACTTGGTTCAAGTGAAAATTTAGAAAAAATAACGCTTCTAACGAAGCAGATAATAATGAACTTGATCCACATCAGCGATCAGCTTTCAACGCTTTCTCGCTGTCTAAATGAAATAGAGCCCGACATTCTACCGCAAGAATTTTATGCCCAACTCAAACAACAATACATCGCCGAATTCTTTAGACTACACTACCGATCTCATGATGGCTAGACTGAACGGACGTCACGCCGTTCAGCAAAATCTTGGTGCATTACGCTCGCACGCCTCAATAGCCGCTCACGACAACAAAGATATTAACGAAGAAACTTTTTTCAACGATCTGTCGGCGAAGTGGCTTGATGGCGTTAAATATGAACTTGGTCTAATTTTCGGCGTAGAAAAAGCAACAGAATTATTGGATGTGCTTTATGGCAAAACAAGAGTCACTTGACAGGGCGTACATAGGATGTGCCGCCCTAATTGGCGAACTTTCACATGCCGTACGTAAGAAGGTCGGATGTATCATAGTTTCCGCTAAGGGCAATCATATCATTGCCGAAGGGTTTAATGGTACGCCCAGTGGATTTGACAATTGTTGTGAAATCTTTGTAGCACACGATTACCAAGATAGTGATGGCTCTCATAAGATTTGTACAAAATGCTTTAGGAGTTGGCAGCTAAATGATATAATCTGTTACTCAAAAACTAAAGATGAAGTTATTCACGCAGAAGCTAACGCACTTGCAAAAATTGCCAGATCTAATAATAGCTCCGAAGGGGCTACCTTATATTGTACGCTCATGCCTTGCTTTGAATGTGCGAAGCAAATTATACAAGCCGGCATTAAGAGAGTCGTCTATTTAGAGCACTATCCATATCCTGGACACACGGGCATAGTTAGGACGCCCGGCTTAGAATTATTATTAAAAGCTCAGATACAGGTTGACAAGCTTACCGATTAGAGCGATAACGTAGTATTATGCTCGAACGTATAGCCGAATGGCTAAAAAGGCATGGTCGATATCGTATGATCCCCCGAGATCATAACGAAAAATACTTAGAACGTTTCTACCTCCTATCCACGAAGTGGCTAGGGGTATATCTACACTGCTTTTGGGCAGACGACGACGATGGATTACACGATCATCCATGGTATTCGATGAGCCTGCCACTTCGTGGAGGATTCTTGGAAGAAATGCCCGAGCGTCAAAGTGTTCCGTGTGGACCTACAGTCACTAAGTTTCGCAGACCTCTTGTTCCTGTATTACGCAGTAAGTATGCGGCACACCGTATTACGTTGCCCGCCGGCAAAGCCGGTAATGTTTGGAGCTTATTTATAAGATTTGGTCTGAAACGCCGCACGTGGGGATTCTATAGAAATGGTACATGGGAACCGGCAGCGTTTCAATCAAGAAAAGAAATGACTTCGTAATGAAGGTGTATGCATTAGTACGTAAACACTTTGATTGGTGGCACCTGATAGGTATCTATGAAACGGCACAATTAGCTCATGTTGATCTAGAGTATATTAAAAAAGAAATGATGAAGCGGCCCAATTATCAAACGGCTTTTCTTGCTGGATCGGACGAACACGGTAGCCCTTATCAAAGATATTATCAATGTACAGAAATAGAAAAATTCGGCGACGATGAAGAGTGGCATAATGTAGCCATATGGTATATAGAAGAAAGAAATCTTGAAAATATTGCTGTAGAAGAAAAGATATCTAGAATTAAAAAATGGCAAAAAACTAAAGAAGGTAAGTCGCGACCGCATCTTTCAGGAAAGCCAGAAATAGATTATCTGGAAAATTTAGTTCTCAGGTGTTCAAAATGCATGCATACTCAGCATGTGCCGGAAATGACCTATGAAGATAGCAGTAACGGGCCACCGCCCCAATAAACTAGGCGGCTTTGACGCCCAGGAAGCTCACCGTGCTATCCGCAGGCACATGCGGGATCTTTTACAGAAACATGACAACCCGGAATTAATTTCCGGCGGTGCCCTTGGAATAGATCAAATGTGGATCCAAGTGGGACTTTATCTCGACCTAAAGATAACAGCAGTTCTTCCTTTTAAAGGCTACAACGAAAAATGGCCACTGCGTTCGCAGATAGAATATCAAGAATTACTTGACCAATGTAAGGAAGTAAGATATATTGCTGATGAATTCAGTATGGCCGCCTACCAGAAACGCAATGAATGGATGGTAGACAATAGCGATCTTCTGATTGCTTACTGGAATGGGTCTAATGGTGGAACCGCAAATTGTGTACAATATGCCCGCAATACAAACCGCAATATTCTAATTTTCAATACAGATGCATTTCTTAAAATATAGTTTTCTGATTTTCCTAGGTGCTTGTGCCGCACCTCACGTTGACCTAATGGCCGGCGTGAGAAATTTTGATGGTGCCTGGGAACAGATGGACGTACAACCCGCAGTAGCCGCACAGGTGAATACCGCTTCGCCAAACGGATTTGGTGCAGAATGTGGTTTTATAGCCAGTTCTGATACATCATATGATGGAACATATGTCAATCGACAAGCTAATCATGCTAGCTCGTCCGTACACGAGATATTTATTGGAGCAAGAAAGAACTTTCTACTGAGTGAAAAGCTACAATTTTTCCTAAGTGCCGGAGAGTCTTATGCTTCATTAAATACGAGTGTGGATCTTGCGTATAATGACAATACCGTTTCGCGTAAAACTGAATCGCTATCGCCTTATGCACAAGCAGGATTAAACTTGTTCGTTGGTCATAATTATACTATCGGTATTCTAGTACGACGCGATTTTTGGTCAGAAGGTCACAATATGTTCGAAATCGAACCTCTTGCCGATAGTACTTCTGGCTTCTTAACATTTGGATATAGCTTTTAATATGAAAACACTTGCAATAGTTTTAGTGGCGGCTCTCGCGTTAGCAGGCTCTTTCGGAGCAGGCATGACGACGGGAAAACGCATGTCTCACGTTCCGGAACAGAAGATCCCGATTGGCTTCACTTTCAATATGCCCTGTGAAGAGCACGGCAGCCATGTCGGTAAAGTCCTGGATTCCTCTTTGGTCAGAATTTACAAACTCAATAGGGATGACGGCGAAGAAGCCTCATTTCCGGAATCAGATCTACTTGATTTCTTCAACGCTATTGGCGTGACAGTAAAGTAGTGTGACAAGAGACCGGATGTTATATATAACGCTTGTACCCGCAAGCGTGATCCGGATTTTAGCCCCACCATACACGTGGGATAATAAGAGACGCTTACTTAAAAAAGAAAAGAGATTCGTTTTCTCAAGAAACGGAATAGATATAGTGTCAAAACCAAAACAAATGATTTGCCAAATAAAATTTGGCAGCCACCTATACGGGACAGCAACCGAGAAGTCTGATATAGACTTTAAGGGTATATTTCTACCTACGGTAGAGGAAATCTTCTTAGGTAGAATTCCAAAAACTTTTGCCGACGGAACGAGTGATGACTCTCGCAAGAATCTTCCCGGCGAGGAAGATAGCCAATTCTATTCATTACACCACTTCTTGAGATTGGCCGCTCAGGGACAGACTGTCGCCATCGATATGTTGTTTGCTCCCGAAAATTGCATTTTTAAAGATCCACAATTTGGTTGGATTTGGGACGAGATAGTAAAGAATCGCCAAAAACTGCTTTCAAAAGATATGAATGCGTTTATTGGCTATGCTCGGGGACAAGCTTTTAAGTATTCATTAAAAGGCGAACGTCTTACGAAGCTTCACGATTTTGTTACGGTTTTACAAGGCGTAACTGATGGTCCACTATCTAAAGTTTGGATAACACTACCGAAGGATGCGGAACGTATTAATCCGCAAGGAATCCGCGAATTACAAATTGGTGGAAAATGGTTCGGTGAGTCTACTGCTAGTCGCTTAGTGCTAGACGCTATAAATAAACAAATTGCACGGTACGGAGTACGAGCCAACGCCACTGCTGACGCGGGCGGAATCGACTGGAAGGCTTTGTCGCACGCGGTGCGTGTGACAAAAGAACTCGTGGAACTGATTTCATTTAAGACCATCACATTTCCATTAAAAGACGCGGAACTAATTCTCGCAATTAAAAAAGGCGAAGTACCTTTAGAAAAAGTTCAACAGATACTAGACGCTGATTTTGCATTTGTTGAATTTCAAGCACATCAATCAACATTACCAGATTCAGTAGATATGAAATGGTGCGATCAGTTCCTTTTCGATATAGTGCAAAGAAGCGTACATGACAATATTCTTCACGTCTGATACCCACTTCGGGCATACCAATATTATCCGCTACTGTTCGCGACCTTTTGCGAATGTAGCGGAGATGAATGAGGGGCTCATCGAAAGATGGAATTCTCGTGTCACTAAGGGTGACACGGTGTTTCACTTGGGCGACTTCTTTTATTCTATGAAAAAGGATGAAGCGATTGAAGTATTGCATCGTTTGAATGGACAGGTACGTATAGTGCCGGGCAATCACGATAAACTCATCCATAGGATGTGGGAATCGTGGCAACTGTGCGAAGTTCGAAGATCAGAATTATTTGTACTTGAGCAACCTATAATAGAAATTCATCACGAGCACAAGATGTTGGTATTATGCCACTTTCCTATTGAATCGTGGCATCAAAAGGAACGAGGGTCAATCCACTTACATGGACATAGCCACGGCAACTCTACGCCCACAATTAATAGATACGATGTAGGCGTAGATGTCTATGGTGGTCCAGTTACATTAGAAGAGCTAGAAAATAGAAAAGGATGGGCATGAGATACGATATAGCTACGGCAGAACTAGATCCCGCAACAAAAGTATTTATTCTGAATGCTTATAAAAAGGGATTAGAATTCCTGTCGTCCAATTATTTTATCATTCCCGATAAAGTTGAAGAGCTATTTGCTCTAATTCGTGCTCGTAAAGATTATACCGGCGAAGTGTCTTCTTCGTCATATATGTACTTTGAAACTGATGGCTATCACATAGCTATCAATAAGGTTTCTAACATTTTATTGTTCGCCTGTCCAAATATCGCATGGTGCCAAGATTTTGTTAAAGGATTAGACGGATTCTCTAAAACAAAAGAAAATGGCAGTATCAATATCGACTACTTCTTTCTTGCCAGCCATGGTGTTAGCAGAAATATCATCGAAGTTAATATTGATACCATGGAACAGATTCACCCCGGATTGTATCCCGATGTTGACATTGATATTTTAAGCAGTGAATACATGAATGATAAGGATTCCATCCTTTTCTTAGCGGGAATCCCCGGAGTCGGTAAAACGACCTTCATGCGGTATCTTTTGCAGCGATTTGCAAAAAGGCAACTAAATCCCGATCTATTAGAATTACTTACCGGTGAATCTATTGCCTACGTCAAAGACATGTCAGTAATGTCACAGAGTCAGTTCTGGTGTGAGCTTGTTAGTTCTAAATACAACATCATTATCTTTGACGATCTGGACTTCGGGCTTGCAACAAGAGACAACCCTGGCAATAACATCGTAAGCAATCTACTATCTTACAGCGATGGTATATTCGGCTCTAAAGCTAAGATCGTTATTACGACTAATATGGCCATCACCGATATCGATAAGGCTTTACTACGCCCTGGAAGATGCTTCGATTTCCTCGTCTTAAATCCGCTAACTCGGAGCGACGCTTTAAATGCTTGGATAACTATTCTTAATTTACCAAAAGAAGATTTTGAAGCACAGTGGCCAGATGCAAAAGAAATTACTCAATCAGATCTCATGAGTGTATCTTATCGTATTCGCGAAAGCAGAAAGCAACGCACATACGTTAAGAAAGGTAAGAATATTTATAATGTTGAAGATAAGATGAAACAAATGCTATCACCGGTAGGCTTTAAATGAAAACATTGATTGCAACTATTATTCTAAGCAGTTTGTCCTTTGGACAGACAAAAGTACCGCCGCCAAAAATCGACTATAGTAAGTACGGCTCCCTCTCTGGACAAATGATTGTATATCAAAATGTACAAAGACAGATAGACGTTTTAGAGCTTGAAAAATATAGGGCGTTTAGGGAAGAAATACGCCGCCAAACACCTACAGTTGTGACTACCTATTACGTTTCGGAACGCCGCTCTTATTACGACCGTTGCCCAGTATCAAATGATTGCGTTAGACAGCGTAACTCCTGGCGATCATCGTCCAGGAAATAGCTGCCGCGTGTTTGTGGACCCCGGGCCGCCTTTGTAAAAACCTGCCATTCCGGCAGATTGAAAAAACTACCCTACCGTCGATGCAATAGGGTATTCTTTTCTATCAATGCGAAAGGTAGGCTGAAACGATCCACGCGACGCAGAAGCATACGCCTAGTGCAAGGAACCTTTCCGAAATGTCAAGCTTCATGCTGATATGATCCTTTCCTTATGGTGTTCTGTTGCATGCTCAAGCTTCGAATAGTAGAAGACAAGGGGCCGAGCATGCTCGGCCCCTAGTGTATCCTACGCTGCCCTATGGGCAAGCTAGCTTACATACATGCTTCGATGATGTAGCACAGTAGCACGCCACCGATTTGAAGGATGTCGAGTTTGGAGAGTTTCATAGCTGGATGTTTCCTTTGATTAGCTGAAAAGGTTGCACAATTCTTGGAGGGTCGCGGGGCGATCTACTTCGGGCGATCCGCACAGATGGCAAGCTTCATCCGATGCGAGTACCGTGGAGCGGACGCTCGCATCCGAGTACGTTTCGGCATGCTCGATACGGCACGCTTCGCAGAGTAGATCGGTATGCAGATTCCCGAGATTATCCCGCCACTCCGCAGCGTAGAACGCTCCGGATTCCTTCGCGGGATCACGGTAGACCAAGTGGAGCATATGCTTTGAATCTGTGTAGGTTCGCATGGTGGTCGTCCTAGTGCGGAACGGTGACAGTGTGAAGGATGGCGATCGCCTTCGAAATGATGATTCCGGCGAAGATGAAGGCGACCACTGCGGCTACTGCGTAGGACTTCATGTTTGGGCTTCCCTTTGGGTTTCTCGTCTCTGCCCTACCTATCGGCAGGCTGGCAATGGACCTGAAACACAATCCGGAAAATCTGAGGGCCGGACCTAAGTTAGGTCCGGCCCTCAGGATACGTACCCCGCCCCGCTAGGCTTCGCTTAGGTGATACCCGCAAGCTTGTCGAGCATGGTCACCGTTTGCCCCTCGAACACCTGCCGCGTGCCGTTCAAAGCGTAGAGACTGGCCAAACGCTTCTCCTCGTTTTCCTTCGCCTTTTCGGGGAGATACCGGGTATTCGTCGACGTTACGGCATTGTAAACGTCGGCGAGACTCCGGCCGAACGTGCCGCGTTCCGGTCGGTTGAATTCGGAAAGTGCAAATTCGTACTCGTTCAAGGTTCGGGCCGAAACGTCTTCCAGATCCTTTCCCTTGAAACCGTAAAGGTCCGAGAGAATGACTGCCGCATCGGTTGCCGAAACGCTGGCCGAATTCCAGATCGTAACGCGATCGGAAATGCGGCGGATTTGCGTTTTGAGATCATTCCAAGTGGAAACCGCAAGGTCCAGATTTTCGCCAACCTTGCCAGAGTGCGGGATTGCGAAACTCGCCATCCTAGCCGCCATCATAGCGGTATTCTGGCAAACGATCCTATGCGAATGGATCGAACCTCGGATTTTCCCGCCGCCGCCCTGGTGATTGTGGAGACTCAGGAAATGCGTCCAATCTTCTCCCGCGACCTTGCCTTGTTCGGCCAGACTCCCGCCGTCGATTCGGAACGAGAGAACCTCATAACTCCCGCGATGGAAAAGGAAGCCTCGTTCCGGAGTGATCCAACCTTCCGCCATGAAGTGGTCGACACGCGACGCAACCTCGGCGGGAGAGATCGCCCGATATTCCGTCGAAACCGTTTTCGGCGAGATGACTTCGCCATCGGTGGAGCGGACGATATGAAACTGCCCCCGGATGTTCTCGTCGCGGCGGATCGGATGGGGAGCGGGTTCCAAGGAAACGGAATAGTCCATTCCTTGCGATTTGAGAAACTCGGACATGCTGACCATGACTTGAACCTTTCTTTTGGAGCCTAGGGGCGGCGGGAACCTTTCCCGTCGCCCCTAGTGTATCGTCCGATTCTACTTCATGCCGTAGGATTCTCTAGTTTTTCTTTCGATCGGATCCGATCGGCCATTTCCTTATATACAGGAAGTCCAGCCTTCGCCGATCGAATGATCATTCCCAATTTTTTCGCCACGTGAACTAGTGTAACTTTTTCCACGCTCTTTTTTTCCACGGGTAATCCTTTCTCGTTTTCACCCTCGATTCCACAAGTATACCACGATGGCATGTAAAGTCAAGCATTTTTCGCAAAGCTTACAATGTATGCGTTATGTAAAATATCTTGTTTCCCGTTCGGGATATGATAGACTCTAAGTTACGATAGCGTAACATCCACCTCAAGCTGTCAAAACGGCGGAATCTGTCGTTTTGGCAGATTGTGTTACGTTTTCGTGCCTTTACAATTCCTTTACGTTACGGTCGCGTAATATTACACAAGTTTTACATGAATTGGCGGCCGGCGAGGAGGGGAAGGTCCAGAGCCCGCAGTAATGTACTTTTGCGGTGCCACCCGAAATTTTGTGGTCTACGACCACAAAGCCATAAAATTCTGGAATCCGAAATGGCGGTTTCGGATTCCAGAAGGGGACATCGAGCTACTAATGGGGTTGAGAATTACCCCCGGTATTGTTTTACCAGTATCGATCCAGTGTTTCTTTTGCGATTTTCAACGTATAGCCAGTGATGTATCGGTGCAGCTTGATTGCCGCAAGCTTGTCTCCCTTGGTGACTCGTGCCAATTCCTGAGCCACTTCTTCATTAGTCCAGGTAGGACGCACCGGTTGTTCCGGCTTGATAGGGCCAAGGCGAACATGGGCCACGAATTCCAAGATCTCTTCAAGGCTGTCAAATTCAAGCTTCATAGTATCAGTATATCCAATAAACGTAACAGACGCAAGCAAGAAGTGTTGGAAATAGTAATATTACAAAGAATAGAAGAAGCTTGGAAATGAGATATTTCATAAAAAAGGGGACCTATCCTTTGTGCGTGGGCAGTTTAGATAGGTCCCCGATGCGGCTTCACGCCAACTTCTCTCGATGACAGTATATACTATCCTGTCATCGAGTCAAGAATCTCTTCATTTGTTCCATCGAAGCTTGGATGTTTTTGCATCCAACGGGATTCGCAGAATGAATCGACCACTTTAGAGGATACAGAATAATACCTGGACCAGAGCCATGGCGATCAACGAAAGCCATCATTTCCAGGAACTTTGCGACATCGTATCCCGTGCCTCGATCTTCGCCGAGATCATGATCGAAGCTAATCCATTCGATCGACTCACGATTGAGCCAGAGAAGACCGATACACTCTTTCGCCGTTCGGCAAATGGTCCAACCCTCATCCTTCTCGCCTTCGAGGTAGGACGGATTACGGATATCGTCGAGCCAAATCTTCATTATGCAGTCCCCAGATTTTGTCCTGTCAGTTTCTTCCAATTGAAAGCAATCCACCTACGGCAGCCACGATGAATGACATTGCCGTCCTTTAGGATTACAAACTCAGAACCAAATCTATTGAGGCCAATCCAATCGGCCCGCAGATTGTTGAACTCGGAAACGATCATAGTATTTCATTATACTATTTCCAGCCTACTTTCCAAATTCTCTTACAATCTCCTTACATGTCTGAATGTCCTCGATTTCGAGGGGTCCGGACAGATCGGCGAGCTTGGAAATGAAGAGCTTAGAAATGGCGTGTTTGTTCTTCCATTCCGTGTCTTGACCTAGAACGTGCGAAAGGTCGCAGATCGTTCTCATGTGTTCACAGAACTGAAACACGATGCCTGACAGGTTGCACCCGTTTTGGACGAGTAGTGCATCCCGTGCGGCATCGGCATACCGCTTCTTCATGGCCGTATCCATGGCTGGATTGTAACACAGTGCGATAGCTCTGTCAATTCGGAAACGTAATTTGCCGTGCAAGAGTTTATGCACTATTCTAGGGCACCTTAGGCAATGGAGCCTAAAAACCACAATCAGGAGTGCATCATGGTCAACACCCTCAAGATTCAAGCGATCGAGCAAGGTACGACCCTCCAGGAACTCGTGTCCGAGATCCTCGGACGGGCTGGCATCGCTCGCCCGCGTGGACGCCCGAGGGGCCGCCGGCCCGCGACCGAGCAAGCTCAGTAGTCGTCCCGGGTTCGGGAATTCGAAGGGCAAGCCAAGGAATTGGCTTGCTCTTTCGTCACTACCTACTATTATGTAGGCATGGCACACAAGCTCGCTCACTTCTTCCCCTCCATCCTTACAGACCACAAAAATAGGAGCTATCTTGTAATTCAATTTACGGATGGTAGGGGCGAGCTTCAAATGGATATGAGAATTCCACTGTACCAAAACGATCCGGGGGCCGTCAAAGACGACCCCCGAGATCAGCAAACGAGCGTAACCTAGCGTTACGCAACGAGCCGCAGAATAGCCTTATGCACCGCCTCGTTGAGGTTGATGCCTTGGGCCGCTGCGAACTTCTTGACCAAATTCTTGGTCGAAGTGGGGATCCGAACGCCAAGAACGGACGTTTGGATGTTGAACGTGGACGGACGACCGAGCTTAGTAGCCATTTGCGATTCTCCTTTAGTAATACTAGAAACCATATCTAGTGGGAGGAGTATAGCACGGCCGGACCCGTTTACAAGTTACGGGACAGTCATTTTGCGAACGGCAAGGAAGAATACGTCCATTCTTGACTTACCGTCCGGCCGTAGCCGTTCCAGTGCTCCAGGAGCCTATAAAGACTTCGCTCATCGAAGACTTGGACGTAACTCGTGCCCGTACGACCTGTCTTGTGATGCTTCCAATAGTACGGCACGCTGACCATACCCTTGGGGATGTCCTGCTGTCGAGTAGCCCGAGCGTAGTTCACTCCGGCCTCGTACAGGATGGGCTCTTCGTAATTCAATTGCCGCCCTTTTCCTTTTGTGAAAGGATCCATTCTCTAACTTGAGCCGGCGGACCCTTGACGAGGCTATTCCAACCAAAGTCAAGAATCTCAATCGAGAGAGAACAAGCCTCGTCAACGCTCACGATATAGACGTACTCTTCGCCAACATCCTTTGTGCCAGCCGGCTCAAGGTAGAAGTTCCCCACCGATGTCCGGGCCGCCGTGTGCTTAGTCTTCGGATGGCTTCGCTTCAAACGTGCAACGATTTGAGCCGCGAGACACCCGGCTCCATTTGCCACGTTTTTATCTTCGTAGGAACTAATACCGTTTGTGATTCTGAAAGGCAGAAGGAAATCCACAAGTTCCAATCCGTGACCCTCGGGATAACCGTCCATTTGACGATAGAGGGTGAGGATATCTGCCCCACTTTCATTACGCACAATTGTAAGCGATCGAGTATCCATGATTATGTCTTTCTAAATCGTGGTAGTTGACGGATCCAGGAATTGTCGCCTTCTTCATATCGGATATCAGCATACAGCCGCAGAAATGCGGGAGCGTCGATATCTTGCTCTAAATAGAGATACTTGCCCGATTGCCGGCTGTACGGCGAAATCTTTAGCCCTACCCGCTTGGCTTCTGATAGCGGGACCTCAAGCCATGCACGGCCCGAGTCTGCGAGGAGGCGGAACATGGCTATTCGCCAAAATAGCGAGCCATCGCCTCAAGCTCTTCGCCGCTAGGCGGCGGGACCCCGGGAATGTCCTCCCAAGCGTCCGCAGGAGCTTCCACGCTGGCCCAAAGGTCCGCCTTGATGATCGCTGCCTCGCCTTGTTCGGTGTTCTTCATGAATGTATTATACATCATGCGGCCGAATAGGCAAGTAATATTCTAGATAAATCTCACCCACCAACATTTACACGCTCTTCGTGTGCATCGAAAATACCACGCTACATTTCCAAGCCATATAATAGGATCACCGAAAGATGTCTTTCTCTCGTGCTTGGCAAAACGATGCTGGCATTTAGGACAAGTGGATATCATACTGGCAACTTCGGAAATACACCGAATGCCTGAAAGCACCGAACGTGTGCATTTATCATGCTTGGAAAAGGACCCAGGAGATCCTCGTCATTGCTTCGAATGAACCAGTTATCTCCACGCCTAGCAATCTGATATTCGGGGCCGTGCGAATGCAGTATGGTAACAACGTCGATATCAGAAAGCTTCATATGATTACAGTCTCCGCAAGAATCGGGCTGCCCACAATCGGGACAAAGCTCATCTTCGGGATAATCCCACTTGCGTCCGTATCGATCGGTGCTCACAATTGCTCTTCGATGATGTCGGCAATCTTTTCGAATGGGATGCCGTTGTCATTGAGATCTGAAAGAGTACCAGCCCAAGATTCTTCCATTTCGTAATCGATACTTGGATCACAATCAACTAGGCCGGCCCAAGCTTGGACTTCCTCGGGTAGATAATCCCCTTCCTCTAAATAAGTGCATGGGGAACCATCTACTTCGAACATCCGCCACTTATTGCCAGTTTCCTCAGCATGCAATGCACAAAGGACGCCGAGACAGCAATATCCATTGGCATTCTTTAGGGCACGATCGGTCTGCTGAAACATGCCACTTCGAAGTGCGGCCGTCCATCTAGACTTGACTTGCAGCTTCAAATTATGATTCCTCGGATTTCCCACTTGTTACTGGGGAAGAACTCATGATCCTCATACAGACCCTTGTAGAATCGAGCCTTGTCCGCTGAATCCCACAGTTTCACTACATTGGGATTAGAAGTAGTATACCATTCCTTAGTTCTCTCGTCAACTGCGATATACTGATCTTTTCCAGCTTTGAAATAGAAAAGTTCTTTCACGAGAACATCCCCAATTGTTGGACGGCAGAAACTTGGATGCGAGCCTTGTTGCCCGGCTTAGCCCGATTGTACTTGGCGAGCCACACTACGCAATCGCCGTAGTTCGCCTTGTCGTCGGTTTCGGTGGACCGGTAGAGGAGCAGGCCGTTCTCGACAACCTCGTAGCTCATGACTCCATTATAGCATGTATTGCATGCTAGTCAAATACTATCCAGGAAACTCGGCCTCTTGCTTTACCTTTACCGCCATCGTTTCGGGCAGATCGTGGAGGAGCAGATAGACCTCGCCCCCGAATGAGAGACTCCGGATCGAGTCCAGTGCGTAATCCCGAACGAGAATTTCCTTCTCCGTTTCCTGCCGGCTGGACTTGCTCCGGGCCGGGAGATACGGGGCGACTTGCTCTTCCGTCAACATGGTGCCATCGGCCGCGAAATAGGTATGATTGAGACTCTTCTCAACCTTCGTTTCCAAATACAGTTTGTCATTATGTTCAACAAACATCGTGCCCGGAACTCGCCGGCCCCACTGGCGGGGATCCGCTTCGAAGTCACCTTCCGAACCTTCCCGCAAACGCTGCCGATTGACCGCGTTCTCATACTGGAATCCGAGGCAAACATTGACGCGAGACAACTTGCGGACTTGGCCGTAAGGATTGCCAGTCTTCTTGAGTCTGGCGTCCGTGTCCGTGCAAATCGTGGCGAACGTCGCTCCCTTGATGCTGAGGAGCAGGGTGACGAGATTGTCTTTGGAGATGACCTTCATAGCTCTTCGCTTTCCTTATGGCGTCTGAACGCCATAGTATACCATATCGCTCTTCGCTGTCAAGTCAATCTAGGGGCATTTATTGTGTCGATACCCACGGCCGCCCAACGCCAGATTCTCATTGTGCCTTTTGAGTCTAATCGGACTCAACATGATCGATTGGCCACACGTGCCACACGCGGCGGGAGTCATTACCACCTTTCGCTTGAAAGCTTCGGCGACCTCCAGAGTATGGCACCGCTCGCCATTGCCACCTAGGCGAATATGCATTGCTTGCCACGCTTCGCCGTGATCGATTTTGCGACCCGTAGGACCCCGGAAGGGCGGGGCCAGAATATGGGCAAATTCGTGCGTGACGGTATTGTAGAAATCGTCCGCAAAGTTAGTTTCATCGGCGTAGAATGGCAGTGAAAGCTTTACGATTTTACTTAGGCACTTGGCTTTACCAGCGGCCTCAGTCATCCGAGTAGAAATCTCTATCCGAATTTGACGAAGTACCGGCCCCAAATCAGGGTGTTTGATAGCGAGTACGTCACGAATACAATAGGCTTCGTGGAGTAAATCTTGTGCGGACTTCATGGCTATTTGCTACACTTACAGTCTTCGAAAGCACCTTCTGAATGGCCAGCAGATTCAATAGATGCATAGAATATCTTGCCATCGAATCGATACGGTCTGACGTAACGAAGTCCACCTTCGGGGTCCGGTTGCTTGGGCTTCGGATTCCCGCATGCGACGTATGCGTCACGCACGGCCCTTTCGTGGGCCAATCGCTTTTGCCATTCTTCCATGGTTTCATTATAGCATATTACTATATGCTAGTCAAGACCCTTACATAAGTATTACTTTACGTAAAGTGCAATTGTTCTCTTTACGTTTTCCAGCGTTCGAACCATCGCTGCCGTATCTTCCGATTTGAGCCGAATGTAAATCGCTGGACCAAACATCCCATCATAATTTACTTCACAAACTCCATCAATTCTAGAAAGAATAGAAGTCAATGTTGCGGGATAAGCGTATGTCCCAGTCGTAGTCTTGTATAGATCGACGGAATCCCTATCTAGTATTTTGAAGAACTGTTCTTTAGCAATCTCGATGCAGTAGGAGCGTTCGGTTTCGGTTACTTTCATAGCTCTTCGCTAGGGGATCCATTGAGTTAGACAAATTCTATTTCCAGGCTGAACCGTATACAGGAATCCAGCATAGCGGCTTCCGCGATTGTATTCGTCTACCCAAGGACGCGGGGTAAAGTAATTTGCAGAGCTACAGGACTCACCCTTTGCGAAGGCAGGCACCGCACGACTATTCCACAAATTCCAAATGTCGGAAGTCCAGATAGCTTCCTTGGAATTGATGCACGTTCGCATGGCCACTCGCCTAATTTTTACAAGGCTTGCCATGATATCGATTCCGCCCGCAGTCGGGGCAAAAACTGAATCGTCTACTCCAGGCTTCTAGGACGCTAGCTAGCCACTGGAGAAGAATCGCTATCGGCTCCAGCGTCCGAGCTTTCATCTTCCACATACGAGCTACGACCTTTCTTGCCACTGGTCACAGTATACCCTCGCTGTTGCAATACTCCAATAAGAAAGTCGTCCTTTTGTGACTGCAACAGCGAAGTTACATGATCCTTTACTTGTTGGCAAGCTCCTTCAATTGCAACGATCATGGCTTCGACCGCAATTCCTTCCCCCATGGGAATCGGATCGCCGATAGCCTCATCGAGGTAAGCCTTGGCCGCGTCCGTGAGCGTAGGATAATGCTTCTCGGGATTACGCCACTTGGATTGTTTTGCCTGTCCGGCAAACCTCCCGCGTTCGATGGTCTCGCCGCCTTCTTGCCACTCTTGGATGGACCAATTGTAGGCATCGGATCTGATAATTCGCCTCTTCGGCATAGCTATTCGCTTTCCTTGATTTCGATTGAATCTTGTTCAACTTCACAAAAATCAGTAGCTTCGCAAGTGCCCATATCGCCATCATCGAACATTTCTAGGGCTTCTTCCTTGCTTGCAGCTTCGATAATTGTGTAATATCCCTGGATTTCTGTCCAGTCAATTCGGTATTTCATAGCTCTTCGCTATTCCCTTCAAGGACTACCGACAGTATACTACGAAACGTCCGCAAGTCAATTTGATTCTGCTTTATCCACATCCATACTAAATTCATACGTTCGTATGGACCGGGCTCTTCTCTGAGCCTTTGAATGCATTCGGGCAGAGTCTTCACACTAGCGGTAGTCGTTATCTTCCCAGTTGTCCGGATCGTCCGCGTCCGTAAACTCCTCGAACCGTACCGGTTCAAGGATGACGGGGGCAGCTACTTCTCTACGTTCGCCGTTTCTTACTTCCACTAACGACAATCTATAATTGCCGCTATTACGTCGTTCGTATTCTAGGACTTGGAATGGATCGCCTTCGCTTGGCATGACCGCCGAGTGATAGTGCCGGCCGTCCATGATCTCATGTAGGATAAAGTTTTCGTGCTCTTTAGGTTTACTCATTTACGCTACATTATAGCGTCAGTCCATTTGCCAGTCAATCTTTTTCTCGGAACTTTCATTTCCAAGGTCAGAATCTTCAACTACATAGAGTTTATTTTTGATTCTAACGTAGCATGTTCCCGCGTTACTAATTTGATAGGTTAGCATCCGTCGCCATCGCCCGAGCACATAGAGCATTCTGTGCGACCGAAACATCCCGTATTCCTTTGGGTTCCTTCCTAGGTACGTGTCCCACTTCCAGGGTACGGGCTTTCCCGTGATGCTTCGAAGTGTTAGCATTTGAATTAGTTTGCCAGCTTCCAATAGGATTTAGGAACGTCGTTTTTGGCAATATGTATCATTAGTGCCAATTCGATACAACGCCTACAGTCCTCAGGCGTATGCAATCCTCGCTTTTTCAATTCTTGCCATTCCGAGCACAATTGCAGAAAGCGGCGTTTTGCGAATTGCTTTAGGGTCATGCCTTCCATACGTTTTATTATACCCTAATGGAGGGGATAGTCAACCGTTTTCACAGACTTATCCCAGCACGCTCTACAATCCTGGCAGTTATTATTTTGTTGACGGGCGGGGCATTTGAAGTGAATGATTTTCGCCATGCCGTTTGCCCATTCCCGAACGTCGAATTGGACAATCGCCAATCGCCGGTATTGAGCTTTCTGTACGCACGGGAATACATACATTCCTTTCAAAGCGTAACACTTACTGCAAACGCTTCCGATTTTCTTTCTCAGGATTGCCCCGATGATACAAGCCTTTGCCGGTAGCCCATAGGCAAATCCCGGCATTTTAGAAGGCTTGGAAAGGCCGCCAACCAGTACGTCTAATCTTCCCATTTTACCAGCACATAAACGTAACAAAGGAAAATAATGACGACTAGGAAAACAAGGCACTGCCCAATTTGACGGAAGAAACGTATGATTGGACGCATTGCGTCAATCAAATCATCTTCTCTACCGTACTGAGCAAAGGGGACGTAAACGCTAGGCGGGGCACCGCGAACGCTGCCCCGCCTAGAGCCAACCGTATTTGAGGACATGGAGACAGTCTACCCTATACTGGGTATCCCGTCAACCGTTCTCAGCGAGTAGCTTCCTTGAATCCACGCTGAATCAGTTGATCCAGGGCTTGATTGATGTTGATCTCGCGGTCGGTCGCAAACTTGCGAACCATTTGCCGGGTCGAACGCGGAACGTGAGCCTGGAACGGCACCGTTTCGACATTGCCGAACGAAGACGGGCGACCGGGGCCGGCGGCGGGAGCGGACTTGACTTTGCGGGTAGCGGTAGCATTGCTCATATGTTTCTCCAGATTGTTTGTTGGGCGGAATTGCCCGAAGTAATATAGCCTATTCTGCTAGGCTGTCAAGGGAAAAAGAATCTTCTCAATCTCAGGCTTCAAAGCAGCTTCTACGTCCGATCGAGTCCACGCGGGATCCCCGTAGATCGGACGCGAAAGGCAATACCTGAGAAACTCAGTACGCTTTTCAGCATCCGAGAAATGATTTTCGTAGAACGTATCACGATTGTATTCGGCGATGTTACCGAACATGTTCGAAAGGTCCACGTAAAACCACTTGTAGAAAAGTGTCTTCGGGCATCCCTTCCTGTAGAATTGCAGGAAGTGCTTGAAAAGCTTTTCCTTGTGTTCTACAGAATAGAATTGCGTTGCCGTGAATTGAGGGGCATTCATGGAAACATTATAGCCTATTCGGCAGGGGTTGCAATGGGAAAACGAAAAAACTTTTTGAAGCTCTTCGCTTGACTAGCACGCAAGGCGTGCTATAATAAGGGCGTTCTTTGGTGCGAAAGCGTGTGCCATGGGAGGACGTCTCCAAGTCTGTGCCTCTATATGGGGCTAAGGACTAACATGGATTCGGGTTTACCGAGCCACCTAGCTGTAGGGTCATTGGCAGGAGTAACGAGCCAACATACAGTCAAAGAACACTAATACAATCATGGAAACCACCGATCCTACAAAGTACCGCGTCACTTATATTTGTAAGTGTTCAGCGGATTATGCAGAAGGCTACGGGAATACTCCCGAGGAAGCCGAAGGTAAAGTAAAGGAATTCTGGAAAATCGGCGGACATAAGATTGCCGATATCGCCAGTCGAATTGTTGAGATTGCCGTTATGCATGGAAATGGCGGATCACATTACGAGGAAGTTACTTGACTTCCAAGCTCAATGTGATATAGTATACCGTCCTAGCAAGAGAATCCGCGATTGGGACCTACCGTGTGGGTAGGATGGCCCCGCCCAATCCCGAGTAGCCGCCTTGAGCGGCGGGGCCGCTCCCGCCAGCCCGCATGGTCGCCCCGCCGTCACAGTAAGGCGAACTTGGATGAACCTGTGATTTTATTTTAGAAATTACAGTAAGGCGTATGCGGAGCCACCTGTAATTTGAAATTTCACTTTGCTTGGAATGGTAAAATTCTAGATTCTGATTTCTAGATTTGACCCGGTATCTATTTAAAGCAAAGAAGCCGGCGATTCTGGCAATCTGCCGGCTCCTCAAGTGTGGCGAAAGTCCAATGTTATTCTTCCGCTTCCTACCGTCAATACTCAGGCTGCGATTTTATCAACTGACCGGAATATCAACGGTCGTCAGTTGCGTTGTTCGCTCTTTCAAAGCACACTACGGCAGGCGTTCGACTGTCGGGCTCATATTGGGTCAACCGAACGCCATGCTTTATAATTCACAATATCTGTAATTGTTGATTTGCCCACCCTGTAAAACTCGGCTATCGTTTTATGTTTTACTCCATTTGAAGCCATCTCACGTATTGATATAACTTTATCCCGCGAGAGTTTAGCAAACGGATTACTTTCTCCAAGATGTCTACCGTTTTTATGACGACCTTTTCGCATCTTGTCACTTACATTATCTGCATTAGTGCCAAGAAACAAATGATCCGGTCGTACGCATGCACGATTGTCACACTTGTGGCAAACACACATACCTTCTGGTATCGCACCAAAGTGTATAATCCATGCAATACGGTGGGCACGAACTGTTTTCTGATTGTAATAGAACTGGCCGTATCCCTTAGAATGTTTATTACCTATCCAATTCCAGCATTCGGCAGTTTTATCTACCCTTTCCCAGAATTTGTCGAGCGTAATTTGATCCATCAGACACGTTGAATGGTGGCAGGGACGAGATTCGCACTCGTGGTCTCCTCCTTATGAGGGAGGCGTCGTAGCTAGACTGGACTACCCTGCTAATTATATTATATCTCAAAGAACAAGGAAAGTCAACACTATTCCAAGTTTTTGGCGATTAATCACAACTTTGCTTTAAAAAGCAGGCCGGCGACCACGGCCAGTCGTGACTAATTTGGGCTCGTCAATTCCCTTCCGCGACCAGTATAGTACACCAAGACGCCTGAGTTGTCAAGATTTTTCTTTTTTAAGCTCCACACTTGACAAACTACTAAACCTACGCTATAGTAAGAGACATCTTGTCGCACCTGAAACTTAGAGGCTAAGTAGCTGGCGACTTTTACATTTCGCGAACCCAGATCTTACAACCATTCCAAGCAAAAAAGTTGCCCGTCCTTTAGGACGAGCTATAATAAACACCCATGAAGACATACATAGCCAGCATGATACGAGTGACCATTCTTTTTGCCCTTCTACGGGTATTTGGGGAGGCGACTGAGACGGCACTTATCATGGTGTTTGGATGGGAGATACTGAATAGGGCATGCGAGATAAAGGATATTGTGGCGGCGGCAAAAGAAAGTAAAGTTTAGTGTGTGCGTAGCTGACTTATGTTTTAACTATTATGTATAACGAAGCTGTCCACATTAAAGTTTATTCTGACCAAGACCTACAATCCTACGAGGATGATTGGGCTGTCGAGGGCTGTCCTATTTGCCTCTCTCGTAAGCCTCCCCTCTGGCATAAGAAGTCCATCAAATGTAGAGAGTGTTCTTATATGGAAGTTTTTGAGAAAGAGCTTTAAATATGAAAGACTACATAGTCTCTATCTTGGCAGTAATCGTCCTTTCATGGGTACTGCACCGGTTAGGAGCATCGGGAGAAGTTGCCTGGATCATGGGATTTGGATTGGTAGTATTGTGGAAGCTATGCGGCGGAAAATAGAGTCTAAAATCCTGGACTTACAACAGGAGCTTGACTACATTACACACCCCGTCTCTCGTTCTATTCTTCTAAACAAGATTCGTATGTTACAGTGGGTTTTAGATGAGCTTGAAAAAGAATAGTCGCTATTATATGGCTAACTGGGAATACGTAGACTGCTACGGCGTCATTCGTACCCGTGGCTTCCGTATTGTCCGCCGCTTCAAAAACCGAGCATATAAGACCATCGCCTATTTCCCTCTACATCAGGCTAGATTGGCCAAACGCATTCTGAAAGGCTTAGAATAGCATGAAGTTTAAATATAAGTTACAGCATAAGATCCTCGAACTAGAAGAGGAATGGGAAGAATTCACGAAGTCTGGCGACGAGCGAGCCGATTCCGTGAAAGTCCATATCCTTTGTGGTAGGTTGGATTCTTTAAGGTGGGCCGCAGAAGAGCTTAAAAAGGATAAGAATGTCATTGGCCCTATTACAGACGACGAACTCCGAGGAATTTATTAATGAGCTTAAGATCTAAAATCGAAGCAGAAATCGCCCGAATAGACTCTATTCGAACCGACAACGAAGCCGCCCAGTTGATACATCGTGGTTCTCTCATTGGTCTTAGGTGGGTGCTTGAAAGGCTTGAAGAATGACTTTAAAGAATAAGATAAATAATAAGATTAATACTATTCTGGCTGACAAAGGCCGTGGCGGCCTCGTTGCTTATAGTAAAGAACAAATTGCCGTCGTTAGTGCTTTAAATTGGGTATTAGATGAACTTCTAGAGGAAGAGCATCCTTGTTCTAAGATTGACTTTAAGAGTGAATTAGAAGGCTTACAAAATGATTTAGTCTTTATCTTCCAAGATCTATGCGATAACAACTCTGAATTTAGAGCACAAGGCGAATGTAATCTTAATGGTCTAGTTGACCGAATTCAAATTCTATCGTTTTTAAAGCGTGGTATTCCTATCTCAGAAATAGTGACTGATTCACCTCATGGGGGAGCCTTAATTGAAAGGCTTGAAAAGCAATGAATTACGTTACACTCTATTTCCTTACGGGACTTCTACTGGCCATCTACGCACGCTGGGATAGTGGTTGGCAAATGGCAATTGGTGAATATTTATTGATTATCGCATTTTGGCCAATAGGCGTTCTGGTAGTCATTGGCTCATACATTCAAGATTTTCTAAATATAGAGCTTTAAATGATAACTTATCTTTTAATCGGCATAGCTCTGACTATCCTCGAAAGACTCAGGTGGGGTCCTATACCGATCGCCATGTATGTTTTAATCACTGTCGCGTGGCCAGTTTTTCTTATCGTTGTATGTTTACACTGGTCCTTTAAATACAAGTTATGATGACATAATTACATGCTTAAGTTACCAAAAATTGACGCAAAAGATGTTTGCTTTAAATACCACAAAGAGTTTAAGAGGCTGCCATCGGGCATATGTTGTGTATTCGTTCCATTAAATGCAAAGTGGGGAATTAAAACTTATCCCTATAAGTCGACCGCCAATAAGGCACTAAGAATTCAAAAAAGAGCCTATAGACTCGGCCTCGGTCCTAAGTGCGGGCGACTATTGAAATTCTATTCAGATGGCAACCCTATCTGGGGGTTTGTCACGCGGCGAGCCACGCTCGTCAATATCACAGTAGATTACGATAGTCTACGAGACCAGTTTGTCAGTAATTCAAAGCAGTACACGGAATTGTTCGATATGCTTAAAAAGAATAGGTTTCCAGTCTGGGACTTACATACAGGTAATATAGGTACTATTGACGGCAAGTTAGTGTGTATAGATTTTGTGGCGGATTAAATGATAAAAAAGAAATATCCAATTGATTATATTGTACTCGGCGGCCTAACAATAATTTGAGTGCCAGTTATAGTACTTTTATCACCAGTGCTTATCCCATGTTATCTTATAGGTAAACTTATGTCTAAAACTAAAATAGGACGAGAATATTCTCATGATGAACTATAAGCAAATCGCTCGCCGTATGTCTGCTGATAATGGAGTAGAATTAACTCCCGACGAAGTTAAACAAACCATTCAAAGCATCGCCGCAAAATTCCGGGCGGTAGATCCTAATCTACCAAAAGATGACGACGAACTAATCATACAAATACTAGGACTATGATCTTCTATTTTCTAGCCTATATATTCATTGGCCTCTTTGTCAGTATCATTTCTGATAAGGGCGGCGAGGGTGCCGGACTGCCCCCAATGGACAAAACAGAGTACGCCATCGGTACGTTTATGTGGCCCGCGATTTTAATTGCGGCAGGTTATTGTATTTTTTCGCGGACAAGACAAAAATAATCCGAAATCGGCTTGACAAAACTAGCGAAGAGCGGTATCATGTACCTGATCGAAGCGGGGAAACTCAGTTACTTCATACTTTGGCTGAAATGTGGGGCAACCCACTATCTGAGTCCAGTATTCTCGATCATTACAATATAAGTCGATGCGGGTGAAACGGTTACTTCGGTTTAGTGAGGCGAAAGCTTCGGCAGGTTCAAATCCTGCATCCGTCCACAGTATTCTCGACTGTTCTTTAGAATACCATCGATGCGGTAGATACAGTTACTTCCATGTTAAGGACGTGATGAAGGTTCGAGTCCTTCTAGGTCGCGTAAGTGGCCTATAGCTTAATGGCAAAGCACGTAATAATACTGTTCTTATATTCTCGGTGGGTTAACCTCCTTTTGAAAGAAGTAAAATGGCTTTAAATAAGAAAAGACAAACGGTAGCAACTCGGGCGAAGCCTCACGTTAACCATGAGGGCGGAATTTCTTACGATATTAAGGATCCGTTTACTCAGTTACGTATCGTGGCCACGTCTTGTTTCTTTGGCGAACCGGCCTTCTACGTTAGTGGCGAAAGTAAAAAGTCCCCTTCTTTTGCCATATATGACCATCAGCGTCTTTACACCGAGGAAGGATATGGCAAGTCACTACTGCCGATCTCAAGAAATAAGACTACTCGCCAACTGATGGAAGCCGCGATTGATGCGGCTTTAAATGTAGATATCGAACGCACTCTGCAATTTGCGGTAGAACTTCGCCGCGATTGGAATATTCGGGCAACGCCGCAAGTCATCATGGTTCGTGCTGCGATGCACCCGAAGATCAAGAATACCGGGCTTTTAAAGCTTTATTCGGACAGCATCATGACTCGCCTTGATGAAGTCATGAATCAAATGGCGTACTTTGAATCTGTACAAGGCTCGCTTAAGCGTATTCCAAGCCGCCTCAAGAGAGTTTGGGCCGCTCGCCTTTCGCAAGCGAATGAGTACGAGCTTGCGAAGTATAAGATGATGGATCGCAGCGTCAATGTATTTGATGCCGTGAGACTAACTCACCCAAACGGTGAAGCTATCGATAAGCTAATTGAAGGTAAGGTTTCTCTTTCAAATGAGAATACTGAAACCTGGGAATCGATTCGTTCTGGCGGTGGCACCTGGACCAACGCCGCGAAAGTCATGGGTCATATGGCCCTGTTGCGTAATCTTCGCAACCTACATGAGGATGGATCTCTTTCCGATAAGCTGTTAGATAAGCTGCTCGACGGGGTAGAAAACGGCAAGCAACTTCCGTTTAGATATTTTTCAGCTTTTAAAGCTATTGGTGCTCAAAGCGGTAAGGTTGCGGACACGCTAGAAGAATGCCTTGAACGCAGTATTAAATACTCCGTCCCTCGTTTCGAGGGACGAGGACTGACAATTTGCGACGTGTCTGGATCGATGGACGGCGGCAGAATCAGTGAAAGTAGCGACATGACATTTAAGGAAATTGCAGTACTTATGTCGGCCGTTACTACTAGAGCGTTCGAAGATGGCGGGGATACCTTGCTATTCGCAAGTACAACTGAATTCTACGAGCCTCGCCGCAAGACTTCCATCTTTACAGAAATGGAAAAGATGTTTGAAGCTGGAAATCGTCTTGGAGGCGGCACGAACATCGTTAATGCCTTCTACGAAATCATCAAACACAAAAAGAAGTATGATACGATCTTCGTGTATTCCGACATGCAATGCGGATACGAAACGAACGTTCCGAAGCTTGTAAAGGAATACAGACAAAACGTCAATCCAGACGTACAAATCTTCTTTGTGAATCTCGCCGGCTATCAAGACGCCCTCGTTCCTGAATTCTTTGAGAATACATATCTTTTAGGAGGCTGGAGCGACAAGATGCTGCAATTCGCAGATAAGATCATTGGCCTGACGACCAATGAAAAAGTCATATAAAGAATGGAAGCCCATTGGAAAGAACTACTCGCCATCCTGAATTATCAGGATGGCGAATCTATTTTAGACGTTGGTGGGGCCATGGATCCCGTACCTATAGCAGACCAAGTGATTGATATCATGAATCTTAATAGGGGTGGGAAAGCCTATACGCTTCTAGATTTATGCTGTGACGAATTTCCATTCGACGATAAATCGTTTGACATCTGTATTTGTTCTCAAACGCTAGAAGATCTTGCCTCACCACGATTAGCCCTGAGAGAGATGGCTAGAGTTTGTAAACGCGGAATAATTGAAGTACCGCATCGTGGTCCAGAATCAATTAAAAACACATATTCTTTACATGGCAAAAAACCAGATTGGGCTATGGATGAAACGTGGTGTTTCGGAACAGAACATCATAAGTGGCTAATTGAAGTCATAGACAATAAATTAATATTTACAGTAAAAAACTACTTACATCTAATGTACAACCCAATTCCACAATGGAAAGGACCCGGAGGAATTCGTTTTGTATGGTACGACACAATTCCGCATAATGTTATGTATGACATCCATCCAGAATCTATGTTTGCGAACTATCAAGATTTTCGGGAACGCTCACGGTGCTACTGGGAATGAAAAAGTTGTGTAACGAGCTTGACTACACCCCTGGATGGAGTATACTCCATCCATGGGTTTTAATAAAGTCATATTCTGTCTGAACGACGCTCAAGGCGAAATTGACCGCAATCCTTCCGGATGGTGGGCTGCCTGTACAGCGGCGTTTTGGGAACTTTGGAATAAGCATCGCGATGCGAACGGCGATAAACAACCGCAGCCGTTCAGTTGCGGTAGCTATTCTCAGTATTGGCAGGCTGTTTGGGAAGAGCACGCGGATATTACCGGCGTGATCATGGTTGGTCGCAATTCCACAACAGTCATTGGAAGCTCTCTATACGGCGGCCATCATACCGAAGAGGGTCAAATCAAGATTCTGAAAGAGATCCTCGAAAAGAAAGGATATCGCATTGTTAAGAAGCCTAATCGAAAAGGAACTAGCAAGAGCGGAAGCCGTTCTATTTGACGCTGAGAATGGAAAGAAAGCCCTACATGGTCCAACTGTGGATAACCACAAAGGGCAGCGGATCGCCTACCGCAAGGTACTTTCCTATTTAGAGCTTGAAAAAATAACTCCTCCAATCAGATTTGAAATTTCCCGCACTCTTCACATGAACCTTACGTGGCCCTGGCTTGCTTTTGCAGCCATTTGTATTATAATCTGGTACATAAAATGACCGAACATAACTCAGACATTAATATTGGAAGCAGCTTTCTCCCATCGCTTCTTCTGGTACTTTTCATTGGCCTCAAGCTGACTCATCATATTGATTGGTCGTGGTGGTGGGTCCTCTCGCCCGCTTGGATTCCACTTGTCATTTGCGTTTGTGCAATCATCGTCGTATTCATGATCGTTGGATTTGATAGTACTTTGCGGAGCAAATGAATATTCTGATTCTGGAAGACAATCCAAATAGGATCGAAATATTCCTATTGGCACTTTCTAAGGACAATGTAATCACCATTGCAGAAACAGCCCAAGAGGCTATCGATCTAATAGCCCTAATGTCATTCGATGTTATTTTCCTGGATCATGATCTTGGACTTCAACAATACGTCAGTGAAGATCTCGAAAATACGGGCAGTGGCGTGGTTCGATGGATGCTAGAGAAAAAAGAGTATTTGCTTGATCCGCATGGGCCACTGATTATCGTCCATTCACAAAACGAACCAGCCGCAAAGTCCATGGAATCAAAACTACAATCTGCCGATTTTAACGTTCGCAGGGTATCGTTCTATAGTCTATGTAAGAATAATTTCAATGAAGTGCCTAATACTAGGTGACGTACACTGCGAGTGGGATCATTTGAACGCGACCATTGCGAAGGCTCTGCGTCGTCACCCGGATATTACGCATATTGTCCAAGTGGGCGATTTTGGCTACGGCTGGCCGCAGACCAAGCCTTTCAAGATCAGCCATGGCTATTACGAGACGGACGAACTGTTTGAACGAGCTTTAAAAATGCCGTTCTTCTGGCTCGATGGAAATCACGAGAACCACGATCTATTGGAAGCCGATCATGGTGCTTCTCAATCGAACACGTTCTATTGCCCACGTGGCAGCGTAATCGAATTCAAGCTTCCTACCCGCGAGGTCCGCCGAGCGATGTTCTTTGGCGGTGCGTCATCCATTGATAAGAAGTATAGAATCGAAGGTGTCACGTGGTGGCCGCAGGAGAGTATCACTTACTCCCAGACCCAAAGGGCAATCGAAAGCCATAATGAAGTGGATATTGTGTTCTCGCACGAGCGTCCATCCGCATTCAATTACAAGCACAATTTCAAAGAAGGCTTCGGAGAATCAGACAAAAACGCTCTAGAGGCAATCAGAGAAGTCTTTAAGCCACCGTTTTGGTGCTTTGGTCATTATCATGATTACGACAGAGGCGAACATGATGGAACTCAGTGGGTATGTTGTCCAATTATAGACGATCGCAGTTATACAATATGGGATGGAGATTCGTTAGAATATTACCCAAATAATGGATAAGTCTCCAAAACGAATATTACTATTTCTTAAGAAGTTTTACAAGACTTCTAAATGTTGGATATGGACAGGAGCAGTCAATAGTTGTGGTTATGGAAACTTTTGGGACGGCGAACACTACTGCAATGCTCATAATTATTCGTACAGATTATTTGTTGGTCCTATTGAAAAAGGACTGCATGTAGATCATTTATGTAGAAATAGAATATGTGTTAATCCAGATCACCTAGAGGCCGTTACACAAAGAGAAAATCTGTTACGTGGAAATACACTAGTCTCAAAAGAGAGTAAACAGACTCATTGTATTAACGACCATGAATTCAACTTTAAAAATACATACATCGATAAAAGAAATAGAAGACATTGTAGAAAATGTAGATGTATAAGATTAAAAAAGCATAGAAATAGAAATAAAAATGATTGAGTTTACTCAAGAAACGATTGATAAGCAAGATGCCCGCCGCTGTCCACTAGTTACGGTGGACATTATCATTGAAATTCTCGACTGGTTCCCATTGGCCATATTTGGGAATACACTGGAACCAATGAAGAGTCAAAATGGCATCGTTCTCATTGAACGCAAGAATGAACCGCATGGGTATGCACTTCCTGGAGGTTTCGTAGATATCGGCGAAACTACCGCCGCAGCCGCCGCCCGCGAAGCTTTAGAAGAAACTCAATTGCATGTTACGCAATTGGAGCAATTTCACACTTATTCCGATCCGGCCCGCGATGCACGTGGGCACGCAATTAGCATTGTCTATATTGGTAAAGCAATCGGGGAACCACTAGCAGCAGACGATGCTAAAAACGCATTTATTATTAACCCGGCACAAATGGGCGACTGGAACACAAAAGAACTATGTTTTGATCATCGTCAAATTCTAACCGACTATTTAATTTTCAAACAAACTGGAAAGCGACCACTATGATTATTACTGGCCATATAAATATAGAAACGGCTAGAAAGGATACTGACCTTAATGGCAATCCTCTTGAGGATGGCATGGTATCAGAATGGGCCATGGCAATTACATTAGCTCGATATAAAATTGGAGAAGAAGTAGAGCAAGAGGAGCTTGAAAGACAATTAGAACTTGCTCGCACACAACAAATACTTGATAAAATGATTGAAGATGGTTTAATAGATCAAGTTTGGAGTGAGGAAAAACAAGAGTTTGCTTACAAGCTTACTGAAAAAGGCGTAAAGGCGGCAGAGGATATCATTCATGAGTGAGTTTAATTTAATTGCCCACGGCACAGATTCATATAAGGGATCTCACTGGAATCTATATCCGCCCGGAACCGAAATTGTATATTCATATTGCGAACCCCGTAAGGGAGCACGCTTTGGTCCTACTACATTCTTCGGCTTGCAATACATTTTAAAGAAATATTTGACGGGTCAAGTTGTGACTCGTGAGAAGATCGAAGAAGCCGCTAAACTATATGCGGCCCACTTTGGTAATGATAAAATATTCAATCGTGAAGGCTGGGAATACATTCTCAGTGCTTATGGCGGATTACTTCCCGTTCGCATTAATGCTATTCCAGAAGGTACGTCGGTCAAAACCGGTACTTGTCTTTTCACAATAGAAAATACAGATCGTAAGGTTCCTTGGCTTACTAATTATCTTGAAACGCTTTTAATGCAAGTCTGGTCGCCAATTACCGTTTGCACAAGTAGTCGTCAGATTAAAGACATTATTTCTGGATATCTAGATCTTACTGGCGATTCTGCCGGCCTATCTTTTAAGCTTCACGATTTTGGTTATCGTGGTGTTTCTTCTGTAGAAACCGCCGCTCTTGCTGGAGCCGCACATCTTGTGAACTTCAAAGGCACGGACACCATGGCTGCACTCGCATTAGTGAGAGATTATTATCACGAACCCATGGCGGGCTATTCTATTCCAGCCACAGAGCACAGCGTCATGACCGCCGAAGGTCCCGAAGGTGAAGTTAATATTGTTCGCCGTATATTGGCGACTTATCCAACAGGATTGGTCGCCATGGTAATCGACTCTTTCGATACATTTAATTTTATCGAGAATGTAATTGGCGGTAACCCCGACATCCTATCGGCGATTCGCAATCGCCAAGGCACGGTAGTATTCCGGCCCGACAGTGGTAAGCTTCCCGGTATCGATCTAGATGTCTTCCACTCACTTGCGAAGGTATTTGGAGTTGAAAGGAATTCAAAGGGATTCGACGTTCTTCCTTCGCAAGTGAGAATGATTCAAGGCGACGGCATCAAATGGCTTGAGCCTCGCTTTAACGAAGATTCGCATCACAGTGTGAGCGATATTCTGGAACTATTTCACACGAATAAAATCTCTGCCGACAACATTGCATTCGGCTCAGGTGGCGGATTGCTCCAAAGCTTCAATAGAGACACACAGCGATTTGCTATTAAATGCTCATGGATGCAAGTAAATGGCCAGCCTCGCGACGTATACAAGCAACCTTCTACAGATAAGGACAAGACTTCAAAAAGAGGAAGACTGGTTGTAATTCAAGACGACGATGGTAGCATCTACACGTTGCCGGAAGGAAGCGGCGGCAAGAATATACTTGAAGAAGTTTTTATGAACGGCTATCTTGTACGCGACCAGACTTTCGAAGATATCCGCGAAAGGGCTACGCTATGTTAGAACGGTTAGCAGAACTAGAACATATTCAGTGGGCTCATTGGACAAAGTACATGCTCGACAATATTACGGCAGATAATATAGCGAGATGGCGGCGTCAGATTGATACGCCTTATTGTGATCTTTCTGAAAAAGAAAAAGAAAGCGATCGTGAATGGGCACGAAAAGTAATGGAAATTACGAGCGGAAGCAAGCCGGCGACTGAAATACATCATTATTACGATGGTCGTCCGTATAGTTACGACAGCTTTGGAGATCCACTAGGATAATTATGCTTTCAAATAAAGATATCGAATCTATTTTGAGTCAAATTAGTATTGGCGATCTAAAACTCAATCTTCGTTACGACGGAAAGCGTCCTTATCTACAGGTCGCATGCAATAATGGCACGGACACGAAGACGGGTAATCCGGCGTCATGGACGGGCCGTAAGCGGATGCTTTCTCGCTTTATGTGTAGAACTGAGATCGTACGTACAGCTTATAAAGCTTATATGGCAGCGATCAAGCATGAGGCTCAGGAGCTATTCAAATATAAGAATGCAGCCATTTATAGCCCTCATTTTAACGTCGAGGTATTGGCTGATATTTATAGTCATGGCGAACAATTATATCCAAATATAGAGGATACTCGCGAGAACGGAATGTTAGCCGAATGATTATTCAAGAACTTCACGATAGCCCCTATCGTGGAGTATTCCATGAGGTTGGCGTCGGTATGGAAGTCACGGCTTCTCTATTACGTGTTCCGGGAGCTTCGAAAACAGTTATCGGAGCACATTGTGACTACGCTGGACTTCATAAGCCCAAAGATATTAGGGCGGTATCATTAGATTACGCCCGAAGGCTCGCATATGAGTGCTTAGAAGCAGCTACGCTAACATTAAAGGATAGCGAGCCCTCGGATCAAGTATTCGGTATGGCAGTTACGGCAGTAGATTATCCTGATCGTACGTCGCACGCCTGGATTTATATTTCTCGCCTGGGAAAAGATACTAGATACGATCAAGACGCTTATATGCACATCAATTTTCTGCCTAATTGCTTCGATCGTGAGCAATTAGGCAGAGAGCTTGCAAATCAAGCACTAAAGTTTCTACATAATGTTCTTTTAAGAAAAATACCTTGGAGCAAATTCTGTCGTGAGTTCAATGTAACGTGTGGTCCAGGAATTACAGGTATGCTTTATGCAGACGTTATCTATGCTCCTGGCATAAGCGATATCGAAAGATTATTTACATTAACAGATAATGCTTCACTAGTATTCCACCAAGGAAAATTTCATCGCGTTGTAGATTATCTACGTAAATATCATCGAATCTATGGCGGTTCATTTGATCCGCCGCACGACGATCATATGAAGGCCGGCAAAGATTCACTATTCCTGCTTTCAACGAACCACTGTTATAAGGGTGGCCTTTCTATGGAAGATATCTATCATAGAATGCGAATGCTGGATATTTTTGGCGTTCCCGTCCTTATTATGAAGGATCGCCCTATGTTCTGGCAAAAGCACAAGCTATTGAATGATTTATGGCCCCAGACGTATAAATATATATTAGGATCAGACGCTTGGAATACAATGATTGCGGCTCACCAATATCCGACCGAAGATTTCATGCGTAATCATTTCCAAGATGCAATCTTTGAGATTATTCTGCGAAAAAACGAAACCATTAGTAGTAATCAAATTAGTAACGGATTAATACTAAAGGAATCAGAATTAAAAACAGGTTCAATGTCCAGTACTTCTATTCGAGGCGGCAATTACAAAGGATTGGACTCACGAATAGTGAATTACATTAAGACAAACAAACTTTACTCAGAAGGTACTTGACATTTCCTGAAAGCGTGATATACTTAGCACATGAACTACGAATGGACTAGAATGGAAGAGGGCATCCTTAAGTCTTATTACGGTCGCGTCCGCATGGATGAATTGGAAGGAATGCTTCCTAATCGTTCTGCTGGGGCAATTGCACAGCGTGCCCAAAACCTACGATTAAAATTTCAACCAAAATCAGAACCAACTCCAATGCAACAAAATACCGCTATTACACTTGAACAATTAGAAGCCGAGGTCGCTTTAAAGCGGGCTCAACTAGGCGTAGAAGAAGCCGCCCGTGCCCTCGATATTTTTGACGAGCTTATGGTAACGGATTTTCTCCCTGGAACTGATATTGATGGTTTTATCAAGACGAACGCGAATAAGCGAAGCAAGATGGTTGCTGCCCTTTCTCGTGCAAAACTTAAGCTTGTAACGGCAAGAATGAGTCAGAAGTCGTAATGAAGCTATTTAGAAGATTTTTTCACATCTTTTGTTGTTTTTATACTACTTGGAAAGACGAAGATGAAAGACGTATAAATCTTCTGTATAATCGAGAATACATACGCTCAATTCAGATAAGGACTTGCAAAATTTGTAATCGTAAAGAAATACGAAGTCTCGAATGAACTGGCTTAGAAAGTTATTTGGTGTACGCTGCCGTTTCGCTCCTTGCTCAGTTGATTTTCATAACTGGGGCAAGTGGGAAGATTACACCATGTCCACGCAACGCAGGTATTGTAAAAGTTGCAACATCAGAGAAATGCGTGATGTCGGTTGACATTTGACTTTACTTAGGCTATAATAGGGCATGAAGATCCAAACCCTGGACCGATCAATCGTGCGTTCGGGCAACTTCCCCGAATCGCAGTTTAAGATTGCCGCCACTTCCAAGGCGTTCGAAATTCTGTCGTCAAGGCTCTACACAGATTCCAAGCTTGCAATTGTCCGTGAGCTATCTACTAATGCTCGGGACTCTCATATTGAAGCTGGAAATGTTAACAAACCCTTCGATGTTCACCTGCCCAACTATCTCACTCCATATTTCTCAATCCGAGATTATGGCACGGGGCTCTCGCCAGAGTCGGTAGAAAAGGTTTACACAACCTATTTCGCAAGCACACGAAATGATTCAAATGAATATACGGGTGCTCTCGGCCTAGGATCGAAGTCGCCTTTCTCGTACACTGATCAGTTTACGGTGTCGTCGTTTTACAACGGCACCGTGTATGTGTATTCTGCCTTCAAGAATGAGCATGGCGAACCGAGCATTGCTTTGCTTTCGGAGAATCCTACGACAGAGCCGAATGGGCTTGAAATCAAATTAAACATTGCACACAGTGACGAAAGCCATTTCATCGAGGCCGCCAAAAAGGTTTATCGATACTTTAAGGTTAAGCCTCGTATTACCGGCGTCAAGCTTGAGTGGCCCGTCGAAGATCCTATTTTCAGCGGAAAGGGATACAGAGTTTACGAACAATCGGGATATGATTACACTCCCGGAATTAACGTGGTCATGGGCGAGGTTTGCTATCCAGCAAATCACGGTAGAATTCTAAATGAATTTAGAAACGGGGCCAAAGTCCATATCGAAGTAGAGATTGGAGAATGCGAATTCGCTGCCAGCCGCGAAGAGATACACTACACCGATAAGACCATCGAATTTATTAATTCCAAGCTTACGGATATCGTACTCGATATCCGTAGACAAATTTCCCTTGAGCTTCAAAAGCATTCCACCCTTCTAGACAAGTTCCGTGCGTCTAAGCGATTCGGAACCATCATTGAAACCCCCTTCAAGATGGAGCCGCTCGTTACACAGAAGGATAAGAAATGGAAGCTCACCCGTGTCGAAGCTCGCAACGGCAAGATTTACATTCGTGACGACCATTGGCAAAATGAACTGACGCCCAGCTTCGACACGAACTATATCTTTATTGAAAATGATCTGGATGAATTAAAGCAAAAGCATAAGAGTGCGATCCGTTATTACATTGAAAGCTTAAAAGGATCGTACGCTGTCGGCTATCTTGCCAAGATTGAGGATCGGGTTGCCTTCTTCGAATTCTTCGGGCCGCCCGCCGTCAAGGTAAGCGATCTACCGGAAGCTCCGAAAGCTGCCCGAGTATCGAATGCTAATCGCAGTTACATTAAGTTTTATACTGGCGATTGGCGAGTGAATAGGTCATGGGATGGAACGGGCACGATTTCAGACTCACACGTATGCGTTCCCCGCCTACCAAATGGAATGGTCATTCTTAATGGACAAACCATAAGACCTGATGCGGCATTCGCAATTGCTAAACTTCTAGGCAAAGAACTCTGCGGAATCACTCAAGCTTATTACGATAGGCTTATGGAAGAATCCGAAATGGATGACCTAGAGTCCCTTGCAAGACAAAAAGCTAATAACCTAGCGAAGAGCTTAAATAAGTATCAAATCGCTCACATCCATCATTCTCCTGGTTCATATATTTTGCCAGAGAAATTTCTAAAGCAAATCGGTACACTATCTGATGTTTGTAAGGATATGTTGGCTTATGCCCTTACTAAACCCATTGGATATCAAGAGCTTAGTCTATTGAAGCTGTTCGACGTTGTTCCTAAGAATGACTATGACTTTTCAAAGGACTTCAATACTCGTTATCCCCTACTGTCACATCTAGACGTTTCATTCGCAAAAATCACCGACGTAATCGAATACATTAATCTTAAGGAAAATAATTGATATGAATTGGATTAAAGATCTGTTCTCTTCTCCGAAGCCTGACAATACCGCCTTCATTATTACTGGAGACGGGAATATCACCCTCACCCGCAACGCGAAGACTCATAGTATCGGCAAGACCCATCCTCACTACGCGGCCATTGTGAGTGCCCTTAGTAGTGGAAAGTTTGCCAAGCTGGATGGCTTACTGGACGCTGCCGCTAAGATCAATCGTGAATTCAACGGCCGTGTAGCAGTGAATGAATTTGGCGAAGTATTCCACAATGGAGTACAGCTTCACAATTCGCTTGCAAAGCGTATTGGAGAATTCGCCCGTTCTAATATGCCTTATAAGCCACTGCTCAAGTTCCTTGAAAATCTCATGGAAAATCCGAGCCAGCGTGCGATTAATGAACTATATACATTTCTTGATCACGCCGGCCTTCCTATTACTGCCGATGGTCACTTCGTTGCTTATAAGGGATTGAGGTCAGACTTTAAGGATGTCCATAGTGGACAGTTTGATAATTCTATCGGGGCAATTCATGAAATGCCTCGAAACGCCGTGAATGATAACGCCGAGATTACTTGTTCTTATGGGTTCCACGTTGGTACACACGAATATGCTTCGGGCTTTGCTCAAGGAAAGCTAGTGCTCGTAAAGGTCAATCCTCGTGATGCAGTTAGCGTTCCACTAGATCATGACGCTCAAAAACTTCGCGTGTGTCGATATGAAGTCATCGCCATGTGTGAGAAGCTTATTCAGGAGCCGATGTATAGGTCCTCTAACGGAGACCTAAGTGATAATACCGCCGACGCCTTCATGGATGGTTATCGCTGTTTCGAAAATGGCGGAAGAGGAATTGATAATCCATACATGGACGATGAAGAAAATATGGAGCTTTATAATGCATGGGATGCTGGCTTTGAAGACGCCGCCGAAGACGCAGGAGAAGCGGACGACTACGATGACGAAGAAGAGGACATCGAAGAGGTAGAGGAAGCTACCGGCCGCCGTCGTGGCCAAGGCGGAAAATTCCTGCCGTCATGAGTGAGAATCTTAGAAAAGTCATAAGTCAGTTCTCTTCCGAGGGCGTAGACGCCTCATGGCTTATTATAGTTAATAATGCCCTGAATGAATTAAACGAACTAGAAAACAAAGCAGAAAAATTATATGCCCTAGAGGGGTCAGGCGTAGATAACTGGGAAGGTTATGGATACGCAATAGACATGTATATCAAAAGGACCAAGAAAAAGGAAAGCGAAGAGCTATGAAAAGACAACCCTGTAATTATTGTGCCGCCCGAGGCGGTAAGAAGCATAAGGACAATTGTTCGCGACCGTTGAAGGTCACGGACGTGGTAGCAGCAGGCCCTACGCAACGTACCTCGTTGCGTAACCATATCGCCCTACTTATTGATAATAGTAGTTCAATGCGTGGCCTGCGACATGACGTGCTTCGAGCGGTGGGGCACGCACACTGTCGGCATTCGGTATTCCTGCCGGCAACATCCAAGAATGGGAGCAAAGCACTCAAGGCGTCGCCGATCTAGGACTGACAACTCAAGGTGGAATGTTGATAACGGCATTTCGACCATTCGGGATTTCGTTGAAGATAAGCTTAGAAATATAAAATTAAATAAGACGCTTGGCCGACAGTATCAAATTGGGCGAGCCTATTACCAGCTTACTAAGACGGAAGAAGTTCAGGCTTCAAAGGACATGGTTATCCTCGACAAGAGTACTAACGCATTGTACGGTGGTCAGGAGGCCCGCTCGCTACTGGGATGCCCGACGGGCATAAGCTTCAAAATTAAGCCGGCCATTCACGGTCACCAGTACGATATCTTTATTAAAAGCACTTCTGTAAATAGGAAACTAATTAACGGCACAAAACTACTTTACTTCGTGGGCCGCTGAGGGCGGTCGCCGTCCTCATAGGATCTATGATCCGTTTGTAGAATTTACAATCATCAGGAAACGAACGGTTTTTGCTTGTAGACCATCCCTCGGCCTGCTATAATAGAGGGCTCGACCCCCTCGGACGCCCTTGAAAGGCGTTCGGTTTTCCGAAGTCGAGATCGATGTTCCGTGCCTAATCTAGTGTATCTTTATATTGCAGCCAAAAAACTCTAAAAGACAGGAGATCGATATGAAAACTCGATTTTTAGCATTTGCAGCTTTGGTGTTTTGCCTATTTGTTCTTCCCGTAAGGGGGCAAGGCCCGATTTACGGGGCACCCGGCGATGCAGTCGGACAAGGTATTGCCTGGATAGGGAATAAGATCGTCAAGGGATTCAATTATCTCCTACACTTAGGAGATTGATCTTTTTCAAGAAAAGTGTTGACACGCCAGGACTTTTGGTGTATTATGGTTGTCCATGCGGGAGAGTGCCCGCGTCTTTGACAACGCGGGATCCCTGATACGGCAGGCTAAAAACCGTAATTTACAGGCTAGCTAACCATGCTGGAAAGTCCGCCGTAAGTGACTATCTTACGGAGCAAACTGGACCACGAAACTAATCGCTTTGAGTTTCTCTTGCTTTTAAAGCAAGTGGTGGAGGGACGCCCCGCAGCACGCGGGTCTATCCCCCGTAAAACATGGTCGGTACGTGAAGCCGACCACCCGAACACGGACGCAGCGGCGTGGAAGGACACGCGGCGGGTACACGCGAAACGGCAAAGATCTGGTAGCTCCAGTGAGCCCAAGTAAGAGCGGATTGGGTAGGGTGTACGTTACTCCCATTCCTGGCACTCTTGAACTGGAATCAAGTCCAGTCTGCGTCCTTTAAAACATTGCCAGTATAGCGAAGTGGACGAACGCGGCAGATTGTAAATCTGCTCCCTCAGGGTTAACATCGGGGGTTCGAATCCCTCTGCTGGCACCAACTTACAATAATCCTCTTTCTTTTGCGTGTCTAATTCTGTGGCAATTTGCACATAAAATAGCACATTTATCTAATTCTTGTTTAAGTCGATCTGTAAGTTTCTTACGCTTGAAACTACTAATTTCAAAGTCTTTCTGCGTTGGATCTAGGTGGTGAAAGTCATACACGCCAGCGTATCCAATAAATCCACAATCTTCACATCGTCCGCCTTTATATTTTACGGCTTCTATTTTATATGAACGATGTTTATTAGCTGCCATTTGAGCAGAACACAGCTTACAATAACAGCTTAATCCGCAAGTATTGTTTTTTCTCTTAATGATAGAAAATTTACTAATTGGCAATTCTTGGCAACAGTTGGTGCAAAGTTTTGTATCTGTGTTTTGATCTAAGTCATGAATTGAAAGATGTAGACGTGGACCCTTGGTCAAATCACACGTATTGTGTAAGCCGAATGGCGAGCAAAGTAAACAAAACTTTCTATTATGGATCACATGAGATTTGCCATCGATTTTAATTCGATTAGGAAAGCGTTCTTGACATTTTTGACAAATTGGCATCTTTAAGTCCTTATATGTAGCCTAGTGACAAGATTAAATACACTAATCTACTAAGCTACATTAATAAAATCGGGCCATTAGTTCCAACAGGAAGAACAGCAAGCTCTAACCTTGCGTGCTGCGAGTTCGAATCTCGCATGGCCCTCCAGTTAGTTTATTATTTAAAGGAAGATAAAATCATGCAATAGACCCATTTTTATGTTTTAATTCGCCGAGACTTGTCACCGGCTCAACAAATAGTGCAAGCGTGCCATGCGGCCCACGAAAGCGGCCAGCGTAGCGATTTTGATAATACGCTTTCAATGGTTTTGTGTCAAGCTGACACAGAAGACCAACTAATACAAGAAAGCGAATACCTTGATGCGTGCGGCATCGAGCATATTCTATTCCGTGAATCGGATATGAATAATCAGGCAACGGCCATCGCTACGTTGCCATTAGGAGCAAAGCATCGTAAGCTTCTTAGTCATTGGAAACTGTGGAGGTAATCATGCTATAGATTTTTAAACCTCCCTAACTTTTCTTTTTCGAGCAAATAGTTTTTGAATTCATTTAAGCTTGAAAAGGAGAAAAGAAATGTTAAAACAATTGATTAAGGATTTAGCGAAAGAGCAGAAAGAATTAAAGAAGTCTCGTAAGACTGGTCCATATACTCTTCCCATGAAGGAAATAGATGGATATAGTTATATTGATTGGAAAAACGCCCCGGATATTTGCAAGATAATCGAAGCGTCCAACGGTGCGAATAGCAAAGTTCAATGGAATAAAATTAGGATTACCGCCGCCCTCAATTTGTATCACGAAATGCGTGGATCAGATTATCGGCACAACGTTCCAGTTTATAAAGAATATGTTTATAAGCGGGAATATGAGAAATTAAAAGCTTTGGTAAATACACCAAAATTAGCTTGAAATATGGTCCTGTAGTCTAGGCTAGGACGCCGCCCTTTGGGGGTGGAAACGTGAGTGAAACACTCACCGGGGCCGCCAACGTCTCTTTGATGTTTAACAGCCAGCATGATTGCCTTCCAAGCAATTCGTGAGAGTGCAACTCTCTCAAGAGACTCCAATATAAATCGAGTGGGCTCCCCACAAAAATGAGAAGCCCACTATTAAAAGCATTAAGAACGAAGTTCTTAGACTTGTTGACCATGAACGGCAACGTCAATTAGCATACCCTCTAGTAGAGGTTCAACTGGCGTAATCGTCGATGTAATAACCGCTGATTCGGCCGGGTTAATTGTGACAGGATTGACATCAAAAGCAATAGTGACCTTATCGGCATCAGCACCACTTTGAGTAGAGGTAACGTCAAGGGTAACAGGTACAGTAAGGGTGTTTTCGACAGAAAAGCGAAAAGTCTTTACTTCCAACCCATTGACGAGTACAATCAGGTCATCCAAAGGTGTTACGGGCAGATCGACTTGTCCAATGCCTTGGACTTGAAAGCTTACATTAAATTGAGCCATAGTATAAAATCTCCTTAAAAATGGTTCACTACCACGAGCCTGTGGCAGCAATAGATAGTACACTAATTAGACTTCTTTGCCCAATGTTCTAAGGCATGGCAATTTGGGCAGAGGATTTCGAGATTTGAAAGATCATTATTAGAATGATTGCGGTCTTTATGATGGACAACAACGAATTTATCATAACCACAACGATTGCAAATTTTAGTAAGATTTCTAAAGGCAATATCTCGATAATCTTTTAGTGTTGTTCCGTAATGATCTGGTTGTATTGCTTCTATCCCACCGATACGTTGAGCCGCGTCCTTATGTTCTCTGCAACAAAAATAAAGGCCGCTTTTAGATCCAGACATGTTACTTGCTCGTCTCCAAAATGGCGTATTACAATATGCACAGGCCACATTAGGTTCGTGAGTCTTTATGGGACGAACATGGTGTCTGCCACATGGGATTGAACAATATCTGCCATTTCCTCTATTAATTTCTTTTACAGGAGCATTAAACGGCTTCTGACAGGTTGCACAGTTACGTACAACATAGCGAGGACGAGACTGTTTAAAGCAGTCTTTACAATAATGCTGTAGTCCGTCTTTCGATCTTTTGTGTGCGTGAAAACAAAGGGTGTCTAAATAACGATTACATTTCTTGCATAATTTTACTTGTATAGTGTTCATAATGGGCTCGCATGTACCAAGGCGGCGACAGACGTTTGCAACGTCCGTGGGAAAGTTCGATTCTTTTCGGGTCCACCATTCAAAGTACACTAAGTCCACCTTTTTCAAGCTAAATGATTCCTGACAAAAGCAATGCACACAAATCAGGAGCCTCGTTTTCACAACTAGTTTAATATGGCTAAAACGCCCGGCAGGGCGATGCTGGTTCGATTCCAGCGTAGGGAACAACGAGGAAAGCGGCAAGACACTTCAACGAGGCCCATGCGGCGGGCCGACCGAGGAGTAACGGTAGTTCGCCAGTTTAAAGACTGATTAATAGGGGTATAGTAGCAACGGCAAAATAATTCTCTCCAAAAGAAAAGTTCTAAGTTCGAATCTTAGTGCCCCTGCCATTAGAACCTTCCCTTAATCCGGAAGTACAAGACGGAGATAGCTGCCGTCTTGGCAGGAAATGTAAAACCGTAAGCACGGCAATGAATAAATTCTATTTGGTTGCAACATTATAGAATATACTGCTGATACTCGGGACTTGATTAGGTTTGCAACCTCTCAAGTACATTATTCTGTTTTAGCACAATGCTTAGAACTGAAAGTAGTTGGACAATGCTTCTAGTAAGCATCGGTCGACACATGGCCATTCTAAGCATTATTGTCTCTGTAGCTCAGTTAGTAGTAGCGTCCGGTTGAAACCCGGAAGGTCGTCGGGGCGGAACCGACTGGAGACACCATTGCAGCATTCGTCTACGATAGCTAGGATAGGTCCCTTTCAAGGACCGGAAGAGAGGGCGGCACTCTCATGCTGTACCATTTCGTTTTAACCATAGGAGCAACGCGACTAATGAGATTTAAGAAATATGTTTGTACTTCGGACAAGGCCATTAAGGACAAGTGGAATCCTTGTGGGTGCCTCTACGAATGGCATCCTGGCACCGAATTTGAGGAAGAGGGCTGCGTCCATTGTGGCGTGCCGCACGAAAATACTGTTTGGTATAATCTTTATCTCATGATGCCGTACTGGCTTCGTCAAAATCACATTCGAAATCTTAGGCGAAGCATAAGACACTTATATCAGCGTCGCACTCGCGGCTTTGATGATTCCGATCTATGGAATCTTGATTGCACAATTGGTCACTTTGTTGCTCCTAGACTCCGGGCTTTTATTGATCAATATGGCGATAAGGCAGTTCCCAGTGGATTAGCTGGCGGCTCTCTCGAAGAGAGAAGTCAAGAGTGGATTGCTATCCTTGAGAAAATACATGAGGCGTTCCGCCTCATGAAGGAAGATGATTGGGACACAGTAGAAGATTGGGAAAAACAAAAGAGAACAATTGAAGAAGGACTTGAACTTTTTAAGGAATGGCATAGAGCAATTTGGGACTAACAACAAAACACGCCGGTTTGGCTCAGTAGCGACAGCACCGCTTTTGTAAAGCGGCGAGAGAAATCTCCTCGGGGGTGCGAGTCCTCCAATCGGCTCCAATTCAATTATGATTGATTTAGTTAAGAACGACGTATACGATTTTATTAAGTATGCAAGAGGCATGCAGCATTGGCATCCAGAACATGCTGAAAAATATAAAACGGCAGAAATAGAACTTCTGTTCGAAGCACTGGAAGCACAATCCTGTCAAATCAAGCGTGGCGAACTAGAAAGTCGCTTAAAAGAATTGGGCATTTTGGATCGCCAGGAACGAAAGAAACGTTGGTCCGCATTTTTCAAGAGTAGAATTCAGAACAAAATTGCGGCAGTCATTAAGACTCATCCATTGAAAGCAAAACGCCTAATCGAAAGACTAAAGAAAATTTAATTCTCCCTTGGTGTAATGGTAGCACGTCGAGCTTTGAACTCGAAAATCTACGTCCGATTCGTGGCGGGAGAACCAAACATGGAAGATTGGCAGAGAGGTTTAATGCAGACGGTTGCTAACTGTCCGGGGCTTCAAAACTCCCATAGGTTCAAATCCTATATCTTCCTCCAAATAAACGGTAGGCATCCGGCTGGATGAGGAGCTTGTCCTGAAAACAAGTATAGGTTAATAGCCTTTTGGGGTTCGAGTCCCTAGCCTACCGCCAGAATTTAGTTGACAATGAATGGTGAGTATCGTATAATGGGAGTATGCTGGCTTGTGACGCCATAGGCGAGAGATCGAAACTCTCTATTCACCCCAACACATTATGAAATTAAGATTATACCCTATATATTTCTTTGGTTTGTTTCTAGCGTCTGCAACGACCGGGATTATTCTTCATGCCTTTGAATGCAATAGATTTGATCGTGGTATTGCTGCCCTAATGCTGGTTGGCATGTTAGGCGGCATCCTTGGAGGAGCATACGAAAGCCGCAGGATGACATATTTTAGATCCAAAATGACAGATGAAGAACTTGGGCCTTACTACGCCGCAAAACGAAAGTATCCAGGATAAATGCTCGATTGGTCTAATGGCAGCACTCTCGGTTTACATCCGAGCGGCGGGAGTTCGATTCTCTCATCGAGTACCAAAAACATGGGTCCGTCGTTCAACAGACTAGGACTTCTCTCTACGAAAGAGACAATCAGGGTGCGATTCCTTGCGGACCTACCATGCATCTTCGGTGCAGAAAGTGTAATATGAGTGGAGACAGAAGCGATTGGTTTTGCAGCAAATGTGGAAAATATCAAGACCCACAATATTTAGATTATAATACAGGCGAGTGTTGGGATTGTCAAGAAAACGATCTTCCGGAATCATCAGATGCAAGTTCTATTTAGAACATCGTTTGATTTTGATGATGAATTAGCTATCGCAAAACAATATTGCGATGTAAAAGAATATCGTAGTCAGTGCGGTAATGATCTCGTAGTTGGTCGTTATTCAGTTTTACCATACTATAGAGAGCTTGAAAAAGATCTGGCGTCGCACAACGCCAAACTAATCAATAGTTATGCGGAGCATAGATGGATCGCCAACTTTGATTACTACGAAACTTTGCATCAATATACGTTTCTAACCTGGACAGATGATAACTTCTATAAATGTCCTATAAATGGACCGTTCGTAGTTAAAGGACGAACAAACTCTAGAAAGCATCAATGGAAAACTCATATGTTTGCCAAGGATAAGGAGGCGGCAATAAATATTGCAAATGAGTTAAACAACGATCCGCTATTAGGCGAGCAGGGAATTTTATATCGCGAATATATTCCATTAGAGGTCTTTGAAGTAGGAGTTAACGATATTCAATTTACGAACGAATGGCGTTTCTTCTTTTTCAAGCAGAACATACTTACTTATGGATATTATTGGTCACAAGCGGATAAAGCAGACGAATATAAGATTCCAGAAGGCGGTATAGAGTTTGCACAAACAATAGCCAATGCGATTGGAGATAACGTTCAATTTTTCGTTGTCGATATTGCTAAGACGCTGGCTGGCGAATGGATTTTAGTAGAACTTAATGACGGTCAAATGTCCGGGCTTGGAATGGCAAGTCCGCATGACCTATATAGAAATCTTGCAAAAATAAACACTCCAGGGTAGGCGACGTTGGTAAAGCCATTTGACTGTTAATCAAACGCGAGCAATCGCACCGTGGGTTCAATTCCTACCCCTGGAGCCAATACAAAAACTGAGTGTGGGAAAGCTTGGAGTTTCCGGCTGGCTTGGAACCAGCAGACCGCAGGTTCAAATCCTGCCACTCAGACCATGCTTTCGTGTATCGAGTCCGGCCGAAGATACTTCGCTCTTAACGAAATGTGGGCAACCACCATCCCAGGTTCGAATCCTGGCGAAAGCACCACCTTACAGACCTTTTACTTGTAAGCTTGAAAAAGTTTTTTGACTTGCCTCACTTAACGTGCTATAATGTCAGAATGAAGCCTACTAAAAAGCTTGAAATTGCAGATGGTCTTGATTTTTCAGTCGTCCTTTGTCAGTATGATAATGGCGATGATAATCCCGAAGGAAAATTCTACCAATTGCACATTGATCACGATTCCGATACTGGCGTGTCACATAAAATCGTCTTTCCTATAGATTCATTCGATCCGGAAAGTATCGGTGCTCAATTAATTAGGATGATTGAATGAACGATTGGCCCTGTAGACCAATTGGCAGAGTCAACAGACTTAAAATCTGTCAAGTGTGGGTTCGACTCCCACTAGGGCTACCAACATAATACAAGTCCGGGTGACGGAATTAGGCATACGTATCACGCTTAGAACGTGAGTTTTGTGGGTTCGATTCCCACCTCGGACACCAATACAATATGAAAAATATCGAAGAACTAGCAAAGGCTCCTGGCGTAGAGCTTTCAAAGCTCAAGCTCGGCACGAAGCTTTACATCCAAACGCAGCAAACGCTTTACACTGTCGTTGTTGTACCAAACGACAAGTTTGTAGTAAGTGACGAAGGTAAGCGATTTGTCATGCCCAAGGAAATCTACATTAATGGTTCTACGTATGGTGGAGCTATGCTTAGAATGAATTGGATTGGAATCGGCATGTGCGTGGAGATGGAACACCCCGATCCTTCAAAGCAAGTCTTGACGACCAGCCCGGTTAAGGGTATCAAAGTTGTTGCCCCAGACGAAAGCTGGTATTACGAACTATGAAACTGCCCATTCTATATCACAAGGCAAAAGGCGGAGATCTACGCCAATGGCGAACGTGGACAGAGGGGCCGCATATTCTCACCGAGCACGGACAGGTCGGCGGGAAGCTTCAAATCAGTAGTAAGACCGCCGAAGGCAAGAACATTGGCCGAGCTAACGAAACGTCGCCCGAAGAGCAGGCCATCTTGGAAGCGAATAGCCTTCATAAGTATAAGCTTGACCGAAAGTACTCTCTGACGCCCGAAGAGGCATCCGAGGAGCTATTGCTTCCGATGCTTGCCCACAAGTATGACGGCTCGAAAAAGAACAAGATCCAACTACCCGCCGACGTGCAACCCAAGCTAGACGGCGTTCGCTGCCTAGCCGTTCGCGAAGGCAAGTCCATCAATCTTATTTCAAGGTCTGGAAAGCCTTACAATGTTCCGCATATCGCAGCGTCGCTAGATTATTGGCTTCCAAATGGAACAATGCTGGACGGCGAGCTATATATCCATGGCGAATCCTGCCAACGTATTACCTCATTGGTAAAGTCGGCGGATCAGTCTGGCAAGTCTTACAAGCCCGAGAGTTTGCAGCTTTCTTATTATATTTATGACGTGCCCGTCGTAGATGGAAACGACTCCCTTACTTGGGAAGAACGTTCCAAGCGTCTTCATGATCTTCGAACAGGTTACAATATCGAAGTTGTGATCCATCGCGAAGTTAAAAACGATAAGGAAATTTGGGACGCTCACGGTGCCTATATTCAAGATGGATACGAGGGAGCTATTTTAAGAGGCCGCAACGGTCTTTATCTATGGGGTTATCGATCGAGCGACCTCTTAAAGGTAAAGTCATTCCAGGACGCAGAGTTTCGCGTTATGGACGCACGCGACGGAAAAGGTAAGATGGAAGGGTGCGTCGTTTGGATTTGCAAAAATGATTTGACGGACGCCACCTTTGAATGCACAATGAAAGTGACGATGAATGAGCGTGCCAGAATGTACAGCGAACGCAAGCATTACATTGGACGACAATTGACAGTAAGGTTCTTTGATAGGACTGACGATTCACTCCCTAGATTTCCTGTAGGAATTCTTTTTAAAGACGAAAAGGACATTTCATGAATACATCATCAGAAGCATTTCTATTATTTGTAATTGGCTTACTTTTTGGCGGTTTGGTCGGCTATGTCGTTTGTAGGTCAAATATGAAAGATGAGGCTATAGCTAATGGTGCGGCAAGATGGGAACATATAACGTATATTGATTCATATGGTCATCAAGCTCAAATGACTGATTTCGCTTGGAATAACAAAAAATAAGGTCTATTAGTTTACCAGCTAAAACACCCGACTGTCGATCGGGAAAAGCGGGAGCGTCACCCGCATGGACCGCCAACCGTGGGTAGCTTAATCAGTGAAGCATCCGTCTGATACGCGGAAGAGTGATGGTGCAAGTCCATCCCCACGGACCACCTTTCTTGAAAAAGATCTTGACACGATAACTTTTGTAGTATATGCTTTGAACGATGAACATCACACAAGAACAGGCTACGCAAATTCACGATCTTGAGTCGTACACGACGATAACCGGAGCCAAACGTTTCAAGCGAACGAAGGCCGAAATGGACGCCGGCTACTCGCCGGAGGAAGCTCTTCAAAAACGCTTACAAGAACTTTCTGGCAACGAACCTAGACCGACCAGCATAAAGGAAACTTCTAAGCGTGCCACAAAAAACGGAGATCTCACGATTCGGCCCATGAAGGGCGTTAGCCCTGATTATTTTGAGCACGTCCCCGGATCTCCCATCCAAGTCACTCTCGATGATAAGTGGTATGGATGGTTCGACACACTGGCCAACGGCCCGTATCAAGGTGACGTAAACAAACTGATTCAGCACATTCTTGACATGGGTATTGGAGAAGTCATTACGAAAATTCACTTTCCTGGAGATATTGTAGAATATGAAAAATAAGCGAAGAGCTATTAGAATTGACCGAACTAAATGGCAAAGAGGACCTCACGATGGAAGAACATACCTTTGGAATAAATACAGACAAGAGGGTTGTTGTTTGGGGCACGTGATTCATCAGACACAAAAGCATTCTTGGAATTCATTGGACTTAAAGGCTGACCCCTTTGAGGTCCTTAAGAAGCAAGATGTTTGCAAGTTAGTTACCGATCAAGATATTAATTCCGAATTTGCAAACAAGGCTATAGAAATTAACGATAGTATTTATCTGACAGAATATGAGCGTGAAGAGCAACTAATCGAGCTTTTCAAGAAAAATAAGATTAAGCTTTCGTTCCATACTTAAATGAAGTATATCAATCGTTATACGATTCAGGACGAGAATCAGATCGAGTATGCCTCATTCATTGATTACAAAAAGGCTTTTGAGTGTCTTGAAATTGCAAACATGGGGCAAATGCTGAAATCTAACTGGCAAGGTAAACATTACGCAGTCGTCGAAAAATCGGTCGAAGTTTCCAAGAATATTCGCACGCTTACCTTTTGATGTAGTATAGTACGGGCATGAAACGGTCTCTCCTCCAGGAAGCCCTGCGGATTGCCATCCGCAAGAACACTCCTGAAACTCACGAAGAGTGGAAAAATTACGCCCACTTTACGTTCGTTGTGCAAGGAAATAAAATCGTAGAATGGGGAACAAACCGAAAAGGTGAAGCGTCTATCGTGTTTGGATTTGATCCCTCCCGACATAAGACCCACGCTGAGATCGATGCTTATCAAAAGGCTCGCGGACTCTTGAAAAAGAACAAACCTTTTGAAGTAATTAACGTGCGACTTAATCGAACAAATGATACTCGTCTTTCGGCACCTTGTAAATGCTGCACGGCATTCCTTAATTCAATTGGCTGTAGAAAGACGTGGTTTACTACTGACCTTGGATGGGCAGTAACAGGATAACTTAGTACCCGCAAGAAGCATAATCGGTATATGCTCCGAGCTTATATCTCGGCGACAGGTGGGTTCGAATCCTCCCTTGCGGACCAATACACAAAAATATGGACGACACAATTATTCAGGAAGTAATGGAATTCGGATGCAAAGTCTGCGGCGAGCCTATTGAAGAATACGGTATTTGCCAGGATTGTATTGAAGCACACGTAGATAGCGATGGAAACTGAGGGCGAGTATTTCATTAAACACTGGCCAAGCTCGATCGGCTGGCTTGCGTTAAATGCTCCACTAGAAGTCCTCCACTGTATTGATATTTTAAGCACAGATTATCAATGGATAGCTAGGCAATATGATCTGCTTAAAACAGAGTATAATCTGGGTCTAAAGTATTATTCTCCAAATTAAATGTCCGCTGTTCCCGATACCGGTCTTCTAAACCGATGGCTTTAAATAATTGGGTGGAGCCGTAATGTTCAATTCATTCAGCGGATGCCAATATAGTCTAATTAATTAGATTTCTGTAGACCGACTAAGACGTTAGGGGTGTACTATCCATAGGGTAGATCCTACATCTTAGAGGAGGAAATCTAATGAAATTTTTGACAACTGTGGTTTTAGCATGTATTTTAAGTTTAAATGCGTTTGGGCAACAGGTCCAAATGGGGAACGGCCGAGACGCCCAAGGCTGGACGACATTTACAGCAAGTGCAGATACCCGCACTATCTATGTAAGTAGCTCGACCGGTAATGACGCTAACGATGGACTAACTCCCTCGACTCCCAAGCGTACGATCGCGACAGGCAAGGCATTATTACGTAATACGTTTCCAGACTGGTTGCTTTTAAAGAGAGGCGACACTTGGCACGAAAATTTCGGCCAATGGAAAACCGGCGGACGTTCTCCGCAAGAGATGATGGTAGTAGGAGCCTATGGAGACGGCGAACGCCCACTATTGCTAACAGGAGCACAAGATGGTATTTACGCTTTTGCCAATAACGGGACTCCAAATAGAATTAGCAATATTGCTTTCGTGAGCTTATCATTTATAGCAGATACCTATGACGGCAGCCAATCATGCCAAGGTATTGAATGGTTACTAACCGGCACAAACATGTTGGTCGAAGACCTTAGCGTTCAAGGATATAATGGCGGAATAGTTGTTTCATCTACCTCTGGCGATAACAACGATTTAATGAGTCATAACCTTGTCATTAGACGTAACGAAGTGCTTGATTGTTATGCTTTAAATAATGTAAGCAATAGCGAAGGCATGTTCATCTGGCATGTCGAGGGCATTCTCATTGAAGAGAACGTACTCGATCACAACGGATGGAACGACAACGTTCCTGGTGCCGGTGCGACAATGTTTAATCAAAACGTTTATATCCAAAACGGATGTCTCAACGCGACTTTCATTAACAACATTTCATGTCGTGCAGGATCGCACGGACTACAACAACGCTGCGGCGGTCTGACCCAGAATAACCTATTTATAGGTAATTCACTCGGTCTAATGAGCGGCGGCGGATCTTTCCCAGAGCACGATGGCGTGCAATGTATCGTAGATAGAAATATTATCACTGAACCAAAAGATATTTCGCCGAGCCTTCCAAGAGGATGCTCGCTTGAAATATCAAATATCACAAACGGTAGCGTAACTAATAATCTAATCTTTAGAAACTTAGACGCTCACGATCCTCGTGGTATTTATATTCACGGAACTGCTGTTGCTAATGACGGGACACCCACGATCGGCGTTCACAATGTTCTACTTTCTAGAAATGTGATTTACAATATGCCTCAACCCTTTTTAATTGAGGGTAACGCAACGCAAATTACTGGTATCACTATGAGGGGTAATGACGCCCAGGATCACGTAGGTCTATTGCAATGGATTCACTTGTGGAACCAAATGAACGCATCGGCTGCTGCCAATATTCAAAGCACAAATAATACGTTCTGGAGTGATCACTTGCCAGCAGGCGATTGGATGTATGTAGGTACACCAATGAACTTTGCTCAATGGCAAGCGGCATTACATGACAATTCTTCTACGGTTGTCAATAAAGGATATTTCGACAGTAACGCGACGATTGCGTCATACAACGCATTCGCTGGCGGACAAGCTACGTTGGCCGATTTCTATACTCAAATCAGAGCACAGAGAAAAGGTCACTGGAATGCATTCTACACAACTGCGGTTATTAATCGCTGGCTGAGAAGAGCATTCGATATGCAGAAGTAATTACTCTTCGTAAATAGGCTTTTAGGGAGATCGGAAGAACTTTTTCCGGCCTCCCGAATTTTTACTTGACACGCTCCTCGCGATAGGGTATAATACGGCGGTATGACTATCAAAGAAGAGATCGAAAAACTAAACGTACAAATTCGTGGATTGTACGACGAAATCAAAAAACTACAGGATCAGTGTCTTCATCCGAAGTTTGTTCGGGGACTCACTATGGTTGCCTGCGTGCAATCTTGCTACATTTGTGAAGATTGTGGTTTTACAAAACCCATGCCAATCGAAGACATGACAGAATCGACCGATAAGACCTACTGGGAGTTTAACGGAAGCATTTTTCCCCTTGACGGATCGGCAGGATAGGGTATAATAGAGCACATTGGGTCCGAAGCATTAACAGTGATGCTCTCGCCTTTTAAGCCTGAGAAGAAGGGGCAGTACCTTCCGGACTCACCAAAACAATGAAGATGACAGAAATTCCCATCGGTAAGCCTTTCAGGATTATCGATAATCAATGGTATAACCAATTTGTATTTGAGCGTCTAGACCACGCTCAAATCCGAAATTTGGATACAGGTGACGTTGGAGAAATCAATCATTTTCTTGAAATAGAAGAGGTCGCGGAGTACATTCCTGGCGACCCCGAACGAATCAAGCGATATCTGGCAAAGAAGGTGACACAATGACCCACACGAACCGCGATCTATTACAAGCAATCAACCTAGCGTTGCTGGCACACGGTTCGCAATTGGACAAGGCGGGAATGCCCTATATTCTACACCCCCTGTATGTCATGGGGCAGGTAGATTCGACCGATGCAAAAATTGTAGCAGTATTGCATGACGTTATTGAAGACACCGCAGTAACATTTGTTTACAATCGAATCTGCGAACTTGTAGGTATCAGTCTTTGGGGAACCACTTATTTCTTCGAAGATAAGATTCTGCACGCCTTAGAAGCGATCACACATCGTAAGGGCGAGACGAACATACAGTATTGGACCCGCGTTAAGGCTAACCCGCTCGCCCTTACGGTGAAGCTGGCAGACATCGCACACAACTCTTCGGAAGGGCGGCTAGCTGCCCTTCCGAAGGGTGAACAAGAGCGTTTACGTGCCAAGTATCACATGGCAAGAGAATATCTACTGGAAACTTAAATATGCGACGTAACAAAGATCTATGTGTTAAGATTGCCCGCGACGTTCTTTTACAGCTTAAAAAAGGACGCTACGATCCCGTTCCCGGTATTTATATTGAAGTAAATCTTGGTAGTCTTTTTGAAGACCATAATGGCGATATCATTGAAACCGTGAATGATCCGTTTGATGAAAGTGACGATCCTGAAATAAAGATTGTTGCAAAACCAGGCGGTTCTTTTAAGAAATTATTTAAAGAAGAAAAAGAGATTACTTGTACCGTCTGTGCCCTGGGAGCAGCTTTCATATCGTTAATCAACGTAAGAAATCGGTGTTCCAATGGCGAAGTAATAAATAATTCTCCTGAGAATATGTTCGATCGACTGGAAAAGGTCTTCGGTCAGCGTAATATAGGTTTAATGGAAACGGCATTTGAAACAGAACCAATGCGGTTCGCTATGGGATTATCTCAAGTAGACATTGAGGCCGCTATTGAATATGGCGACCAATATAAGAACGACACAGAACGCCTTCGTATGATTATGCGTAACGTTATTCGTAACAAGGGAGACTTTATTCTTCCACAGAAAATTGTTAAGCGTGTCGAGATGGAGTTGAGTGGAAAAAGGCAACGTATTATCCCGTATGACATGTACTATTAATTGGCCCCGTGGTGGAATGCAGACACAATAGACTCAAAATCTATCGCCCTTAAAGCGTGCCGGTGCAAGTCCGGCCGGGGCTACCAAACCCTAGCGAAGAGCTATGAAAGCACAGAAATTTAAACTAATCATCGAAAGCGATAAAAAGATCACGACGAGTGATGTCCTTGATTTACTTCAAAAGCACCTCCAGGTCACAATCACCTCGTTAGCGGTAGTCGACTGGGACACGAAAGAAGCAGAAGGGATCTATTCACTAGAATGAGCGATCTATTAGTTAGAGTAGTAAAAGTAGACGAAGTGAATCGGCATCCGAATGCTGATAAGCTTGAAATAGTTAAAGTTGGAGGCTGGCAGATTGTGTCTGGCCTTGGCAATTACAAGGTCGGCGATCTAGTGGTTCACGTGCCGCCCGAGTGTCTCGTGCCCAAAGAGTGGGCCGATAAGTGGTCCGTGACTCCCTATCTATCGTGGAAGTCCAACGCGGCCAAGGGCAGAGTGAAGGCGGTAAAACTTCGCCAAGCGGCGAGCTATGGATTTCTAGCTCCCAACGAATCTGGAGCGGAAATTGACACAAACGTTGCCGACTTCTATGGAATTGAGAAATACGAAGAGCCCGAACCGCTCGATTTTGGCCAAGCGGCCCGTCAACATCCATACTTCCATAAATACACTGATATTGCGAGCCTCCGGAACTTTCCAAAAAGCTTAAAATATGATGAACCAGTTTGGGTAACTGAAAAGCTGCATGGAACAAACTCAAGGGTCGGATGGATAAAATCTCAAGATGAAAATGGGACCCCATACCTTGAAAAAGTCATCGGCACTCATCGCACTCAGCGTAAACTTGAGAATGCCGGTGTCTATGGGCTGCCGTTTGAATTATACGGCGACGGGCTTGAAAAAGCGAAGAGCTTAATAGAAGACGTAATGAAAACGCCGATAGATTCAATTATTTTCTTTGGCGAAATCTTTGGTCCCGGCGTTCAAGATCTACAATACGGTCTAAAAGACAAGGACTGGAGACTATTCGATATTGCTGTAAATGGCGAATATTTTCCTTATGACTACATAAGAGAGGTTTCTAGTCAGTGCAATATACCGATCGTGCCTAATTACGCTCCCTATATGTACAGCTTTGAGCAATTGTGCGAACTAGCAGAAGGTAAATCCGCATTAGCGGAAGGACAAATAAAAGAAGGTATTGTGGTCCGTCCAATGCGAGAACTTACATGGGGAAAGGGTGAACTTGATCCCAATCCAAAACGAATGATTTTCAAGCTTATAAACTCAGATTACCTATGCCGAAAAGGCGGAACAGAAAAACACTAATATGCATGACGAAAAGCGACCTGTCCCGAGAGGCAGGAGAATTGTAAAGGCTGGAATAGTCGGCCTCGTAATTATCCTAATTATTATCATCGGAATTGATAACGACCTGTTCGAGGGATTCGATGATTGAACTACTAAAAGATCCGCGTTATCTTTGGTTTTTATTTAACTGCCAATTACTTGGATTAAACTTTGGACTTCTTATATCGTCATTCTTTAAACACGAGTACGTCTTTATTGCTATTCTCGCCCTGGGAACAATAGCTGGAATATATAATGTCATTGTTTCGAGAGCAAAATGGCTTAATTCATATGAATAACATATTCATCAAACTTTTCGTGGTGCTAATTATAGTGCCAACATTAGCATTCGTGGGCATCGACGCCGGATTTTGGCTACTTAATCAGCCGTCCGACCTAGCGGACTTCGGCGGTTTAATCGTTCTCTTTATCACCGCAATCTCCTGTTTTTCAATTTTAAGGAAAGTATTTAAGCAATGAAAGCATTTTTCACATTTCTAACCGTTATCAGCCTTTGTGCATGTACTAAGGTTGAACCGGGATATGTCGGCATTAAAGTTAACCAATACGGAAGCCAGAAGGGCGTAGAGGATTTCCCTATGCAAACTGGTATGGTATGGTATAACTTCTTTACAACAGAAGTATATAAGTGGCCTACCTTCCGCCAAAATATCATTTGGACAAAGGGTCACGACGAAGGCTCACCGAACGACGATAGTATTACTTTCAATTCTATTGAAGGCTCTGTTGTCAACGCAGACATTGGCCTTTCGTATTCTCTTCGTGCAGCAGAAGTGCCCCTCGTTTTCGTAACTTTTAGACAAGATATCGAACATATCACTCATGTCTATATTCGCTCCGAAGTACGAGACGCTATTTCACGTCATGCCAGCACTATGAAGGTTATCGACATTTTCGGCTCGAAAAAGCAAGAGCTACTTGAAGCCGTCAAGCGAGACCTCAATGAGCATCTTGGTAAGGTTGGCTTTGAATTTGAAATGGTGTCATTTATTGGTGGATTGCGTTGCGACGAAAACGTTATGACATCGATTAATGCAACAATCCAGGCTACTCAGCTTGCTATTTCTGCTCAAAATAAGATTGTACAATCTAAGGCCGAAGCCGACCAAGCAATTGAACGTGCTCGCGGCGAAGCTCAATCTATCATCGCGGTCGCCAAAGCACAGGCCGAGGCCAATGATCTAGTTAATAAGTCCCTCACGCCTAATCTAGTACTATGGCGTGGAATAGATAAGTGGAATGGCACTGCACCGCAAGTACTTGGTGGAAATCTGCCGATACTGACCATGCCGGTTAAACAGTGAAAGTACTGGACAACTACAACCTTTAAATCACTATTTTCAAAATTTCTGTTTACAGTCCTCTAAATAGCGTCATAATAGAACTATCATGGCAACACAACTAACACTAGAAAACTTTACAAAAGAAACCGGCCTGAGATTTCGTGTCTCGTTAGCTCAACAACAAGCTATTAAAAGCGGTACGTTAACACGCGAGCAGGCTTTTAATGACTTCCTAGCAAATGGCGGTCTCGAAAAATTGAAGAACAAGAGTCGTCCAGAAGTACCGGATGAGGTCTACCATATGGATGGCCTTACGCTGGAAAACTTCGGCGAGTTCGTAGAGAAGAAGATCGGCGTCAGTCGTCGCTTCCGCGTATCCCGCGAACAAGCAAAGCGTATTGACGAAGGTACATTAACACGTGAGCAAGCATTACAGGAAACTATTGCCGCAAAACGGCAGGAAATGGCTAACAAAGTATGAGTAATTTGAATTCGGTAGTACTACAGGGGCGTCTCACTGACAACCCCACTATTCACGGAGCGGAGCAAAACGTTGCACGATTTACATTGGCCGTAAATGACGGCTTTGGTGAAAAAGAAGAAGTTTCTTTCATCGATTGTGTTGCGTTCGGCAAGCAGGTTCCCGTAATCGGTAAGCACCTTGTAAAAGGTAAGCAAATCGTTGTTCGTGGCAAGATTGTTCAAAATCGCTGGGAAACGCCAGAAGGTGGGAAGCGTTCCAAGCTAGAAGTCAGACTAGAGAATTTCGAAGGCTTCTACTTCATCGGTCAGAATAAGACTGGCGAAGCGGCTTCGACGACACCGGAAGAGCCGGTCGCAGCAGAAGTTACAAAGGGCGAAAAGCTCTTCTAATTAGCCTTTTTCATCATATCAAGGGCCAGCGGTAAAGTTTTTTACTGTTGGCCCTTGACATTATGTAAAGGTGTGCTATACTATAGAGATGAAGCTAGTTATTCTACGTGGACCTAGTGGGTCGGGCAAGAGCACAATAAGTGGACATATTTGGTGGAATATTATTCCTAAGGAATGGAGCGTCGTACACGAAGCTGATCAATTCTTTACTAAGACACTAGGGAGTGGAGATACATACAAATTTAACCAAACAATGCTCTCGAAGGCTCATGACTGGTGTAGATTAAACGTAGAACGAAGCATGTATGTAGGTGAAAACGCAATTGTTGCTAACACAAACATGAGCCTTCGAGAGATCGAGCCCTATATCGAGCTAGCAGACCAATATAATTACGAAACAGAGATTTGGCGTACTCCAGGCCCGTGGGATCCCGAAATACTTTTCCAACGGAACGTTCATAATGTTCCGTTGGAAGTGCTCAAGCGACAAATCGCCCGCTATCAACCTCATGCAGAAGAAAAGGAATGGTCGGACTTGACCATATTCAATGCTTAATGCTCAAAATAGTAAGTGCTGGACATGTCTCCATGGTATTTGCTTACAAGAAAGTGAACAAGAAGAAATCAGTGGTATCCCGATAGAAGATGACGGCGAGCAACAAAAATATCCGTTCGCTATCGATGATCAAGACGAGGAAAACGAAGAGGAAGAGGGCAGTGCTATAATCGAAAGGGCACGAGTCAAGGCTATTTGTTTCTGGCGTCCGGAAGGTCTACAGTCACCGCCTATTCTTGTTGGGCAAGTAAAGGAATGCAGTAGATACGAAGCAAAATGATTACATCATTTCATACTCCTGAAACAGAATTCTTAAGTAATTTCTATCTTTGTTGCGTGCCGTATGAGGGTTTCATATATCCGTCAGCAGAAAACGCTTATCAAGCTGCCAAGACTTTAAATATAAAAGCCAGAAGTGCATTTACTCTTGAAGAAATGACTCCGGCTATGGCGAAGCACTTGGGTAAAATCATAAAGATTAGATCCGATTGGGACCAAGAGAAACTCCAGGTCATGTGGGATATCTTAAGTTCTAAGTTTGAAGATCATGATTTGAAGCGACTATTACTAGCAACTGGTGATCAAGAATTAGTAGAAGGAAACAATTGGGGAGATGTATACTGGGGAGTATGTAAAGGTAAGGGTGAAAATAATCTCGGAAGGCTTTTAATGAATCTCCGTAAGAAACTCAACGATGAACAGTTCACTAACAATCTGTAGCCAGATAAGAGATGCGGGAGGCACTCCGTACATAGTCGGGGGCTATGTCCGAGATACGATCATGGGCAAGTGTCCGAAGGACACTGATATTGTCGTAGTTGGTTTTAGCTTTCCTCAACTAACTAATCTATTTGCAGCCAGTAAGATTATTGGTAAAGATTTTCCGGTAATACAGGTAGACGGAATTGAAATTGCACTAGCTAGAAAAGAAAGAAAAATTGATACTGGCCATACCGGATTCATATGTGACACGCTAGGGGTTTCGCTGGAAGAGGACCTATTCCGCCGCGATTTAACTATAAATGCGATGGCAATGGACCCGTTCACGGAACAAATCACGGATCCATTTGGAGGAAGGGCGGATATCAATAACAAGATGATCCGGCCGGTCAGCATCCATTTCAAGGAAGATCCACTTAGGGTTTTACGAGCAGCACGATTTGCAGCACAATTCGATATGGATCTCTGCTTGCAGGTAAGCATAATGGCACAAGAGATGATGGCCGAGCTAACTACACTGACACCTGAGCGTGTTTGGGGAGAAACTCTAAAGGCTCTCAAAACCGACAATCCTCAACGCTTTTTCGAAGCTTTGAATGAGATGGAGGTTTTGGAGATTGTATTCCCCGAAATCGCCGCACTCAAGGGACGCATTCAGCCGGAGAAGTATCATCCGGAGGGTTGCGTATTTACGCATTTCTTACAGGTGTTAGAACGTGCTAGAAATTTAGGTGCCGACGAAGAAACAATGTTCGCCGCCATGTGTCACGATCTAGGTAAGGCTGTTACTCCAGATGAGGATCTTCCTAGACATATAAATCATGAAGCGTTGGGAGTGCCGATCGTTGAAAGTCTTTGCGAAAGATTGAAAATTCCCAATTCTTTTAGACATGTGGCCGTGCTAACAGCTAGAGAGCATTTAAACATACATCGTTTTCAAGAATTGAAGCCCGTAACTCAGGTACGTCTTATTACTAGACTTAATGGTATTCATGATGACATTACTCTAAAAAGGATTTGTATGGCATCTATGGCAGATGCTAGAGGACGTGGACCAGTCTATTGGAATAAAGAATATCCACAAGCAGATGCAGTATTAAAAGCGGCAGAAATTATCCGGTCCGTTCGTGGCGACCAATTTGCACATTTAAAGGATGGCAATATTATCGCTCAAAAATTAGAGCAGGCGAGAACAAAGGCACTTGGATCCACTAGATAGATTTTGGATAAAAGTTAATAAGAACTCTGGTACATTCGGAGCAAATGGACTATTTGAAACCGAATGTTGGGAATGGACTGCAAGTTTAACTGCCAAAGGTTATGGAAGATTTTGGCCAATTGGTAGACGCGGTTATCATGCACATAGATATTCTTGGATTATACATTTTGGAAAAATAGACGACGAAGTAAACGTTTGTCATAAATGTGATAATAGAAAATGTATACGACCAGATCATTTGTTTATAGGAACGCAAATAGAAAACATTAAAGATATGGACCTTAAGGGCAGGCGTCAACCAGCTAGAGGCCCGTCTCACGGGAATGTTAAATTAACTCCAGGTGAAGTTCTTACAATTCGTTCGCTATGGCCAAGTACAAGATATTGTGATATAGCTCGTGATTTCAATATTAGTCATGGAACAGTAATGGATATTGTTAAACGACGCAGTTGGAAACACATATGAAGAATCCCATCCTTTTAAAGCAAATGCTAAAAGAGGTAGAAGCTGGAAATGTAACAGCTTCGAAGTCTGGGGATCTAACTATATTCAAGTACTCACAGGACTGTCATATAGAAGGTAGATGGAATTCTGTCAACAGGATTGCCCGTGGCTTGATCATGAAAGACGATGGAACAATCGTCGCTCGACCATTTGCTAAATTCTTTAACCTTGGTGAAGTAGCCGAAACACAAATAGGCGAACTCCCGTGGAGTGAGTCTGTTGAAGTCTACGAAAAGGTAGACGGAAGCTGCGGGATTGGATACCTAGATCAAGACGGATGCTGGAAATTGGCAACTCCTGGGAGTATGGAATCTACACAGGCAGTTGAAGGTACTCTAATACTGCGTCAGATGTATAGTAAAGGTTTACAATTATTACCACGTGATTGTACTCCGGTATTCGAAATTATATTTCCAGCGAATAGAATTGTTGTCGACTATAAAGGCGAAATATTTCTAGCTTTGTTGGCAATATTCGAAAAGAACGGCGAAGAGTGGCATCCTCGCCGCGTCGATCAAATTGCTCAAGCCTGCGGCTTTCGCAGACCTAAGCGTTATGATATTGACCTACGCGGAGACATTCCGTTTAATGACAATGAAGAGGGCTACGTTGCTCGCTTTGAAAGTGGTCTCCGCGTAAAGGTCAAGTCTCCTGCGTACTTAAGAGTCCATAGACTCTTAAACTACATGAGTCCTAAAGGCGTAATCGAATTGATACGCGGGAAAGAATACGGCGTTACTCTATTACAACTGCCGAAGGGAATCCAACAGGACTTTGACGACATTAGGGCATCGGTTCAAAATTCATACGATGCTCTAAAGATATCGGTCGAAGACGTAGCACGTCGTATACCAGACGGCGACCGCAAAACAAAGGCCCTATGGATCCAAGCTAACGCTCCAAACCGCCTGAGCGGGCTAGTATTCGCCTCGATGGATGGCAAGTCCATCGAAGATAAGCTCTGGAGAATTGTTTCGGACGATCTTAAAGAAAAAACAGCACCTATTATTTCGCAGGAAGCGATATAGCTATGAAAAACCCCGATAATAAACATCTTAGAATAACGCCGCCAAGATTTGCAGCTAGTGGTCTACCAATAACGGAGGCCGCAACCGGCTACGCTATAGTACTTTCTAATTTGGCAATTGCTGAATCTAATTTGGTAAAAGCTGGCAAAGACAGTGCTTTACCCCATTTTATAGCAATCGTGAAAGAGATTGAAAGAATGTATGGATTCAAGTTCGAGATAGCAGAGGACGTATGAGATGGCGAACAAAGGTCGTTCCAAGACCAGAATTAGTTCAAAAGGGTTGCCTGAGAACGGTTGATCATTTTGCTTGGATACCAACTATTGCTAATGACGGTTATACGTATTGGCTTGAAAAGTTAATATATACCTATAGCTGTCTAGAGGACACGACCATTCCTCCTGGATATCAAGAAATTTCATATTCGTACGAAGATGTCTATAGTATGGATGGCCCAGGTGTAGTCGATATAAAGGCAGTGAAACACGTAAAAGATGTTTGGAAGTTGATAGGTATTACTAAAATATGAAATGGAAAACTAGAAAACCTAAGCCTATTCCTCAGTCATTTTGGAAGAAGGGTGAGTCTGTAACCGTTAGAAAATTTGCCTGGATTCCAACCGCCTGCCAACATGGTGAAACCTATTGGTTAGACTATCTGTATTTTAATTATACCGCACTAGAAGATACGTTTGTTTCTCCGGGATGTTGTGTAGATTACGAAGATCAAATGACTAGAGAAATATGGCAATTAAATTTCATAGTTCCTTGGAATACTAAATGATCCACTATAACTTACAAGAATTTATAGCACGTACTAATCACCCAAACGCCGAATACCCGCTTCGCTTTCAAGAGATCATCAGCGGACAAGGACTAGGCATTGTATTCTCAATAGAAAAGGGACCCTGGTTAGCGGGCGGTGCAGTGCGTCGGTTGTTCGACGGCAGCAATAAAGAAAGTGACTTTGATATTTTCTTTAAAAGCGAGCAGCAACTAAACGACTTCAAGGCTCAGCTACTAACCTTAGGAGATAAGGTTCTATATGAGAACGATCTTAATGTTACAATGTTGTCTAATAGAGCCGGAATGAAGCCTTTTAAAGTACAGCTTATAAAGTTCTATTTCGAGAATCCGGAAGATGTATTAAATTGGTTTGACTATACCATCTGCCAGTTTCTAACAGATGGATTTACATTAATGGTTGGTAACTACACGCTATATGATGTTGGCAGTAAGCGTCTTGCTCTAAATACAGTTCACCACGGACTGTCTACAGTACGACGCATGCTGAAATACGCCAATCAAGGTTATAGCGTTTGTGACGGAACAATCGTAAATATTCTCAATAGAATAATTAGTAATCCGGAAATTATTAATAGCGGTATTATTTCTATTGACTAGTAATCAACTTCTCCGAGGCCCCCTGAAATTTAAAGCCTATGACCGAAGGTCAATATTATTCTCGGAACTTGATTGCCAGATTTACTATCGCGTGGTATAATTATCCTGCTTAGAATATAAACTCAAGGCACCCCATATGACAAATAAGGCAATCTATTTAGCTGGCGGAATAAGTGGACTTACTTATGACGAAGCAACACAGTGGCGAATTGCGACGAAAGCAGCCCTCGAACCATTAGGTATCAAGTGTCTAAGTCCATTGCGAGCGGCCGTGCATTTACGCAATAACCAGGGACTTCTAACAGACTGTGAAATAGTTGACGGCATGCAGCCTGAAAACTATGCGGCTCTCACAATGAGCACACCGAGAGGCGTAGTAACACGCGATAAGTTTGACTGTACTCATTGCGACATGCTTATAGTTAATCTATTGAATGCAAAAAGAGTTTCTATTGGCACGATGGTTGAAATAGGTTGGGCTAGCATGCGTAATATTCCTATTGTGCTTGTAATTGAAAAAGAAGGCAATATTCATGAGCACGCTTTCGTAAAAGAATCGGCGACCTTTAGAACAGACTCAATCAGCGAAGCAATCGAAATAGCAAAAGCTATCCTTGGAGATTATTGATGACAAGATTTATAGCATTTTCCGGCAAGAAGCAGGTCGGTAAAGATACTGCCACCGCTATGCTGGTTGACGTTTTAAAGGATAGAGGTATTTCGGTCTCTGTAACGGCCTTCGCCGAATCGCTTAAGAGAATGTGTATCGAAATTCTCGGCCTTAAATATGAGGGCGTTTATGGTTCGAATGAACAAAAGAATGCCCTGACTAATATTCTGTGGGACAACTTTCCTGAAACTGTCAGAATGAAATACGCGACCGAACGCGATCCCACTATGGGAGATTGGTTCCCGCGTTGTGGTCCGATGAGCAGCCGCGAAGTTTTGCAAGTTATGGGATCTGATATTTTCAGGATGATGATTGATAACGACGTTTGGGCCAGAGCACCTTTTAATAAGCAATGGGATACCGATGTTGTTATCTTGACCGACTGTCGCTTCCCAAATGAGAAGGCTATCGTCGAAGAAAAGGACGGCGTAGTTATTCGACTTGAAAGAAATACCGGCTTGCACGATGATCATATCAGCGAGACCGCATTAGATAATGCGGCGTTCGGTATTAAATACCATAACAATGGAACTTTAGAAGACCTCAAAGAATTCGTAATCTCATTAGCAAATAAAATCATATGAATAAAGAAAACAATTTCTGTATGTCGGGTAACGAAGCCCGAATTTTAATGGCAGCACTTAGTTCATCCTCGCTGTCTTTACCTGCCGCCATTACATTACAACTTTACGCCCGTTTAAACGAAATCAGTTCTGTACAACCTCCTACAAATCAACCACAATGAGCGAATTAATTTTTTCACACAGACCTAAGATTGGTGCAACAGTTGGTGCATTTTCAGAAAATGGAAAGCTATTCCTAGCTGTATCACTAGTTAATAACGGTACGAGTAGCAATGGTTTATTCCATGCGGAGCGTCGTGACGCATTCTCAAGACAAAAGGGTAGAGCTATTGTCCAAGGACGTATAGAATCTATGCGTGCTAATCCCGACAGGATCTATTCATTTGGCCTAGTTCTGAATACCGATATGGATTCTCGCGGTTTCATGGCTCAATTCCGCAAGGTTTTCAAGCCGACTGTCGACGAATCAGACAATCAACTCTTTATGGTAGAAAGCTTTGGCGGTGTAGAAAGTCGACAACGCCCTCAGGCTGCAAACATACAAGACGCGATTTTTGATATGGCACTAAACATTACTTCAAACAAGAACGCGAGCGTTTGACATGCGAGTAATGGTAGCGGACACGGAAACGGGCGGATTAAATCCCAAAGAACATTCTGTGTTCTCTGTCGGTGCCCTTGTCGGCGATCTTGATACGGGCGAAATCATTGAGCAATTCGAAGCCCTGCATCAATTACCCTCGATAGCCGACTATAAATATACTCCCAAAGCTATTGAAATACACGGCATCACGCCAAGCAAAGCTTTTGAAGATGGGATTCCAACGCAAGAGATTTGCGACAAGCTTGTAGATCTATGGCATAATCATGGAGCAGCCATCATCGGAGGTCATAATTTCGATTATGATGTGAAGATGCTATCGCACCAGATATTTCATATTGAGACTCAAGAATTTGAGAGTAACTTTACTTATCGCAAATTAGATACTCTGCCGGTCATCAGACTATTTACTGGGAACGATAATGTATCTTCCGGAGCTAGCCTTACTCAGGCGGCAAAGCTTCTTAATATAGATATGTCCGAGTTTGGCAAGAATAAATTCCACGCGGCTTTATTCGACTCTATTGTTTGCTTTAAAATCATGTGTAAATTCCGCAAGGTGCTTACTATGCAAGACGTAGTAGATAGGTTGACAGCATGAATGTTCTTAATTGGATGTCAGATCATCCCATTCTGACGTGCGTACTGATAATGATAGTTCTTGTATTCGTATACGAAGTTTTGAAGCTCTTCAAAGGAAAAGAATGAAATTTAACGATTCAAATAAACCGCGTCGCGATAAAGAGCGTCGCATTTTACAAGGTGCCGGATGGAAAGCCGTCTGGGCATTAAAAGATAACGGATCCTGGTATTGGAAATGGATTCGCAAGGATCGCAAGAAAGCATATTCTCGCCAACAGGCATTGGAGATTGTTCGTAGAGGTCGATAGTGGGTAACTATCGGTTTGATGGGCGTTCCAAGAAGCAATTTGAACGCGATATTAAATCGCGTACGATGGAGGAACGTTCTCTATTCTTAATGTGGTTAGATTTGCTTGAAAAGCAAACAGGCAAACGGCCAGCTTATAAGGACACCGGCTGCGGAAAGAATGGCGAGCTTCTAGAAGAGAATGAGGTCTCCACTAGTCCAGACTTCGACGTTGAAGGCTATGGAAGAGTGGAAGTAAAGTTTAGCAAGCCAATGCTAACTAAATGTTTTCATTTAAAGGTCAATCAAGTCAAACAATATACAAAGACTGACGTGACCATACTGATGATTAATGGGGCGGATAACGATATTCCAACTTTTACCATGCTTAAGCCGCCAGCTTTAAAAGCTATCATTAAAGACTGCGAAGTGGTTGAATGGGTAGGCTTTGGGTTTAAGAGTTCGTTCAAAATCCCGATCAGTAAGTTTGTGTGGAGGCCATTGAAATGAATTATCCTTCGGACGATACATTTGAGGAAGCTCGACGAAATCGTATGCCTCCTGGTTTCAAAGAATATACTAATGAAAATTCATATCAAAATGTTATAAACTATATTCGTCACAATATGGAGTATTATGAGACGCATGTTCATTCGTGTTGTGAAGATTTTAGGCCAGGGATAACGGCTCAGGGTGCTGTGATGGCACTAAAAGAAATACTAGAGCATTTTAATGCGGATTTTTCTGGCCATAAACTTAAATGCAATAGTGGTGACTTACAATGTAGATGTGGTATTTCACAATTTATAGTTACTAAAGTAGAAAAGTCGCTCGCTTATTACGAATGCAAGTGTGGAAACAAATGGACCGACGACGAATATCCTTTTGCTACATATTGTTATTGTCCGGCCTGTAAAAAGAAGATCGATGGCACGCAATATGAATAATATTTGGGATGCACTAGCCTAATGCGATTCAATATTATATTACCGACAATAGGACGTGACTCACTGTCACAGACGGTGGCATCTGTTCTTGGTCAAGACTATGATAATTGGCGACTTTTTATTATAGGTGACGGTATAAATATAGAAACTCTCCATCCTTACTTTGAAATGGATGGACGTATAGAAGCGTCCGTTATTGTTGAAAGAGGATATGATTCTGGTGCATGGGCAAGAAACAGTGCTATATTACAAGGCCACAGTGAATGGATTGCTTATATAGACGATGACGACGTTTGGCTGCCTAGCCATCTGTCAACAATAGTACATGCAATCAACAATAATCCGGGCGTTAACATGGTTCGCACCGCCGGCCAGCCTTTCTATTGGAAGCACAAAAGTCCTCGAAGCAGTAAGTTGGTTCGTAAACTAGGGCAAGTAAATGATAGTGATATTTTCACTGTCGGTATGGCTCACACTAGAGAACTATTCAAGAAAACAAAAGGCTGGCAACCCGGAGAGGCACACGATAGAGACCTATGGAACGAAATGTTAAGAGTTGGCGGCAATCCCTTTGTGTCAGATATTGTAACTTTCGAGTTTGAACGATGAAAAATAGAGAAGCAGAAATAGATGCACAAATAAAGATCTTGTCGGAAGAAAAGGAAAAAATTCGCCGCAATAAGCTTTGGCACTGTCCTTTTTGTAAGAAGAAAACAATGATCAAAAATTTGAGTCTCGTAATGCACTATAAATATCATTATGAAGACTACGATCCAACGGGGTTAATTTCTATAACCTGTCCTAAATGTTCAAAATTATCTAATGGTTACTGCACTGACAACAATTGGGAAAAATTCTATAATCTACAATTATACTTTAGGAACGTAAAACGTATTTCGGAATGAAATTACACTGGTATTATATGATTCATATTTGTTGTCCGGTATGTGGTAGTGAAAATATATATAGAGAAAGACGCTATCATTCACGACCGATCGAATATAACGATAGACATAAATTCGAAGAACAATATGATTGGTGCAACGCATGAAAATTATTCAATTATACGCCGAGAATATCAAACGCTTAAAAGCAGTTGAGATAACACCCACCGATAATACAATTATCATTAGTGGTAAGAATGAAAATGGCAAGTCGTCTGTCATCGACTCTATCTGGTTAGCACTAGAGTATCGCGAGGCCGTCAAAGAAAATAAGGTTCCCCTTCGTATTGGTGAGCAAAAAGGTATTGTCACACTTGACCTGGGTGACTATATTGTTACTCGTAAGTTCACCGAGAATGACAGTACGCTTGAAATAAGAACGCCAGACGGCAGCAAGATAACGTCGCCGCAAAAGCTTCTTGACGGCATGATAGGTGATCTATCTTTTGACCCTTGGGCCTTCTGCAAGAAGACGGAGGAGGAACAACGACAAATACTTGCCGATGTTTTATTCAAGATTACCGGCGGCAAGCTCGATCTCGCTTCCTATGATCAGAAATATAAAGAAGCATTTGATACAAGAACCGAAATAAATAGGGAAAAGAAAAGGCTTGCGGCCCTGCTTACGACTATCAAGCCACCGAGCAAAGATGATCCAACCGAAGAAAAATCTTCCGAATCTCTGACGGCCGCAATTACCGAAGCGGTCGAAGCTAAGACTCTTAATAGCTCATTAACAACGAAATATTTTTCGCTTGAAAAAGAAGTACAAGCATACGAAGAGAAGTTGCGGGCTCTTGTGGCTGAATTCGCCGACGTTAGAGCTAAGCTTGCGTCGGTACAAGCAAACAATAAGTCGCAGGACGTGACTGTCCTTAATGAAGAGTTGAGGAATCTCGAATCCAATAATAAGAGAGCCCGCGAAGTTAAGGAATATACCAAGATCACGGATGGCCTTAGGCTTCTGGATGAAGAAGTAACTAAATTGAATAATACAATGGAGTTGCTTGAAATAGAAAAAGCAGAAGCACTTGAGTCATCGCCGTTGCCCGTTAAGGGTTTACGTATCTCGGCCGAAGGCGTCGGCGTTATGTCAGAGAATGGCGAGTTCGTTCCGTTTGCCCAAGGGTCTTCTGCACAGAAGCTAAAGATATCCATGGGTATAGCTGTAGCGGCAAATCCCAAACTAAGAGTTATTAGAATATCTGATGGCTCTTTATTAGATGATAGCAGTATGCAAATACTAAAAGACATTGCAAATAGCGAAGATTTTCAGATCTGGGTAGAGTTTACTAGTAGAAATGAAAATGATAGAGTCGGTGTTTATATAGAAGATGGATTGGTCAAATAGGGCTTAGTGTATTTTCAAATGTAGGAGGCTCTTATGATGGCCATAAACATTGATTGGACTAAGTTGAAAGCAATATATAAAAGCCTATGTGAAGACAAGCAGTTGTCACCACACTCAGAAATCGTTTTTATATTAACGTTTAACAATAATAAAGTTAAAAAATCCGCAATAAGACTTAAGGGATTTTTAGATTTCTTTTGGCTCTTAGAGAACAATCCTGACCTACATATTAAGAGCATCGTTGTCCAAGATAAGGGTGGCAAGACCTTATATCGCCACAAGCAAACGAACAACGGTAATGAAGAGATACCAGAAGGCGGACACGAATACATAGTTCGCAATTGGAATACATTTAAAGAGACCGAAAAAGAGTTGATCCTTAAAATAATGATCGCACAAATACAAGGATATGAATAAGAACCCCCTCAACGATCTTCCGCAAAACGAATGGGACGCATTAATAAATAGTATTCTTAAGCCGTTTTATTCATTATGCAAAAAAGACATGCTATTAACGCCAGAGGACTTGCAACAGGAAGCTTGGTTAGGTCTGCTAGACGCATGCAGTAAGTACGATCCCAATAAGGGAAAGTTTATCACCTTTGGGTACTCCTATATTCGTGGTCACGTCATGAGATTTATAGCTCAAAAAACCATTAATAAACCAACTCAATTTGAAGTGAGCGAAGAGAATGTCGAGAGTAGATTTTATAACGAAGATACTGCCGAACGTAAAGACGTTATGCAAACTATCATGAGTAAAATCTCAGACCAAGAACACGCCTTCCTATTAGAAGAACACTTCGTGAACGGTAAATCTCTCAGACAAATAGCTAGAGAGCGACACGTATCTCACGAAGCCATTTCAACTCGTGTACGCAAATTATTAGATATTCTAGAGTTGAGATTAAATCATGCCAATAGCTAAAACGCTGATTCTGATAGAGTGTAGATGTTGCGGCGGATCTTATTTCGGCGGCGACCAAAAACTCATCTTACATCCTGGCACAGAAAATCAATTGCCAGATGAAATAGCTTTCGTTGTTAGAAAAGTTGCACGTTGTTTATCATGCAAGGACAAAGAAGATAGAACTTATGGCGGCAAAAGAAAACGTTTCGAGCGTTGAAACATATTTACCTATTAAGAACCTCCAAGAAGGTTTTCAATACGAGCAAATATTTCTAATTGATAGTGTAACCCATAACGAGAATATGATAACGGCAAAGAATCAGCCGTTCGCAGAAATTGTTATCAAGGATATTACTGGCAGCCTTAGTGGCAAGGTCTGGAATTACGAAGGCGGAATCCAAGAAGGTCAGTACGCCGTCATTAAGATAGACCTAAAGAAATATAAAGACCAACTAACGTTTCAGTGTCAGTACGAGAATATTGAAATAGTTGACAAGCCATTAAACATATTTGACTATGTGGACGGCATGAGTGAAAGTGCCCTCATGCAGTATGCCGGCGAAATTGAATCCGCCATTATGAGCATAGTAGACGAGTCCTATAGAAACATTATGTATTATGCTATAAATACATTGGATCTCATGCAGGCATTAAAAGAATCGCCGTACGGATTACAAGGCAGTATGTCTTATCCTGGCGGTCTACTTGTTCATACAGCCCACGCCTTAAGATTTGCAAAGATCGCCAATCAACAGGCGAAAGAAACCGAGATACCGTTCTCGTCTTCTCTAGTAATCGCTGGATGTATTCTTAGAAATATAGGTTGGTATACCACTACCAAGTTTCACGGCGACAAACTAAGATCGAGGGACGCCTATTACATGATAGGTATCCAAAGGGCGAGCACTCGTTATATCGACCATTTAATGCTTTCTGCCGAATCAGACGTACAAATGACCGTGCCGGAATCAAAGCGTCAGGCACTAGAAAATGTTTGTAATAAGCAAGCTGATATCAATACGCTCGAAGGACAAATCATAGCGTGCTCTGATAACATGGCCGACATTCTAGACTTTGGAGCAACGGCCCTTGGAAAGAAAAAGATTGGAAATTGGGCAGAAGAATTATTCATCGGACACTTACATGAATGAACTACTAGAATTAGAGCAGAAAATGCTCGCATGCGAGGCATGCGATTTATTTAGAACAAGAACAAAAGTAGTATTCGGTTCGGGTTCTACGAGTCCCAAAGTTATGCTCGTCGGAGAAGCTCCCGGCGAAGACGAAGACCTCAGTGGGCAACCCTTCGTTGGTAAGGCTGGCAAGAAATTAGATAGTATGTTAGGTTATGCCGGCTTAAAAAGGGAAGATGTATACATCAGCAATAGCGTTTTATGTCGCCCTCCGCTGAATAGAAATCCCAGCCGTCAAGAATTGAATGCTTGTAAATGGCGTCTTGATCTCCAAATCAAACTTTTAAAGCCAAAACTTATTATAGTGTTGGGCAAGATCGCAGCCGAACAGATTAAGGGTGAACAAATCAAAGGTCCACTCAAGCAACTCTTTCCAGAAAATTTACAGAGTCCTTGGATCGATTATAACAATGAAACAAAAATGATCGTCACGTATCACCCAAGCTTTCACCTACGTTCTCCCGAACAAGCCTATAAGATCACGCTACCGCATTGGACCCAGATTAAAGAATGGGTTACCAATGGATCATGAATCAATGGAATACGCCGGCAAGATCAATCTTGCGGCAATAGAGCTTGGTTTTAAGACGGCCATTCCAGGAACAACGCTCCTAGATATAAGTAATGAAATTGAGAAATTTCTATTAGCGTCTAATTGTACGCCAGCTTTTAAAGACTATCAGCCGAATGGGGCCTCTAGTCCTTTTCCTGGAGCGGTCTGCTTAAGCCCTAATGACGTAGTAGTTCATGGTGTTCCAAACACTTATACTTTAAAAGATGGTGACCTTCTAACCATTGATCTGGGCACTAAGTATAAAGACTGTTTTGTTGACGCGGCACGCTCCCGCATTATTGGCGATAAATCAATTAATCCTATTGCTAATCAATTAATAGAGGCAACGGAAGCCATATTAGAAGCACAGCTAAAAACGGTTAAGCATAATAGTACATTTTTAGAGCTAGTTGAGGCTGCCGAAAACGAAGCGTTATGTCATAATGTAAATATCGCCTCGAAGTGGGGCGGTCATCGTATAGGAGAAGCCATTCATATAGATCCATTTGTGCCTAATGCTATTAATAGAGATTTAAGCACAATGAGACAAACCCTTCAAAGACACTTATATGATAGGCAAACATTTCAGGCTGGAAATTATTATTGCATAGAGCCCGTGGTGGTCCGTGGAACAACCGATATCACAATCGATGAAGATGGCTGGACCGTCAGAACAAAAGACGGCGGATGGGCCTGTCACACGGAGAGGTGCCTTTTAATAACCGATAACGGCTATCAAATTATATCTTAGTGTATTTTTAACAGGAAAATCATGAACGAACAAGAACCCAGTGTACCGCAAAGTGAAATTCGTAATCCGATCATTACATTCAATGATCAACAGAGATGGCCAATCTTAGAAACCATTTCAAAGCCATGTTCATTTCCTCTCTCGCAAGAAGATGAAGAGGTTATAGTTTTCATGGATTCTATTCTGGACCAACTAGATGCCGAAGCGGCCGGATTAGCGGCGGTCCAAGTTGGCTACGCGAAACAAATATTTCTTCTAAGAAATAAAGTCAGTGAAGATGGCAAGCCAGAGAATAATGCTTACATCAACCCCATTCTTCTAAAAAAGAGCATGGAACAAAAACGCGATGGCGAAGCTTGTTTGTCATTGCCGGGAATGGGCGTCGCAATTAAAAGACCAAAGAGTGTGACGATATCTTATACGGATATCAGTGGCGAACAAAAAGTTGAAACATTTAATGGCTTCTGGGCAAGAGCGGTTAGTCATGAATTGGACCACCTAAATGGTGTCATGATACTAAACCATTTACAGAAGGTCGCAAGCAAAACAGTAAGGCGATCCAAGTGCGGAATGGTACTAGATGCAGCAGCACAAAAAAGAATTGCAAAAAGACGTGCAAAGAAAAAATTCGCCAAACACAATAGATAACTCCCCCTCATTTTTTGGAGGGTATATAAGTGTTGAGAAATTTTATTCCACCTAAGGTACAACCTGGACAAGAAGAATACGTTAAGTCAATACGAGAGAATCAGATAACTATCTGTACCGGGCTCGCGGGCACCGGTAAGACATTTTTAGCTCTTAGTGAAGCTATTGATATGTTAATGAAATCTCAAAAACGTGGAGGAATACAGCGAATTGTGATTGTGCGACCTTATATTCCCAGCAATACGGGAGAAAAAATAGGGGCACTCCCCGGCACTTTGGATGAAAAAGTTGCCCCTTATGTACTATCTATAAGAGATAATATGAGACAGCTTGGAATGAATGAACAGGACATTCAGGACATGCTCGGAAGACAGTTTGAATTTACAGTTTTAAGTATGTGCAGAGGACGTTCTTTTAGCAATTGCTTTGTTATCGTGGAAGAGGCACAGAATGTGCCGCTCTCTGGCGACGCAATGAAGATGTTACTAACTCGCGTCGGCAAAGATTGCAAAATGGTTATTCAGGGTGATATCGATCAAGTAGACATACCAACTGAAAACAGTGCGTTGCCCGAAACCATTAATATATTAAGCGGCGTTCACGGCGTTGGTATCGTAGACATGAACAATATCGAGACCGTCCAAAGATCCGGTATAGTAAAGCGTATATTAACAGCTTATAAACAACACGAAGAAGGATATAATGGGTAAAAGACTAATCGTTGAATGCGACCTCACGAAGCAAGAATATAATCCGGAAGAAACGGTTACGCTAACCTTTAAGAAGGACGGCAAAAAGTCTGGACGCACTTACGAACTTAGTGCAAAGGCCGCCGAAAAACTAGAACAACAATTGGTTGCCGGCCCAGAGGCAAAGCTACCGTCCGATTGGACATTTAGCGGATCACCAGAACGTAAAAAGGCAGTCACGCTAGAGACTCTAGAAGATTCAATCGAAGACGATAGCGAATTTGTCGCGGCTAAAAAGATGGAACTGCGAGACATAGGCATTATCTCTGATGAAGCACGAGAGACTGTCGAGAATCCAATTCTATTTGAAGAAACAGACGGATGCCGACATATCAACAAGGGTAGAATACAAACTACATTAAAAAATAAGAAAAGATTTATCTATCAAACATGTAGAGATTGTGGAAAGAAAATTGAAGCAAAGACAATGGAAGAAAAAACCAGCTATATGAATAGCAAATTACCGCCAGACGTAAATATGCAGGAGAAAATATCATGAAGAAGTTAGCAATTTTAGTTTTAGGTTTAGTTTGTGCATTTGGAACAATGCAAGGATGTTCAAGTACCGGCGAGGGGCAAGGAATTCAAGCCCTCGAACAGATGCCGGAAGTCGACTACAGTAAGTGGAAATTATATATTCAATTAGGTGTAAAGATTTCCGCCAATAGACTTCTAAGGGAAGGCTCTGTAACCGCAAAAGAGCTAGAACTTGTAGCGACAGCAATTGAAACGGCACGCGATCAAACCGTTATCCCTGGTGCGACCGGCATTATCAAGCCAGCACTGGACAAGATCGGTTTCACTAATGACGAAATTGAATTAGTTCTTATGGTAGCGGAACAAGAACTATTGTCTCGTGGTGCTTTAAATTGGATTAATCCTACGACAGGCGTTGTTGACCTATCACCACGCACTAAGGACATCCTTACTGTAGTTGCAAGCTCACTAAGAGCCGCAACGAAGGTTACGGAAGAAGAGCATCAACAAAATGCTCAGTTGCAAGACCAGTTTGGATATAGATTTGTCAAACTAAGTCAATGATTCGAGTTTTCTTTAACGAAAACGGATACTATATAAATGGGGAGGGCGTCGAAATTACGCGGCGTCTCTCCCCCGCTCTCACTGAAAGAGGCGATAGAATTTTTCAAGTCATTCATCATACATATAAAGTCCTAGTGATGGCTCTGAAAGATCTACAAATCAATAACGTAAAAGAAGACGTTATAGTATATAACGATAGTCGAATTATCGACGAGATCAATGGACTTACGAAACCACTAGATGAGACATGTGAGCAGTGGTTGCAAGGCATCAGAAGATCAATAGTTCCCTCTATCAAGCCGGTCGTGTTCTTTCGCAAAAAGACCTCTGATTATGTAGCGGAACAAATAAGAATAGCACACGCCAATATACAGAAGGTAGATAACCAGAAATTGGCAGAAGAATATTTAAAGCAACGAGAAGAGAAGATAAATGGCGGCAAGAAGAAACGCCTAAATAAATTACGAAAAAATTGGTTCGGAGACAAACATGAGTGATCACAGTACAGATATTAGCGTAACAATGGATCGTCTATTAAGAGAACGCCTAGAACAATACGGTGTCCCCGTCGAAGTGCGTTCTAGCCTCAGGGACGATATCTTAGGCTTCCTACAACGGCCAGAAAAGAAGCCGCATGGTGCTTGTGTCATGACGCCGGCCGCATCAATGGCGTCAGATCAAGCAAAGAAGAATAAAGAAGTGCAGAAGAAGGGCACTTCAACGCCCGAAGTTATTTGAGTAGTTTTACCGCTGATTCATATCCAGCGAATTGTGCTCTCTGCCAAAGCTTCGGATAATTTTGCAAGAAGCCTTTTCTTTCGGCAATGGACGCCACCGGCGTCCAGTGTTTTAAGCTGGTGCGAATAACAGAAACATTATTCGTAAGACGATAAGCTTCTCCAAGCACTGCTAATGTATGGATAATATCTCCATCCACACTAGCATTCACATTATTGATTATAATTGGATTACCGTTTACATGCGTCCATACCCAATGCGGAGGACCAAATTGATTGGGTCCGTAGGTATATGGAATCAAATGCAATGTCTGTGAATTGTAGAATCGATCACAGAATCTTAATAATGTAGCTTTAGCTAACGTAGCGTCAGCTATATGTCTCATTGCTGCCGAAGCTCCGAATGCTATAATGGCAGAGTGGAAGCTCTGCGTACCTTCTACGCCGGTGGGCAAAAACGGCTGATGGAATTCTTTTTGCACAACGCCGTTACTATCGGCGGCGGCCACATAAACCCACATTGCTTTTTCAAGCCAAGATAAAGAATATCCCGGCTTGACAATGTTTGCGAGAGCGGCGTGATATAATCCCCAGCCAAATGCACGATCGGCATTAATACCATCATTAGGATTCAAAGATACTAAATACATTGTACGCATCAATGATGGATATAGATATGTTGGATTATGATTGTCATCTTGGTGAACAATTTCGTCATTTCTATCGCTCCATCCACATTGGCAAATATACTCAAATGCCATAATTAGATCGTCTCCCGCCATAGGGTTCTGTTCATAATGCCAGAGTGGTTCAGCATTAATTGACATGCGGCGTACGTGAGCGGGATCGTGAGCACGATAAGCTGTCAATGCCGCTTCGTAAGAACAGGTATTGCCGGGATTGAAAACTCGATAATGATAATTATTGTAGTTGCCATCTAAGAAGGCAATTAACTCTACATCGGATTCTCTTCCTTCTTCACCCTTCATTAGCTCGGCATGAATGAGATGGTTGTAAGTCCATTCTGCTGCTCTAATAGGTTCGCCCGTGTTAATATTATAACAGGCAAACGGCATTCTATCCATGTTCGCTATATGTAATAGCGAATTCATATAGACAGATTCGGGCACTTGAGCAAATCCAGTATAAGGATTAATATTTAGACCGCCAAAAGAATATCCGGCACTGTTGCCTTCTGGATGCCAGGGGCCAACATTGGGCGTCTCAATACTCAATAGGTCTGCAACGTATCCTTCTATACCCTGTTGTAATGAAGTCTCGATAATACCGATTGCTTGTAATGAAAGTTGACTATAAGCTTCTCGATTAACAACGGGCATCATCATATCCAGTGGACCATAATGGTTCACGACATCTGGAATGCGAAGACTGACACGTCTTAAAACAGCCGTGGCTTCGTTTACAACCTGGGGAGCACAAATGCAAAATTCTCTTTCAAGAATTGCTCTAGGCAACATAACGTGATTATCATTAGGTATGGCGGCGGCTATAATCCACTGTCTCGGTAAAACTGATTCATCTTTGCGGACAGTAGTAACCACGCGATCATCAGTATCCCAACTTAATACTAATGACTTAAAGTATGTCTTGCCGCAGAAACCTGTTCCGTCTGGATTGACTGCACCGTTAGATAATCTAAATTTGAGGGCGATTATGTTTCTTGAAATAAACTTATAATAGAAATGCACGCCCAAGATATCTGGCTGTCCAACGCACGACAAACGCTTCCAAACCTTGTTCCATCGTCCCATAAAAACTAAAGGGGTTTCGCAAACAAGCTTTGTTGAAAAGACGCCCTTGTCAGGCACGTCCATCGTTAGCGTAAGGTTAATTTTCATTTTTGTGTAAACCTATCTATCGTTTCTTTCATAGCACGGAGGCATGAAGTAAGGTCAGATAAGACTTGCGTATTATGCTTAACGAGATCAACATATTGATTGATAGTCTCTTTTAAAGCTTCAATATTCTTAATATGTTGTTCGTCGTTAGATTCTTCTAATTGTTCGATTCTTTTGCTTGCCGCTTTATTTTGTCTTAGAATTAGCGTTAATAAAACGCCAAAGACAAGACCCATGATGCCATATTGTTGTAATAGTGTGCCTAGAATACCGGGATCTGCATTCTGAACCTCAAGAAACATCATGAGCCTGCCGCTCCTCTCTTGGGGCCAATTTTTTCTATAACAATTACCGCACCGTTGACTGGAATTTCACAGTTATTACCACCCGAGCTAGTCGAGTTTATTCGAAGTCTCAGAGTATCTCCAGCATCGAGGTTCACTATATGAACATTAGTAGCTGTGTTATTAATAACGCTTGCACCCACCGCACCGTGTGCAGAACTGATAGTCGTGCCTGCAAGACCAGTACCACTACTATTCTTTTCTAGTCTTGACGTACACGTTTGAAGAGTAGTACCAACAGTCTTAGAAGCTGTAATGTGATAGCTAACCTTATATAGTCCTGGTGAAAATACCTTTAAAATACCGCTACTAAGTCCAGTACCGATGCCATAATTTTGGTCAGCAACTTCTAATGGGACGTTAATACTGACGGTTTCCATAGCTGTCGTAATCTTCTGTATCGTATCGTTAGAGAATATAGCGATACCAGAACCGACAGAAACATTAATCATACCAGAGCCGGTATGTATTACTGGAGTACCATGACCTAATGCTTTTGCAGCAACGACAGCGGCCGTATCTGTTCCGACAATACCACTAATAACACTGTGGTTCATCATGAACATATCACCTAGACCTAAATTAGCCAATGTCGGCGGCTGATATAGACCAGAAAGATTAAGTTCCGGTTGAGTGCCAAACGTACTGAATATCGGGTGAGCGGTGTTAGAAACTAATTGTAAATCACCGGGCGACGTTGTTATTACAGCAATACGTCCAGCGGTATAAGCACCTTGCAGACCGTGCCGTCCAATCATTTCCTTGATATTGCCAGAGTGTGCGATAGGCCAGAAGCCGTCGTTGGCGGGTCCGCCCGTATCCCAAACATTACTTATGGCCCAAGCTTCAAAAGGACCGCCGCGATACTGCATCTCGCCGCTAAAACTAAAAGCAGAAAGATATAATTGATCTTGGGCACTGATCGTTAAGTCGTGCTTCGATAATATCTGAAATCCTACGTTCGGGAGATAGGAACCAAGTTCAATATTATTGCTCGCATCTATTTTACTTAGTTGAAAGCCATAGGTTTTACCGCCATCAAGCGAAAAGCTAAAGCCACCGAAGGGAGATTCTGTATTAAAAGAAGGTTCAAATCTTATAATACCCGACAAACTATTTATCGAAGAATGCCATACGCCACTGTTCATGTGAACGTGGGCAAATGGTCGAATTTCTCTACCAAATCCGCCGTTAGTCATTTCTGCACCTAGCGATGCAGAGCCACTAGCCTGAGGCCAAAGATCACCTACTTCTCTTGCCATATTAGAATCCTACTATAATAACTCTTCCAGCCTGTGCCACGTTCCAGGTAATGGTAACCGTATTAGAATTTGTAACTGCTATAGCATCCGGTATGATACAAAGACGTGGAGAGTTAGCGTCATATGTTTCAACTTGCACATCGGTTGTACCGAGGTTGTGAGTTACTGTCCAAGTAACAGCAGCACCAAACGTTTGAGCAAACGTTTTCGGCATGCCTGCGAATCCTTGAGTTGGGAATCCATATAGACCAGAAAGTGCCCAAACGTCAACGGAGAATGTAACGGGAGATGCACCACCTGTATCTCCAATAACTATGAAGCCGCTTGTTGTCGGAGACAGATCAACGTCGCCAGTAAGATTGGCACCGCCGATTACGCCGACAGACGTTACTACGGTTGCACCGGTAGCAATATCATTGAATGTTAATCCGCCATCAACGCTAACCTGGAAGGATGCACGCTGACGGTTGTATCTTAGAACACCTGATTGACCCATGATAGGATCATGGAACACACCACTCACTAAGTGAATGTGACCAAACGGTGCTAATGTCGTAATGTCAAATGCATCACCAAGGCTTCCGTTAACGCCAAGGTGAGATTGACCACTAATGCCCGGTATTAAATCGCCATTTATCTTCATAGTTGACCCCCACTAAAGTACACTAAATAATAACTACTTTTCCGTCTTGGGGGGTATTAAAGATTAATGAGACGCTGTTGCTGTCTTCTATTATGATATCATCTGGCAATATATTTTTCGCACCACCGCCTGGAGCATCAAATACTTGAACAAGAACATCTAAACTGTTTAAGTTATGAACAAATAGGCCGCTTGTAATAGAAGAAAAAGTTGCGGCAAATTTCGAGACGGACGATGAGCCTGAACCCGGACCAATAATTGTGATGATATTGCCGGCTGATAGAATCGTGATTCCGCTGAGGCCAACGATATTGATGAATGGCCCGAGTTGACCGTTGATAGCAATAATACCGCTAGTGGATCCGCCACCTCCGAATGATCCACTCTGGCTGCCACCGCCGAGAGATACTATACCGCCAATTCCTAAACTCATGTTATGACAATTCTAATATTCGTACGTCAGCGATCGCGTTTGAAACACCATAGATGATTGTATTAGGAGTACCAACAATATCGAAAGCAATTTTTTCGCCAACATTAATTGGTAGACCGTCAGACGTAGTGACGTTGACATCGCCAATGTAAAGAATGCCGGGTCCATCATTATGTAGCACAAGGGCTCGACGATATTCCAATGGAGTTTGAGGAAGTGCTATTCCTGTTCCCCCAACAGAAATCATTTGTTGCCTTAATCCAATGGAGACACTAAAGTCTTCTGGATTAAGAACTACGACACCTTCGGATAGCCGATTGCGGAGCGAGTGACGTTGATCGGGTATAGGAAATGTACCCGGAGCTAGATCGTAGGGCGGCGAATTCGCTATACTCGGTATCGTACCGCTTCCAATTATTGAGTTGTAATCTTTAGGCATAAGTGCCTCCTAAGAAGAGACACTTTAGAAGATCAGCATCCTCACTTGAGAACCAGCACTTGCTACAGCCCATATTTCTACGCAATCTAAAACCGGTAAGTCAACATAAGAACGCGGAGTAGCGGCTCCAGCGTTTGTTAGCTGCCAACCTTCTGGAGTTTTTGCAGCACTATTAGCAATGGTTACTGTAGTGCTATCGGTCGCGTTTTGGATACGGACTAATCTTGCTCTCGGAAGCGGACTTTGCCTTGCACCCCAAATCTTGATTGGTGTAGTCGAGACAGTAATACCGCTAACGGCAAAAGCATCAACCGAAGTTAAATCTTCGGGATTAGCTATAACTACTTGTAAGCCGGTACGTTCACCTTGACCGAGAGGCTCGTAACCACGTTGACCGGAAGGTAAGATACCACGAGTATAGGGAATTGTACCGCTGCCTACGGCGGTTGCTACTAAAGGTGCAGCCATAATTAAACTCCTAAAAGAGACGAAACGAGACGGAACCATAGATAAAATACACTAAGGGCCGCTAAAAAGCGGCCCTTAGAAAAGGATGACGACCTACTAATTAAAGTTTATTCTTCTATAAGTTTCCACTTATATTTTGCCCTAGCCTCGGCACACCATGGATATAGTTCTTTAAATATAGTGTCCATGGCATTTGCTATCTCTCTCATTTCAAGCTGTGCGTGGGGATCTTGTCGTAGATTCAAGAAATGCATCAGATTATGTACATCTACATTTACGTAAATTTCAGTGAATAGGGCAACTGGTAATACTATTCTTGCGAGCTCTTTAGCTACGCCCCGAGCAAGAAGTCCTTGATAGCCGTCATATGTAAAGGCAAAACATTCTTTAGCAATTTGCTCGCTTTCGTCGTGAAAGTCTTCAAGACCAGTCTCCTCTGGTACAATACTGCCCTGTTTGTTTTTCGTATCCTGGAGACGCCACTCTGTGGGCAAATAAAATTCGTCTGCAAGTTCGCTATATCGACCAGACCATTCGTTCAAACGCATAGTACGATGTCGAACAAATTGCCGCATGCAAAAGATCGGCATCTTTATATTAAAGGTTATGTTGCAAGCTTCAAATGGGGACGTGTGCCGATTCTTAAAGAGATAAAACAAAAGCTTCTTATCTGCATCTTCACCCTTTGAAGGGGATTTATAAGATATACGTGCCGTCTCAACAATACGTTGATCTGTCCCAAGATGATCAATATAACGTACGTACCCTGCTCCGAGTACCGGGACCTCAAAACCTTTTTCAATCATACCACTAGCTTTGGTCTGATAATTTCGCTAAGTACCTCTTCATCAAGAGCCTTCTTAATCTCTTGAATGACTTCATCGGCATCGAACGTGCGGGCGATTATCATCTCAATAGAATACCAACTACCTCCGACACCAATGCCATCAATACCAACAATCTTACTGAAAGACTCCATAAGACGAGACCGAACAGTACTCTCGTTATCTAGTTTTTCATTGAGCTTCTTGCTTAGAGTAAGCATAAAGCGATAATGCATTTCTTGACCGTTCTCATCTTTAGAGAAGGTTATTACATACTTTTCTTTAGGTTGTGCCATAGTATGTATATACTGACATATACCGGCAAATTGTCAGCTTATTTCGCAGACTTCTCCGTCACAGAATCGAGGAGCCACAGCTTCTTCTTTTGAAGAACTCAGCATTATAGGCTTAATGTTCTTCGTCATAGAATCGTACTGTTCCTTAGTAATAGACTCATATGGTGCTTGAACATAACCGTGATTTGAAATTGGTAAGAACGATATACTCTTAAGCGAGTCCTCGTAGAATTCCAAAATATGCTGAATATCCTCTTTTTCAGATTCTTTAAATGTAACAGTTATACTAACCATGTTGTCGGCCCAGTATCTTTGGTAGGCGACGGCGTTAGCTACCTGTTCCCAAATCGTGACATCATTCTTAGAGCGAGTGAAATATTCCTCATGAATAGGAAACTCCACAACCATCGTAGATGATTCCTGTCCTACGGCCGCCTCGACTTTATGGCCGGCATCTTGAGCAAGCTTCCAAAGTGGCGAATGAATGCCCACGCGAATGCGACGAATATAGTATTCTGAATGTGGATAGTGAATGCCGGGCGGTTCGCCAGGAAGCAAGCTAACTGTTCCGCTAGGCTTAACAGAAGTTTTCTTAATAGACTTTGGAACACCAAGCCAGTTGGAATATTGAATATCCAATCCTAGAATAAATTCGTAAGACTTATCGCACCATAAAAGAACTTCTCTTCTGCCGTGCTTGCCAAATGCTTTGATAATGCCGCTTTGACTTAATCCAATTCTACGATTCTTTGTCATTACAGCATTCGTCTCGGGCCAGTGCGTAGGTACGAGTGTAACCGTTTTAGCGTAAAGATATGCAATCTTTATAGTTTCAAGATATTCATCTAATGAATCGTGGCGTGCTGGGAATGTTTCACAGAGTGTGCATAATTCGTAATTATGAAGAGTTTGCTCAGAACACGGATTGCAGCCGACGGCATCTTTATCGTTCCAATTTGGAGCGTCTTTCATGCGGCCATAAGCCCTGGCATTATCCAACCACTGAATTCCCGGCTCTCCATTTTTAGCAATCTGTTCGGCGTGCCAAGAATAGTCCATGCCTATTTCTGCTATAACAGAATTATTTGAAGCCCATCTATACTTCATTAATTTTTCTTTGTCTTGCTTTAAAAGAACAAAGTCTGTGTCGTTAAATTGCCCTAGGGCTAACTCGGCACTTCGTCTTGTGTTTCCAGCAACAACACAGCGACCAATCATATTCATTATATCGACTATAATAGTTGACGTTACAGCTTGTCCAATATGATCGTTTAAAAGAGAGGCTACATTATCTAACATTTCTTTAAGTGGTCCAGGACCACTAGATGTGCCGCCGAACGTTTTAATAGGAGCACCCGCTGGACGTATTTGCGAGTAATCAAATTGTGGTATAAAATCACCCTTTAAATAGCCATCGATGATTAAACCCAACGCCTCAACCCAGCCTTCGCGGGTATCTGGAATAGCATGAATTACTAATGGGTCTATAGATGATGGATGTTGAATGGTTACTTTTCCAGCACCTTCTGTTCCAAATCCACAACCAACTCCTAACATGGACATATCCATAACGAATCTGAACGGCTTACTAAATTCGTGATCAATATTAGAAGTAGAAACATAGGCACAATTATTGAGTGCCGCCCCGCCTTTTGTTTGAACAATATCAGTTCCTAGGCTCCACAGGCCCCGGCCGGGGGGTAGGAAGCGAAACGTCCACATAAGTTCGAACATTCGCCTTGCGGTACGTTGAGCCTTCTTTTCGTCCCATGGCAAATGATTACGCTTGCAGTGATTTTTTTGTATACTAAAAGTACCTTCAACCACACGCAGGCAGGTTTCCCAATATTCTTCTGTGCGATCCTCGTCTGCAATTTGACGAGCGTATGTTCGCTTAAAAGTAAAGAAGCCTAGTGGTCCCCAGTCAGGTTGTTTGCCCTTATAGATTCTGACGAAGGACTCCGGTAGATCAAATGAATGTTTAGCAATATCAAACATGAAAACGCCCTGGATTAAATAAATTACAACTCGATGAACCCTTAATTAACAAGTCTCTAATAATCAAACTACTATTTAAAGCATGACTAAAACCATATCCTCCAAATCCACACATAACATATTCATGAGGGCGGTTAGGAAGTTGACCAACCAAAGGAAGTTTGTCTGTCGTTGTGCATACTACATTAGACCATGTAAACTCGTACTTGATGCCACTGAACATTGGCATGTAATCAGTTATGAAGCTGCGAATTCTATCGTAGACAACGGGACTAATTTCTCCGTCGTCTAGTACGCCGACTTGCTTATTTCTGACGGCGTGTCTCATGCCGCCAACTAATAAACGATTGTCGTGTAATCTCATATATTCAAAGCCGTAATTGCACGAAATACTCATTTGCGGAAATGTTTTAACTAAATCATCAGGTAATATTTCGGTAGCAATAATTTGGTTTCTGTGACCAATAATATTAGGTGCTAACTCAGGAACTAACTCACTTGTATAGACATTGGTACAATACACTACAGATTTCGTTTTGATAATACCTTTGTGACGAATTGAAACACTAAAACTGTCGTCGGTATTGCGTTGTACTTTTGACACGCAACAGTTGGTTAATATTCTAGGTCCTTTGCATTCAACAAGTTCGCGTAATCCATTGATAATTTTGTATGGGTTAAATAAAGCCTCTGTAGGAACAAACATTCCGCCAACAAATTGACTTCCCGGAAATAGGACTTGAACGTCGTTTTGCGATAACATCAAACATTTTAAGTTCTGATGAACATCTATGAAGTCAGATTCGCGTTGTAAATCTTCTAGCTCGTTGGCAGACAGAGCCAATCTGATACCGCCAGTATCAAGTAAACCATCATTAAACTTAATGGCACGTAGACCTCCAACAAGTTTCTTATTGTTGTCGGCAATAAAAGAAAGGTATGCAGACCCAATATCTTTATCCATCTTGTGGAATAAGTTATTTGTGCCCAAAAATAATTGACCATTGTTTCGACCAGATGCATGACTGCCAACAGAAGATTCTTCAACTAGATAACAATTAGTAATACCGGCATTGATTAACTGATGTAATAAAGTAATACCGGCAATGCCGCCGCCGATAATAAGAACGTCTATATTACGCACAAGGCCCGACGTAACGTTGTTTTTAGTCGGGCAAGTGGAAAACCAATAATTACTGTGCTGAGCCATTTAAAGCAATTCTTCTATAGATTGATTCGGAAGTGCCGCCTGTTCCTTAATGGCTTTCATAATTTGTTTTACGTTATTTGGTTTGGGGTCAAAATATTTCTTTTGATTATTGCCTCGGCAAAAATCGCAAATGTCTATTAGAAGCTCAATAGATTCCGTATCAGAAATTTTATATTCCTGAGTTTTCATGGATACAACGTGATCTAATGGCCTAGACATTCTCGGCTTGTCGCACTGGGGACAAGCAAATAAACGTTTGTCAGTAGAAGAACGATTAATGCGTTTCATCTGTTATCGCCGCTACCACTAAGAGTTCCTTTAGCTGCCCGTGCAGCTAATTTATCTAAATTAGCCTGAGCCACTTCACCCATATCAAGATTGAATTCCTTGCATAATGCAGCGATATACCACAGGACGTCGCCGAGTTCTTTGGCGATGGCAGCACAGTCGGCATCTTCAACAAGGCCGTCTTTATCGCGAATAAGCTTCTTAATTTTTTCGGCTACTTCGCCAGCTTCACCACAGAGACCAAGAGCCGGATAAATCCAACCAAGATTTCCAGAACTGCCAGTCTCAAGAGATGGATAGACGGCAGTAACAACAGCTTTTCGCTGGTATTCATTAAATGTCAATGTCATCGCGTCACATCCTTTACTGCCCACATGATTGCTTCTTCAAGCTTGGTCTTAGCTAATGAAATTTCTCGTGATGTACGGACTGTTGGCAGTAAAGTATTAGGATCCGTTTCTATTAGCTCGTACAATTCTTGAGCTTTATCCTTGAGGGCTTCAAGATGTGCTTGTTCAAGTGAACCAAGTGTACGATATTCTTTTCTAAAAACATTCATGATTGTGCCTTTGGGGTCCAAACAGACCAGCCATTATTTGGTAGATACTTGCCTTCTGCATCCTTACGCTTCGGGAATAGAGTACCTTCTTTTCCTTTGTGTTGACCAAAGGCTAGTTTAGCTCTACAGTGTCGGGCGGTATGCGGCGGACTAGTTTCAAAATGAACGATAGACTGACAATGTAATTCATAGAAATCATTATCTTCAACGGTCCTTACGACAAATCTTAGATCGTCACCGCCGCACACTCCACACTTTTGTTCTTCGAAAACCTCTTGCAGTGCTGACAATTGACGGAATACATCCTTTTGTGTTTCACCCTCTGCAAAGATTTCAATTCTACCGTTTGATGATTTATGACTTACTTTCATTTACTAGACTCCAATTCTTTCTTACGTTGGTCTCTTTGTTCTTGTGCTGACAATTTCTTCTTGGAAACCTTCTGTTCGTTTAGATAGGCCAAGGCACGCTGGGCTTCTTCCGCAGTCAATTCTAATAGCTCGCAAATAGATTCGGCTCTCGCCTTATCGGTTACGACTTCTTCTATGACTTGTACCGGATCTATATTTCGAGTCTCGCACAGTTTTTCAATCGCGGCAATGACCTGTGAGTCAGCCTTACCTCCGGGATTGACTTCCAATGAAGCTATACCCTCTCGCAATCCAATTTCTTCTGATGAAAGCATTCGGATACCAAGAGCTTTGCGTAAACTGCGTGCCTCCGCACGGGACTCAGCAACGGCCGTTGGATAATTAAAGAATTTGCCAGAAGTATTCTTACTACTGGCGTCCGCAGTGCCAACGAACCTAACGATATAAGGACCGTCTGGTTTGCCATCGTCTACAATAAATGAAGAGGTAAATATGGCCTGTATGAGCGTATCAGAAGGCGTGAGTATCTCAACCTTCTGTTCAACTATCCCGGCTTCTCTGGCAAGTCTCTGTAAGCCGGCCAAGAGAACAACCTTCATCTCGTCTTCGCCTTCTTTGCGAAGATCAGTTTCATCTACGTGCAGTAGACTTTCCCAGTTTGTAGTAAACAAATTTTTGATATCTCTGGACATATGTAAATTATGACACTATGTGTATTTTTTGTAAGTGGACATCCTGAAAAAACTGTGTGAGTTGCTCGTATATACGTTGGCAGCGAGCGTTCGAAATTGAATTCGATAGATCTTCCACGATCATCACGCGATAGCCCAAGTCATTCAATTCGTCTGATAAACGATTGTACCTTGTCTCAATACGATTCTCTTGCTTCTCGCCATAAATGTGAGTGGGCAGAAGAAGCTCAATAACGACCTTATGATCTGGCAAGATAATGTCGGACGTATGATTAGCGGATAACTTTACGCCTACCTTGACGGTCTCTTTCTTTTCCAAAAACGAGGCTAGTTTTTTACCAAACTTTGACAAGCTGCCTGGACCCGGTTTCTCTCCTGTTTGAAGCCGGGCTAAAATCTCAGTCTTATATTTAGAGGAACCATTTTCCCATTCGGCCTTTCGTAATTCGCCGAGCTTCTGTTTCTGCTCTAGTCCTTTGTCAGATTCCCAAAAGACACGAGTGCCGTTAGAGATCTTATTCTTTGTATCTTCTGAGTGTTCTTTGCCAAGTCTTTGATGATCTGAGTGCTTCAAATGGACTTTCTGTGCTTCGCTCTTAGATCTTCTTGTAACACCAAGCTTCTTCATATTATAATATAAAGTAGACTTAGCCATCTTAAGATGTAAGGCCATGTCGTCTATAGACATTTCCTGATACATTTTCTCAAGATATTCTTTGGTCAGTTTCATCGCTTAACTAAATCCCAATTAATCTTGAGACCTAATCTGTTGGCTTCAAATTTGATTTGTTGTTTTGTTGCACCGTACTTCTTAACACAGAATGTATAGCCGCGATAAACAACGTCTTTTCTGAAAGCGTCAACGTCAGCGTCCGAAGTTTCTGGCAGACACCATTTAACGTCGGGCTCATCGACTTGCTTCAAAGCGTCGTCCAATTGCTTCTGACTCTTAGCTGCCTTCTTCCTGATAGCATCCACGTCAATAACTTTTGCCGGCCGATTCATTCTCTCTTGAACTTTTTTATTTTCAAGATCAATCAAACGGCGATTCGCGACGGACTCAGCTTCGCGGGCCTTCTTATTTTCTGCAACTACATCAATCTCACGCTTCTTATCGAATGCCTTCTTAAGCTTTGTAGCCATAAGACGAGCTTCGTCTGGAGATTTAATATCTAAGATTTTCTTATATTGAACAACTTCATTGGGCGATAGGTCTAGTGTACGCTCGAATACCGAGTCGCCGGACATTCTAGCAAGTAATTCTAGAAACTTTATTTTCTGTTGTTCTGTTAATTCAGGCAATTCTCTTTTAACCATATTATACCTCAATAAATAAATTCGTCCGCTCGTTTGCTGTATGCCGGGTCCGGGGACTGTAAATGATAATCGTGTACACACATTTTATCTACCAATGTTTCAAAATCACATTCAGACTTCCATCCTAATGTTTTTTGTGCCTTGCTTGAATCTCCTAATAGGATTTCAACGTCTTTTGGACGCATAAAAATAGGGTTAAATTTATAAACCTTATCCTTATCGAGATTAAACCACGTGCAACACGCTTCAAAGAAACTTGTCACTGAATGGGTCTTACCTGTCGCAATAACAAAATCGTCTGGTGTATCGTTTTGCAACATCATATGCATCGCTTTTACATAGTCGCCGGCATAACCCCAGTCTCGACTAGCTGTTATATTTCCAAGCTCTATATGCTCTTGAAGGCCCCACTTAATACGTGCAAGACTGGTAGTAATCTTACGGGTGACGAATTCTTCGCCACGCAAAGGACTTTCGTGATTGAAGAGAATACCAACGGTCGCAAACATGTTATATGATCTGCGATATATCTGAGTCATATGATGCCCATACATCTTTGATGCCGCGTATGGCGACTCTGGATTCATAGGAGAGTCTTCATTTAGAATAGCAACCTTACCATTAATAATTGGGTTGCCAAACTGTTCGCTGGAGCCGGCCTGATAAAACTTACAGTCTGGTTTAATTTGACGAATTGCTTCTAAACAATTAAGAACGCCGAAACCGGTAATTTTGGAAGTAGTCTCGGGATATTGCCAAGATAACGCAACGTGAGACTGTGCGGCTAAATTATAGAATTCAGCAGGTTGAAATTTCTTAACGGTATTTTGTATACTTGAAAGATCCGTTACGTCGCCATCAACCAAGTGAAAGTTGGGACTTCCCATAAGAGTGCGAAGCCTTGAAAGGTTAGAAGTAGAGGTGCGACGGCGAACCCCGACAACTCTATAATCCAATGAGAGAAGATGTTTACTTAAGTAGTAGCCGTCCTGGCCACTGATTCCCGTGATGATAACCGTCTTATTCATGCTTGATTCCTATACCAGTTTATTGTTCTTCTAATTGCTTCCTCAACCGATACCTGCGGTTCCCATTTGAGAACTTCTTTTGCTCTAGATATATCTAATGCTCTACGTGGTTGGCCATCTGGCTTGGTCGAATCCCACACGATATCAGAATTATAATTACCAATCCTTTTGATCATTTCCGCCAAGCTTTTAATAGTTATTTCTTGACCGCACCCTAAGTTAATGGGTTCTGGCGAAACATTTTTTTCTATAGCAATCGCTATAGCCCTAGCACAATCACCCGCGTACAAGAAGTCGCGAGAGGCTGATCCGGTGCCCCATAAGGTTACAAACGTATTGTATTCGTAACTATCCTCATCTGTTAAACTAAGTTTTTGATCACGTCTAGATTGTTCAAATTTATTAATCAGTGCGGGTATAACATGTGACTTATCGGCCTCGAAATGATCGTGTTCGCCGACCATATTGGTTGGAATGAGATTAACTACATTAAGACCGTATTGTTTACTATATTCTATTCCAAGCTTCACTAGTGTTCTTTTGGCAATACCATAACCACTATTGGTCATCTCTGGCATGCCATCAAATAGTTCGCTTTCAATAAAGGGAATCGTCTTGGGCGTGTGCGGATAGGAGCACGTCGTACCGAGCATAATGAATTTTTTAACCTTTAGGTCTTTGGCAGCCTCAAGAATATTCATGCCCATTTGAAGATTTTGATAGCCGAGCTTGCCCTGATTATTTTGATTAAATCCTATTCCGCCAACCACGCCCGCAAGATGAATAATAACATCGGGACCCCAAGCATAATATCGTGCTTCAATACCACACGGAGTATCATTTAATAAATCTAATGCACGAGAATTTGGAACATATAATTCGTGGTCGGTATTCTCTTCTAAATACCTTACGAGATGATGACCTAAAAATCCGTAGCCGCCCGTTATAAGAATTTTCATTCCTTTAATCCAATTCCTCTTACGATGCAGGGTCGCTTGGAATGTTGGCCGCCAACACCCTCATACATCAATACTTTAAAGCCAGCATCCTCAAGAAGCTGTCTAATACATTCTGGCGTGAAACGCCAATAGTCTCCCGGATAGTTATGTATCTCGAAATCAAATACGGTTGTTAAATAAAATAGCCCTCCGGGCTTTGTAACGCGGAAGGCTTCTTTGATAACTTCTCGTGGCCAGTCAACATGTTCTAAGCAATCAGTGCTTATAATAACATGAAAGCTGTTATCGGTAAACGGCATCTGCTTGGCGTCAGATACTACGTCAACGCCGGGGCCATTTTGCATATCGAGCCCAACATACTCTAGCACCTGCGGTGCTATGGTCTTGCGACAAATTATATCTTCTTGTCCAGGGGCAATCCAACTGCCTATTTCTAGCACTCGCATGTCTTTATTGAATGGCATTCTTTGAGCGGCTTCATGCTCAATCCATCCTCTATTATGCACATCCATTAAGAAACTCCTCTACGGTAATTACGTTCATGATCTCGTCGCGATGACGCTTAAAAATGTCCCATGTCCATCCTTCAACTGGGGCAATAAACTTCTGTTCCCACGTAGTGTCATCGCGTCTTATGACCCCACAGCCCCAATCAGTATCTATCGTAAACATCTTTAAATCATGTCGCCACGATCTAAGACTTGCGAACGCCTTCCAACAGTCGCCAGTCCAAGGCTGACCGGAAAGCCCCTCTCTGAGTTGATGCCACTCCTCCGTAGGAAGCATATCGTGACATACTATTATGCCCTGTTCATTAAGAAATGTCAATGAATTAGTGATATCTTTTTGAACTTGTTCTGCTAAATGTAGACCATCAATAAAGATTAAGTCATATTTTTGCTTACAATGATTAGCGAAGAACTCATCGGAGGTCATAGTATAATCGCCGCACCCATTGGGGTCTACGCCGTGTTTAATAGGCACGTTAATCTGATTAAGAGTTTCGCGACCCAAGACCCCTATCTCAAGATAAGATTTAAAGTCGTATTTATCGATAAGATATTTAATTATATCATAACGTTGCATTAGTAGCCTACATCCTGTAAGTAAGGAAGATAAATATTAGATTCGTGAAAGTGTCGCCAATTCTGGTAAACGTTATTATTTAAAGCAGCAGGATTATACAATGAATTCCAATCCACGTAATACCATTTCTGATTCCACATAGATCTTAATGTATTATGGTCGGCTTGAAGATAGCCATCATAGGCGTGGTGGATAGATCCATTTTTGGAAGTCATATTATGATAGTGGCGACAACGAACGTCGTGACTCACGGCCGCGTAACCTCCATGAATATATGCTCTCAATGCGAAGTCAAGATTTTCGTATTGTGCTTTCCATCGTTCGTCAAAGTAGCCAATTTTATCGAACGTTGTCTTCGGCCAAAATTGTATGGTTAGTTCCTGGGCAATACATTTAGTTATTCCATTGTCAGCATAAGATTCTTTTTGATATTCTATATCAGATATATCGGACATTGGACAGACTTGATATATATCTTGATTATTATCTAGGCATTTTAGTAATTCATCATCTAATCCATGTTCAAATAAAGTATCAGAGGTAACAAGCGACACAAACTTGCCGCGTGCCACGTGAGCTAGTAGATTAATACCGCGACTTATGCCTATATTATTACGCAGTGTAATTGATTGAAAACCAAATTTTCTAGCGAGTGATTCCGTGAGCACGCTTTGTTTTTCTGGGCCACCCTGATCTATCAAATATACTTCGGACTTTAACGTGCTATTCTTATGAAGATATAGAGATTCAACGCAGTTCTTATAATGCTCCTCAGCAACGGGATCATTACCAGGATTATAATTTAATACGCCGAATGTAATGTCTATCATTTTATTAACCTGACTATCGTATCATTCGCCGCCGCTCCTGGCGTGCGAATATACTCAAGTTGAATTTGACAATTTAAAGTGCTTAAAAATGAAAAGAGCTTACTGTGCGAGTACGTATTCCAAAAGTAGGTGCAGCCGTTCTCGTCTGGCTCCGACTCTTTAATAATGTCCTCGGGAGAATCCGATAGATCTACGAAGAAAACTAGGATAGCTTCTTTTGCTGCGACCCTGAATACTTCTTTAATCGCCGTCTCGTAGCCCTCGCCAAGATGTTCTAAAATATGTCTGGCGATAACTACGTCGAACGCATTGTCTATAAATGGTATTTCTTGGATGCGACCCTCTCGTAAAGAAATGCTGTCGCCATACAGGCTGCGAGCATGAGCCAAAAAGTTCTTTGTTCGATCTAGTCCCGTGTATTTGCAGCGTGCTCCAAAATTTCTAAACACTTCATAGTTGACGCAAGTGCCACATGCAACATCCAATACTGTAGTATTAGGATCATTGAAGCCATGAATTAAAGCAGCAAGTCTTTGGCGACCTAAGTTATCTGTACCGGTTCTGTGATTACGCAGAAAGGAAGCTATGTGCTCCGGAGTAAAAAAGTCGTGATTATTTATTTCTGGCATGTGACGTGCATTTCCAAATTAGATCTATCTACAAATGCTTTTGGTATACCATCTAAAAATTCAATATTTTGAAATCCCACTAATTTTAATAGCTTATTAATAACGCTCTTGTCTGCTATTAATTGATGTTGGCCTGCTGAACATAACCAGTCAGAGTAATTCGCGAATGGTCCATTTGCACCATCGGCTCTAGCCCATTGAGGAAAATTATAATAAAGCCAAACAATCTTTTCAAAGTCTGGTAGCTTTAGCTCAAGCTTGCCGCCCGGCTTTAGGACTCTTCGCCATTCGTTCAATGCATCAGTAGCAGTCTTAGGATTGAGTGGATTAGAGAGATGAGGTTCGTATGCATTTCCAGCCCTAAAATGTTCTAGTATATGCGATGCATAAATCTCATCGACGCTATTGTCTTCAAATGGAAGTGCTGATACGTCGGCCTTTAAATCGGCAGATGGATGATCAAAGTCTACGTTAATATAGCCGGGCATATTGTCGCCATGACTGGCAAGATTAAGTTTAATAAACGTCGCCATTTTCAATCACTTTCTTATCCTCATAGGTAGCAACCGCACGCCTGTAGAATTCTAATTTAGCACATTCTAATGTGCCGATAATAGTATTATAACCTATATAATTTTCTTCTGTATTTCTCAAATATTTAAGACACAGACTTGTAATCACATAGTTGAGATCGCCAGGACTCTCGACGTGCTGAAATACGTCCTGAATATATGGATCGACATCTTTGCGTAATTTTTGTTTAATATAGGGCATTATATAATTCCTACTTCCTTAAAAATATGTTCAAATCTATTCGACCATTGATGGTCTTTGATCATGCGAGCATGACCGGCGGCAGCGATTTTTTCTCGCTCGTCAGAATTAGCGAGATAATACTTAGTTTTATCAATTAATTCCTGTACCGTTCTGGCAATAACAATTTCTTTATCTTCAATAAAGTATGAATCTAGATCGTCTGCCGGCGTACTGATTTGAAGACCCTGCACCTGCGGAATCTCAAAGTGCCTTCCTTTAATTTGAGGCATTGTTCCATGATGCCATGGATTAGATAGATTAAGATTAACCTTGGATGTGTTGAATACGTCTATGATTTCTTTGAAGTCTGTCTTGTATCCGTGCCAGTTTTTATACCCGTCCCAATAATTACCGAAGAGGTCTATCGATATCCCCGCTTCCATCATGGCATCTATGACTTCGCTTCTAAGGAATTTGCCGTTTGGCATCTGTCCGTGCTTTTGTCCAACGAAGGATGCATCATACTTATACGATTCCCTATTGGGCTTGTAAAGCGGAGAACCGGCCCACTGAGACTTAATGACCTTCATTCCGCTTTGTTGATACCATGGAATGGTTGCTGAGTGCGTAGTCACGAAATGAGACACGCGATCTTTACGAGGAAGAATCCAGTGCTGGAAACGCCATGAGCTATCGCAGTCCCATTGAATGACAGGAACGCCCGCCCTTAGAGCCAGCTTCGCAATACCTTCCGGTAAATCTAATGTTTCATTGAAAGCTACGTTAAAGATTGCGTCATAATTAAAATCAGCAATAAACATATCAAGAGATCGTGGATCTGCGTCTGGGTAATAGTAACAATCTTCTAGAGAATTTTGTTTACAATATTCGGCAAACCCCGCTTCAATATTCATGTGCTCATACGAAAAGCCTTCTTCCGGCTTTCCGTAATTATATAGTAAGCCTACGTATAATATTTTCATGATACTTGTGTTAAATAATCAATCTTCCAGGATATACATTCTGTCAGAATGCCGTCTTCTTCCGCGATCCATTCAGACGCTAACATTTCAATACGTCTATTGGCAAAATCCGCTGCCTTAGCCCTGGTTTCAAAGGGGCCAAAAAATACTGTTTCATCTTTCCATGCTGTATTATCAGAACGATCTTTTAGATTTTCCTCTATAAGAACATACATATCAACTTGTTTCTTTGTCATCTCGGCACCGATGTTCCTAGTGAGTAGATGTATAGGCGTTCAGGTACTTTCATAAAGATAAATCCGGCCGCTGCGGCACGTTGCCACAGATCCCAATCTTCGCGGCCCAATAGAGCCTTGTCCGTTCTGTACATATTTAAAGTCTCAAGAGCGGAACGGCGAATCATCATACTGCCGTGACATAAGATGTTCTCCTGTGATAGCCTGTTTACGATTTCATCGTGCTTGGAATATTGAAGTACTGAAAAGCAGTTTGGATGCATAACGCCGTCTACTAGATCCCATGCGTTCGTCCCGCAAAAGTCAACCTTGGTATTACGCAATAAGCAGTTTCTTTGTATTTCAAGCTTACAATCCATCCACTGATCGTCCGCGTCTAGATAGGCGATCCAATTTGTGGTGCAGTGCGAAATGCCATAATTTTTGGCTGCTGCCAATCCTTGCTTACGCGGACGTTCAAGTACCCGAAGATTGAGAACGTCCTTATAATGATCGACTAGTGCCCGCGTGTTCTCCCAGCATTCGTCCAGTACCACTACTGTCTCAAATTCACAGTATGTTTGCCGAGTGAGAGATTCTAATGCTCTTTGCAAAAGCATGTCGTGCTCATGGTCGGGACTATGGGCACAGACTAGAACACTAATTGTATCAGACTCTTTCATTTTCAATTTCTTTAATTAGGACATACATATTCGGGAAATACATTACTGAGAATTTCATGACAGCGACGGGTATAAGTGTGTCTTCGTAAAAATTTCTCTTGAAAGCCAAATCGAACCGGCCGCCATCTTGAGTCAAGTTCTTTGATGAGATTGAACAACTCTTCTTCGTTTCTATATTCTAAGCAAGGAATACCTAAGTCGTGTACTCCATCGTCTTGTGGCGTAATCAAATGGGATCCAGCCGCGATTACTTCGAAGGGCCGCATGGGAATAAGACCGGCACCGCCGCCAGCAATATCATTTATAACATAATGAGATCGCATTAGTGTATCTACATATTCTTCTCTGAATGCATTTGTGACGTATTGTACGTTGGCGTTTGGAACGAGAGACTGAATAGATTCATATAATTGTCTGCGTTCTGGACGATCTGATCCTATAATTAAGAAGTCTATATCTTTAGTCACCGGATAAACAATATCATGCTTTAAAAAGACATATTGTCCACTATCAAAGAATATGGGACGAGCATGCTTGTCGTAATCGGCTGCGTAGGGCAGATAGATTTCGTGATCTTTGACAAAGTTTTTATTGGCAACGAAGTTGAATTCACAGCCGAGATAATTAGTTTCAAGTAACCATCTTCTAGGATATAATGATAAATCAAACCACCAAGATGCTCTGGCGACCACATTGATATTTTTCAGTTCCTCATAAAATCTATCGCCATCGCCGCATTCCATTTGAAGATATAGATCATAAGTACCAGACAAAGAAGCAAGAGTATTGCCTTCAATCATTTCATTGGTTTCGTAATAGTTGCCATACGGAAACACCGTATGTCCTAATTCGCGAAATGCTTTGACGACAAAATCCCCGGTCGCCCAACCGCGACTTTGAGGTATGCCCCTGTAACTAACAATAATTCTCATTTATTAGTTATAATAGTGCCATCGGGCCACGCAGGAGCCGGATAGGTTTGATTGGGCATCCAGTTAATTTTTACAGAAGCATTTTCTAGCACTAAATCAAATAGCTGCTTAGTCTGTAAATCATTCAGATTCAATTCTTTGGCGAAAGCTAATGCTCTTTCAAGTTTATTTATTAACGTCATATTATTTCCATTTTCGGGGATCGCCCCATTCAAGAATAACAGCTAATCTAGTCATGTGTTCCCAATTGCACTTACATCGTAATAGTACTTCTGCTTTACCGCTTTCTTGGCGAACGGCATCATTGATAAGCATTGCGTCTTTAATGCTTATCATAGTCTTCCTTCTCCGTGTGGTCTACCCTCGGCCGCTCCTGCTGCCGAAATTTCTACCCAATCTGCACGCTCTCTAATTTGCTTTAAATTATTGGCCCCGCAATAGGTCATTCCACTTCTAATGCCACCCATAAGATCACCTATTACATCTTTGATCGGGCCTTTTGCTTTCACTTTTATCTCTACGCCTTCGGCGGTTTTCCAATCTGCTTGATGGCCGAAATGATCTTCGGCGGCTTCCTTGGAGGCCATACCTCGGAACACCTTGTGTTCCGAAATAATTTCTCCTGGCGTTTCATCTGTACCAGCTAGCATTCCACCTAGCATAACCGCGTCTGCTCCCGCCGCAAATGCTTTTACTGCATCGCCTGGGGTTCGTATACCACCATCGGCAATAATAAAACAATTCACTCTACGACACTCTTGTATCGCTGAAAATTGCGGGACGCCGAAGCCCGTCTTGATACGTGTACTACAAACAGACCCCGGACCAATTCCAACCTTGATAGCATCCGCTCCACAGCCGGCCAAATACTCGGCTCCCGCGTAAGTGCAAACATTCCCAGCAACGATATATACATCGTCGCGAGATTCTTTGATTTGCTTTATTAAGTGACCTACTGCCTTACTGTGTCCGTGAGCAACATCGATACAAAAGTATCGAGCACCCACTTCATAAAGGGCATTAAAACGATCGAGTTTTTCATTTACGCCTAATGAAATAACCATATCGGATTGACCCGCCGTAAGATTTGGATTATCGCCCATTTTTGCAATCGTTTCATCGTACATTGCAAGATTATCTTCTATAGAACAGAATCTATGTAAGAATCCTAGACCGCCAAGCTCTCGTAATCTGAATGCCATTTCTGGTCCAGTAACAGTATCCATATTGGAACTTAGAATAGGAATGTCTAATACAAGATTACCCAATTCAACAGACGTATCAACGTCTTGTCGACTGACAATATTATTGAATCTCGGTATTAGAGAGATGTCATCAAAAGATAAGGCTTTAACCATATAGTTGTTTCAACTGCGTCTGATCGATATTATCGTTCTCGTCATATGTCGCACCTATGAAATGTCCCGGTTCTATTGGGCTTGGAAATGGAATTCCGGGCCAAAAATTAGTATGAAAATCGGCATGGTTCAGTGTGTCGTTCTTAACTACCGGCCATACAACTTGTGTCAAAAAGTCCTGGTCACATTGCCAACGGGCTTCGTGACTCTGTGCCCATTCCATGGCGTGTCTTGACATTTCGGAGAATAGTCCCTTTTTAATACCAAACATACCGCCGAGAATTGGCACGGAATGATGAAAGTGACAATGCATAGTATGAAAAAACTTATCGCTTTGAAGCCATTGGTCGACAGCTTCTTTTTCTCGTAGAGATAGACGTGAATCGCAATCTCTACTAATCATAACTTCTACATTAGCTTCGCTAATTGGCCGAAAACGATCTAACATCATACGCCAATCCCCCACCGCATCATAGAAAATTACCTTACAATTTGGTTGCTGTGAAAGATTGAGTGGTGTTTTACCTGGAACATCAGCACTAACATAATACCAACATTCCCAGTCTGGATAAATAGTTTTAGCTAGTTCGGCGTTTTTGATGGCTCCTACGCAGTACTTAGGATTATTCCCCCAAAGACAAAACGATATAACTTTCATCGGAATTCACTCATATCACATGGCTCTATTCTATCTTCATTCACTCTATACCATCCAATTGGAACACCAAACATTTCTGATACTCCACTACTGGCGACGCACATATAATGTGGGCCGTCCCAGTCGATTGTCATCTCGTATGTGCCAGAACCGATGTTTAGATTTTGTTCCAAGGTTTAAAATTCTCCAAGAATTCCATAGTGGGGTAAACCCCACTAAAGTTGATTGCTCGATCGTCAATATAAACTGACGCACCACGCTTAACACATGAGAATGCAAGCTGATCAATTAAATGATTTGGCATTCCATGATCTCTAAACCAAGCATGAAGGGCGGCTTCTGATTCGCCATGTAACATACGACACGTAAAAATGACTACATGAAAATGTTTTACTGCTTCGCAGAGCCATGCAATAGCCCCCGGAACGGGCGGATCCGGAAGATATATAGGATCTTCCTGGCTAAATTTTGTTTTGTAGCTATTGATCACGCCATCAAAATCTACGTAAATAACCTTCTTAATCATGATACTCCGGCATCAGTTGTCCAAACTGCTCCAAATAATACATAAACCAAGCCATAGTATCCAGTATAACGAGCCATATGTCTTACGTATCGATCTGTCGCACTCTGAAAATCGTTACAATTCTTATTCAATTCCTGTATAGTTCTTGGTTCGCGATTTTCAATCTTAATGATATCAAGCCACAACTTTTTACGTCTATTATTTATCGCTCTTAAGTGTTGAGAACGACGTTTGATTTTACGATAAAACCCAATCATAGCACTTCTCTAATTGTTTGTTTACAATACTGGCTTCGAAATATCTCATGGCTCTTCGCCGGGCAGTACGTCCAAAATAGTCGCGTAGTCTCACGCGATCTGTTTCGTCTTCATTGGCAAACTCTTCGTTAAGAACTAATTGCTCAAGAATATCTCTGTATGCAACCCAATCGCCCACTGGCACAACAAAGCCGGCGTCGCCAATAATCTCTGATTGACCGTTATAGATTCCGCTTTCGTGAGATACTACTGGTAGTCCATGCATCATGGCCTCTTGTATATTACAAGGACAACACTCTCCATCATGACGTGCGTGAGCATAAATGTCAAGTCCCATATAGAACTTAGATAAAGCTTGATCGCTTATAATGGGTTCGCCGAATCTTATGTTTTGTATTCCAAGCTTACTGGCACAATCGATCCAGTTCTGACAAGGATTAATTACTATATACCAAACATTAGGATATCTCTTCTCTACCTCCGCGAAAGCTTTTAATGAGATAGGGTCAAAGTTATCTGGACGGCCAACGCGACCAATGAGAATTGCATCGTGCGGTATCTTAAACTTGTTCAGTAATTCTTCTCGACATAAATCCTTGTTATCAATAGTCATATCTAGAACTGGTTGTTCTATTGGATTATAGATTACTGGACCGACTTCGTTGCCACTAGAAACGGCTCGCTCTTTAATATAATCTGATATATAAATATGTAGGTCTATTTGACTCTCTGGCGTCGTATCGTTATAACCAAAGATGTTAGTTTCGACCCACTTGGCTCTTGGAGCCATGTAACGGAATGCTGGCCACTCGTTGTAACCGCTTCTGTGAACATGCACAATCTGCGGATCGATTTGCTTTAAAACATCAAATAGATTGTCCTTCTCTGGAAGGTACGGAGATTGGCGACCCTTCTTGCCGGGTTCCCACTGATAGGGAATCACCCGATCATTTCCAAGCCAAGAGCGTACAACGTCAAGGCGTTCGTTTGCTGGATCATTATCTCTATAGACAATATATGGATCAAACCTGTCGCTTCGCGACAGGTACTTGGCGAATAGTTGTGCCGTGCGGTCTGTGCCGCTATAACCAACCGTCTTGGAATGATGTACTACTCGTATTTTGTTCATATTTCTGGTAAGGCTTCTACTTCTTCGTCCGTCATCTCTATAACTTCAATAGTAAAAGAATCACCCACGTAGGGATCATCTTCGTACCAATCGCGGATACAGCTAAATAGACCGTCTAAGGTATCGGCATTTAATACGCTCCAATGATCGCCATCTACTAATTCTGGACTGATCCTAAAATACTTAGCCATTGATAACCTCTTCGTAAATCTTTTCAAGTTTCTTGACGCAAACGCTTGCTTCGAATTCGGCTTCCGCTTTATGTCTGCCAGCCTCGCCCATTCTGAATCTCATGCCCTGATCATCAATCAACATCTTTAAAGCTTCTGCATATTCATCGGGATGATTATTAACCACCCAACCTGTCTCGGCAGTATTCACTAAAGTAGTTTGTGCTTGAAATACGCCCATTCCTGGAACGCTTGCTCTGGCATAATGCGTAATCACGGGTTTACCATGGATCATAGCCTCGGCAATATTAACGCCGAATGTTTCGCCATCCGCTCTAGCATGAGTATATATATCTAAACTATTATAGAAAGTGCTTAAAATTAAAGGATTAGTTGTGGGTTCGACAACGTGAAATGGTATTTCGTACTTGACTAAATCGTCGATCATGTTACTCGGCGGTGCAACTACGATGAAACGAATATCGTACCCCTGTAGTCGAAGTAGACGAACGGCGTCAACGCTGACCGAATTATATATACCATTGTCTGGTCGCCCGCATCTCCCTACTACAGTTGCCCCTTCTTCGTGCCATTGGCTAGCAATTGGAAGAACTGAATCCGCGTATGGCATTTCAACTGGATTATTAACAAAGTCAAATCTTGGGTTTGCACCCCTCAAATACATTCTAAGCGAATGATTCATAAGCCATTCACTCATAAAGAGATCGCGGTCTATCGCAGAATTAGGATCTATAAAGCCAAATACATTAGTAATAACAAAACGAGGAACGGTGATATGTATATTGGGACGCGGGAATTCCGCGTAGCCCGATTGATATACGTGCAAAATATCTGGCTTAAAATTATCTATTACCTGCTGTAGTTCGTCGCCATTAACAGAACTTCTATTTTCCCAAGAATTAACTTCGAAAAGCTTGCCGCCAGAAACACGGGCGGCTTTTTGAAATTCTTCAAGCCTTGGATGTTCGCCGGTCTTTTCAAAGACCACGGCTACTTCAAACTTATCGCTATTCGCGTGTTCGAAAAATAACTGACACGTCTTCTCCGTACCGCCCAAACCAAGATGACGAAGATAATGCAGAACTTTAATTTTTCTCATGAAGTTGTCTTCTAAGATAGCTAACTTCTGCCTCTAGTTCACGAATGCGTTGCTTAGAGGCTCGTGCATGAGCGGATAATATACAAGGATTTATATGTTCGCCAATTGATTGTGTATCAACTTCATGATCAAGAGCTTTGGCACGAGATTCCCACTCTAAAGCTTTCTGTTTCTCTAGATGAATCTGAAATTCTAAATGATAGATGACGCTCTCTTGACTGGCAACTTGCTTGTGAAGATCGGTAACAAGTTCCAATAACTCGTTAGCAACATAACGATACCATTTATATCGCCAACGTGTAAGTTTCTTATAGGCCACTAATCCACTCTTCGCGTTGCGGTAGGTTGTTGAAGTCTCTGAATTCTTTAGCGTGCTTCAAATGACTGTCAAAGTTATGACCAAAAAACTCGGAAATGGCAGCGTATGTTTCGTAGTTATTGGCTCGTTTGTTACTATTTTCAATGGAATCGGGTCTTTGTGTATAGACCGTAAGCTGCTCCGGAATCGATAGACCGTGATAGCCGTTGCTCATAAAGTATAACCAGAGCCAATAATCGAACGCTGACTTGTATTCGGCGGCTCTCTTATCCATTAGCTGCCAATCAAGATCGCGTTTAAATTCTGTATTGTTGAGCCACGCAACCTGTGGTCCGCCCCAGCATTCTCGTGTCATAAGCTCAAAGTCGAACTTAGGTTTTAAGCCACGTCCAATCAGTTGTTTCTTTTCATTAATGACCGTCATGCCGCCATAACAGAATCCTATTTTGGGACCGTTATATAGTGGACTCTGAATGAACTTTAAATACTTGTGTACAATTTCTGTGGTGCGAGGATCGTGAAAATCATCGGTATTCGAGTTCATAACAAACTCGCCCTTGGCACATCTCCATGCACGCAACCAAGACGCTCCGTACGGCTCGCGTTTCGGCCAATAGACATAATTGACGCGACTATCTATCTCTGCCCATTTCTGGGCTATCGGTCCATCAGCACCGGGCGAATCGGGATTAACAACAACGATTTCAAAATCTGGATCGGTTTGTCTTTCAAGCAAGTCAGCAATATGCTCATCCAAGAAATGAGCAGAATCATAGGTTGATACAAGATAAGAAAGCTTAGGCATTTACGACCATTCCGTTATGATAATGACTCATGTGCGGTTGAGACTGTCGGGACATGCAGAGCCAAATGTTTCCCCATTCTTCATTTTTCAAAACCTTAGAATAGAATTTATCGTCTTCCCAACCAAGACTGGCCGCCGTAGGATTTTCACAATGTATAAATCTAGGATGCTGTTTCATGATTTCTGGATGCTCACCGCTAAAAGCTAAAACTGGCTCGGTATCTGCGAACCAATCTTTGACTTTCTGATCAAACTTTTTATTTGCGGCCCCATGGCCCGCAAGTTCTTTTTCGTAGTACTCTTGCTTAGTTTTCATTATTTCATTCATATTCGAACGTGCATATCCATAATGATATATGAAAAAATTATTCAACATAACTCTACGATGTTGATAGTGCGGTGAAAAATAAGTACAGTGTCCAGCCGGATCAGTTGCAACAGGATGACTATTATATTTCATGCCTCGAACGTACTTAAATATACGTTGATGCTGAGGTTGCCATTCAGGACCCGGCACAGCTACGTGCCAAAAATCTCTATAGAAATGTAAAAAATTAGGGACAAACTCGCATGCCGCAGGATTAAGATCTATAGCTTTTCGTAAGCGACGAATATCCTCAGGGCGATAAAATTCATCTGCGTCATTAATAATGATCCAATCGCCAGGAAGAGAAATATCCAGAAATGTTTGTTTCATTTCCTCAAGATTCTTCCATGGTTTCCTAATAGATATCAATGTTAGTTTTTGATCTGGATCGTGATTAGCTTTAAAATCATTGATGATTTCGATTGTACGATCTGTCGAATGTCCATCTGGCGTTGAATTAGGACGATTCTGCACCGCCCCTTCGATCACTATAATCCTATCTACTTCATTATAGATGGACGCAAGCGTTAAGCCAATGAATTCTTCTTCGTTGTGGGCTTGAATACACTGAACTAGACGGGCAGGTTTATTAACCCGTTCGGCTATACACTTCATTTGGCTTTCGTAATAGATTTGATTCATAGTGATTCCTCAATGCTCGCCGCTACGGCACCTTCTTTTTTATCGTCAAAACGTACTACGCCAGTAGCTTTCCATGATTCATGAGCAGAGATCAACTGTTCTGTTACTTTTGATGCAATAGTTCTATAATCAAACTTGTTACCAACCATCATGGCATTTTGTTGTTTTTGTAATACGGCTTGCCACTCTTTTAGATTAGCCTCGTTTAACTGACCTTCGGCAGCACCTTTCTTTAAAAGGTAGAATCTCTGCATAACCATTGACATCTCGGCGACGGAAGGTTCAAAACACTGTTCTAAGCCAGTGAATAATCCTGGATCTCCGTGGGGCATGTCGTAAAAGAAAGACGCACAGCCGTTATAAATTAATGCGTTTTGCGTGCTAACGAAATCTTGCAAGCCGGTTTTATCATGTGAAATAACCGTCTTACCGTGGGCCAGGGCATCGAATACCGGTATGCCCCAACCTTCTGATCTACTTGAACAAACGTACGCATCACCTCTAGCATGTAAGCTTTGAATATCTTCGTCTGACATAGTTCCTATCAATGGAAGAACCGGCGGGAACTTGTTTGTCGGTATACGGGTTTTCATTTTGACATTTTCGATATAGCTCTTAACGTGAGTTAAATCGTTTTGTCTGTCCTGCATACTAATGTAGGTCTTTAAAACTAAGAGAACGTCGTCGGGCACACTAGAGAATGCCGCGTAATATGCCCGCAGCAAAAGATCTATTCCCTTTTTCGTGCTAAGTTGACAAATATTATAGAATATTGTTCTATTACCAGCATTCTTAATTTCAAATGGCTGGTACTTCTTTTTGTAAATATCATTATCGCATGGCGGTGCCGCAACAAGAATGGGGCGTCTTATGCCAGATCTCAATAAAGTTTCAGCATTAAAACGTGACGGCACAATGAGAAAGTCAAAACTCTGTGCTGTTTGTGCCCAAGACGGCTGTAATCTGTCCGTTTCAAAGAATGTATACAGTCCATTAACGACACCTGGAATTGGAACCGCTTCCACATTACAGGTGGTCATTTGAGTTACAATATCAACATTCAAAAGATCTTTTTGTAGATGCGGAGCCATCCATTCCGGTATATCAAAAGATTGTCCGTTGTCAAGACGATCGTACTTTAATGGACGAGCTACCACGTCTAATCTTTCGTCTTGCTTTAGCATGCGTAAAAAATTACGCGATACTGTTGCAAATCCGGAGAAATCAAATAACGGACCTGTAAATAGAAGTTTCATATTAGACGAACTCTTGTTGATTCTGTGCTTGTGATTGTTGTATACCGGCCGCTTGTTTTCTCATTTGATCTCTAATCTTGGAGCCGTCCGACTGTTGATTACCGATGGCAACAAACTGGGCCATAAGCTGCTCTCGCGTGATCCCCATGCTAAGATGCTCAACCCAAGTTTTTGCACCATTTGGATCTACAGCGGGATATTTCAAAACGTTCAAATATAGCCAATCTACATATTCTTCATTATTAAGATTCGGCGGAATTGGAAGTGCTGCAACTGTATTCACTTCGGAGATTGGACTATCCCACGTCTGAGAACGATCGAGCGGCTGAACATTATCCAATACATATTCCCATTGTTGGAATAATTTATCCCAGTCATAGTTATCGACAACGCATTGATAGGCTTCCTTTGACAGTTCTGAAAGCTTCTCTTTATTAGAGATCATTTCAAACATCTTGTCTGCCAAATCTTCGATGTCTGGGTGAGCACGCTTGCAACTTGTTTCTGCTTCGTAGTAATAACGACCGACATCAATAACATCGCCACCCTTATTGCAGGTGTAGTTATCTTTCGTAATGTCCATTTCTTTAAAGTGATCGTAGTTTGGATAACGGCCCTTCTCACGCATGGCGGTGTAATCTGTAGCCAGCGTTGGCACTCCGCAAGCTTTCGCCTCTTGTATCGGCATACCATCACCTTCGCATATAGAGCATTGAACATATAAATCCATCATGCTATACAGCTTTGCCAATGTTTCTCTATCAAAGCCAATGCTGGTACTGGGCGGCGAAGCATCAATCTTATTGCAGTGCGGACAAGGTAACTTAATTCTACCTTCTTCTATGGGTTTTTTCCACAGATTCATTGCGTATGTAACAGACGGCTCTTTGCACGAATGACAGTGCATAGATTGTAGAATACTACCTCTAATGCCCTTATTATAATACGGCATCCAGTCATGTGTTTCAAGACGCATGATGTGTCTAGGATAATCGTAAGAGTGTACGTTATCTGGCCAAGACGAGTGTATGAGGAGGGTGGCCTTGTCTACAATCTCATTACCCTTATACTTAGCTTTCATACGAGAAAAACCGTCGATAAGATCTGGATAAAGTTTACGAGATTGATTTCTCATAACAGTACCAATAACTGTTATTTCTTTATTGAGATTCCAGAAGTCTCTTACTTCTTTTTTATCCATTGGCTTGAAAGTACTAAGGTCTACTCCCGGTCGCATAGGCTTAGGGAATATCTTCATCTTTCTTTTGCCAGTTGGCAACACCTGACTTTGACGACGCAAAGCGTGAACGCCGTAATCAGAATAAGCCAAAACTAAGTTGGCATTTTCATAAGTCTCAATCCACTCTTCCGCTTGTGGTTCTGCGTCCACTGTTGGCATAATAATCCATTTAAACCAAGGGCGGAAAGCGTTTCTCTCTTCGAATTCCAACATCCAAAAATCTCTAATATCAATAACGATATCGGGCTGAAAATCTAATAGAACGGCATTAAGTTTGTATTCGCCGAATTGGTTTGTCATTTGTCCGCGAGCACGTGGATGGGGACAGTTCTGCCCGAACACGGACGCTTCCTGTTGATTGGTCGGAAGCACACCATAAAATTTCCAACGACCATTTATAAATGATTGAACACGAGGATCGTTTTGATGTGCGTAAGATCCTAACTCTGCAATTTCATATTTGCCGGTTGCAGCAAGCCGTGGTAATAATTCTCTGTAATATGTCGAGAATCCAGTATTAAGGAAGCTAGCTTCACCTATAAACAGAATGCGTTTTTTGCTCATTTTATCTTACTCTTAATATTTCTTTCAATCATATATACGTTATTAACCGAAATACTTAATCTCTTTGCTACTATAGAGGCCGAAACATTACCCAAAATTCTATCCTGTAAAATAGTCTTTTCTTGAGTGGTCTGTGCCGCTTCTTCTAAGATTGTTTGTATATCTTCTGACGTATGACATTCGATAGATTCCTCGTCTATACATGAAGACTGTTTTCTACTATACGCCAATCGAAGATCCTTAACGTGCTGAATATCAATAGTCTTCTTTAATCGGTCGCTTAAAATATCAACTATCTCTTCGTCTGACTTACCATCATTTGCCAGCCTATTGACTTTAGAAGCTAAGTTCGTAGTTCGATGATCTACTGTAAACACGCCAAGAAATCTGCCGGCCTCGTGATATATTTCCTGTTTAACTAGGCGAGAAACAAAGGATTTAATATTGGATCCACAAGACGGATCATATTCCTTAATAGCTCTTAACGCAGCGATTCTACCTATCTGGTAGAGGTCATTAATATCTATTGCGGCAGAAGAGAAGCATGCCGAACGTGCAATATGATTTATTAATGGAATATAGGCTTCTAGTACATCTACCATAATTACATTATTGCAATTTTACACAAAACGTCAAGATTTTTTCTTGGTTTTTTTCTCGCGTTTAAACCACATATATGGCACTGAAAAAGGATAGAGCGGCTCCCATCCTTCTTTAGCTTTCTTATTAGCGAGATCAACCACCATAGAATTAACATCGTCTATTTTGGCAAGTCCCATTTGTATCATCTGCTTCTGATCGTCACTTAATGGAAGTGACTCAAAGCTATATTCGTATATCATGCTACCCTTTCTATTATATCAGCAATCAAGGATCCTCGTTCGTCCATTTTGCCTCTAATTTTAATTATACTGCCGGCTTCTAATAAATACTTGGCACGAGAAAACGTCTGTGGGAAAACTACTATGTTGTCCATCATATAAGTATTGTCTCGTGCTGTGACGAAAGCCATTGGATCGCCCTTCTTAGTAATGATCTCTCTTATGGAATCTACGCAAACGGCAATTTCAAATCTCGTTTCCGGCTCTCCGTGCTTGATAAGATCAATGCACTTATCCTTAGCTCTATAAATATCAGCTTCGCTACCGCTCAGGCTAATACCAAGGTAATGTTGCTCCCACGCAATGCGTTGTGCCTTACTATCAAAGAGGTCGCCATTATCGTACTCTGCTAATAGCTCTCTAATAGTCTTACGTCTAGAGATGTTTGGTAATTTTAATGAATATTTTTCCTTGATAATAGTAGCCTTTTGTTCATCAGAAATAGCACGTACTATCTTTATTCTATCTTTTAAGCCTTCTTGGAATGGAAGAAGGGTATCGATAAGTTCACGATCCTTTGCCGTCAGATTCTCTAATAGCCTGAATCTTCGTTGAGATTCTACTCGGTGTTCTTGCATGTCATCAAAAGCCCCGCCCCTAATGAGGGCGAGCATTGCCGCAGAACTAATCTTGTTCTTGGTAGATAGAACTTGCCAAATCATGTCGTCCAGCGTCGTGCATTCTTTTGAAATCTTTATGAGATCATTTATGGCCACGTTGCCAACGCCCTTAAGGGCAGTCATTCCAAAGGCTATTTGCTTATCGCTGATAATGTCAAAATCTTTATTGGCGTGTTTAATACGCGGTGGCACTACCTCTAGATCAAACAGTTTGGCGTCGTATACAAGTGCCGACAACTGCTCAAACTTTTCTGGGTGTGACTCTGTGTGACGTAGTTTAGCACAGAAAAATTCTATAGTATAATTTGCTTTCAAGTATGCTGTTTCATAAGCCAGTAATGCATAGCCGATACCGTGAGATTTATTGAAGCCGTATCCGGAGAATTTATCTACATAGTCCCAGATATCACTTGATATTTGATCTGATATGCCATTAGCTACACAGCCGGCAATAAACTTCTCTTTCCATTTTTTCATCTCCTCGGGCTTCTTCTTACCCATGGCTTTACGAACGGAGTCAGCGTCCGCAAGTGACATACTGGCCAACTGTTTACAGATTTCAATAACCTGTTCCTGATACAGTAATGCCGAATACGTACGACCCATGATCGGCTCTAGAGACGGGTGAATATACTCGGCGGCTTCCCCTTTAATCTTCACGTTGCGATACGCAGTATGCATCTGCGATTCCATTGGGCCTGGACGAATGATGGAAACCAAGTCTGATAATTGATCTATATTTTGTGGCTCAAGATTCTTAGACCAAGTTTTACCTAACTGTTTCTCTATCTGGAAAATTCCCATTGTAAATCCCTGGCATAGCATTGCCCATGTCTTTGGATCATCTAAAGGAATTAGTTTTCTAGATAGGTCAATTTTTCTACGCTTCTTCACTAGGTCCATGGTAACTTGAATATCGTCTAATGTAGTTAGACCAAGTATATCAAGCTTTAAAAGACTTAGAGAGTCTACAGTGTTCATATCCCAACCAAAGATTAAGTCGCCGTCCTTTGATCTCGTCAGGGGGTATGGACTCTCATCAAATGGAATATCTGAAATAACTACGGCGGCTGCGTGGATGCCCGTGCTCTTGTAGCATCCTTCAAGAGCTAAGGCGATTTTAAACCATGGCGTATATTTATCGTAGTACGCTTTCAGTTCTGGCACTGTATCAATAGCTTCTTGCAAAGAGATCGGAACGTGTTCGTCGTTCTTTGCTGGCACCAATGCAGTAATCTTATTGGCTTCGTCAAAAGGCATGTCATATACCCTAAAGACTTCTTTCAGAACTGCCTTCGCTTGCAATCCACTAAGGGTAACTAACTGTGCTACATTTCTAGCACCGAATCTATCTTTGATGTACTCAAGAGCGTCTTGTCTAAAGGAACGCGGTACGTCAGTATCAATATCCGGAAGTCCGCCACGACCCTTATTTAAGAAACGTTCCCAGATTAGTCCATATTTCAACGGATCAATCTCTGTGATGCCGAGTGTATAACTAACCAAACTGCCTCCGGCACTTCCTCGACCATGCCCCAAGAGAACGTTTTTGTGACGAATCCAATTAACCACGTCATAAACTATTAAGAAATAATCGACGAATCCCATCTCCTCTATATCTTTTAATTCGCGATCTAGTCTATGTTGATATGTCTCATATGCGTCGCCAGCGTTAATATCCGAAACTAGTCTTTTCAGTCCGTCATTTGCTAACTCGTGCAAATATTGACTCCCCGTCTTGCCCTCGGGGACAAACTGATATTTCGGTAGTCTGCGTTTTTTAAGATCTAGGACAACGTGGCATCTGTTAGCAATCTCATTAGTTAAATCAAGTTCTTCTTTTGTAAAATCGCACGCTTCCATTTCTTCACGAGTCTTAATATAATATTCTTCGTGAGAAAAATTGGTATATGTTGAGCGTTGATATTTATTGGTATTCATTTCCAATAAAGTCTTATGTGCCTCGGCGTCATGTTGCCGTACATAATGCACATTGTTCGTTGCGACCGTTCTTAGGTTATATTTCTTGGCTATCTGTCTGAGACGTATGTTGATCGTAGCCTGCTCATTAACGAAGTTGTTTTGAACCTCTAAGAATAGATTGTCATTACCGAATATCTTTATTAATCTTCTGACTATGCCTTCCGCTTTAAATAGTGCCGCGGGCTCCGAGACCTCTCCGTCTTGAGATGTCTTGTCATAGAGATTATAAGAAATCACCCCGTCAAGACTGCTGCCAGTTAAACAAATGACGCCCTCTTTATGCTTTTCAAGCAAATTGAAATCTATACGAGGATTATAATAGTAATAATCTTCGCTATTTGCAATACTTGCAAGTCTCGCTATATTAGCCAAACCTTTTTCTGTTTCTGCCAACAGCACCATATGATAAACTTGCCTGGATTTATGGATCTTAGACTGTTTAGCATCTTCGCAAAAATAAAGGTCTACACCGATGATCGGTTTAATACCCTCTGATTGAGCAGCCTTAATGAAATTAACGGCATTAAAAAGATTAGAGTAATCAGTTAACGCTACCGCTGTTTGTCCGACGGCTTTAACTTGCTTGACTAACTCGTCAATATCGGCCGATCCATAGAGCATGGACGCCTTAGAGTGTGTATTTAAGTGTGTAAAAGTCATGAATCAACTTGATTTCTATTGCGACGCGGTGCTTTTCGTTCGGTTGGCTTGGTATAAACTTCGCCAGGAATTCGATCTAGAGATACGTTTCTTTCTTTTTGAAGCTTGCGTATTCTATGCTTATTAGCTTTCTCTGTATGGGTCGCCTGATAATTACCATCTTTGTCATATTGGCCGCTTCGAACTGGCTCTATGCCGGCCTTGTCCCAAATATCACCAATACGTTGTTTTGTTTTAATACCCGGTGGGTTTGAGTACTGTAGAGAATAACCATCGGTAGCTTTCAAAGACAGGCCGCATTCCTTATGATGGCAAATTATCTCACCCGTGTCAATCAATTCGGGTAGTTCTTCTAACGAGCCTTTAATGTTGAAAAAGTCTTCTGGTCCTGAGCCGTACTGTATATGAAGCCAACCGTGGTTAAATAAGCCGATAAGTGAGGCGTGTCCATCTTTACATTGATAATGCTTCATGGCGTTAAATAGAGTGGCCCCCTCTTTAACGAAGATGGGATTGTTAATATTGTCTACTTTACACGTTGGACATACAACTTTATTCTTGAGAATTTTACGTTGTATAGCCTCTTCTTCTGATCTTGAAATAAGAAGCTCTGTTTCATGACTCTTTTCCCAGCAACAGACAATAACCTTAGTTCGTGCCATCGTATTTTTCATCCCATATATGATCTATAATGCCAAGTCTTTGTGCTTCTTCCGCATCAAAAAAGTGATCTCCAACCTGCTCTGTATATTCCCTCCAGAACTCGGCCGGTTTACTTGTGTGAAGGGCCATTAGCTCATACCACCTATCTCCCATTTTGTCGTGATGCTCAATATCTTTCTTCACTTCATCAATTCGTTTATCTATAAAGCTGTCCCATGATTGGTGAATCATAAACCATGTATTGGGCGTGGCATATCTTTCTCCTGGCTGACCACACGCTACTAATAAGGGGGCGGCCGACATGCATTTCCCTATGGCAGTTGTGTAAATTGGAGACTTCAAAGTTCTGATAACGTCATAGAGAGCAAACATTTCATATTCGCTGCCGCCAAAAGAACCAATAAATAATTCAATTGGTTTTTCTGTAGATTCAGAATCCATATAATACAAGCCTTTAATAACCATACCAATTGCAGTTTCGCCAACGTCATCGAATAAAAATATGCGACGATTCTGGCGATCGATACCATATTCGAAATATGCTTCTATCCAATCGCGTGTTATTTTTGCTCGCATGTATTAAACTTTCCTTTCCATTCTTTCGCACAAACGCCCGTATCGCAAATGGCATTACATGTAAAATATCTATAGCCATTATTTGCATTGCGTTCTGCGAAGTTAACATTGTTTGGCACGATTCTATGTATCCACTCCGTAGATTCTATCTCGCGTATTTTGTCCTGAACAAATCTTTCGGTATCGTCATCTTCTTTTTTAGAAAAGGCGAGTGTAATTGGCGACTTAGTAAAATAGTCAAAAGTTAAAATAACGTTCTTAAATTTATATCCTTTTTTATGGATATCATCTATGAACTCGCGGCGAGCCGCGAGCGAATACATTTTAACCTGAATATCTTCTCTGCACTCTTTATAATTCTGAGCCCATGCACCCGTTTTATAGTCTATAACGTGAATGGTGTCTTCGTTTTCTTTAATAACCAAGTCCATGAATCCATTCATTGGTACTTCTGTGCCGGGCACCATGATACGAAACGGATACTCTGTACCAATAATCTTACCGTCATTATCTTTTAAGAGCTTAGGCCAAATATTTGTGTATCTGTTAATAACGGACTGCAATGATGAGACCGTATTATCAAATAGGTCTCTTGGGCATCCAGGTAAATTATCTAGTGCTTTTAATGAGATAGAACAGATGCCGTCGGTTTTGTTCGCATGAGGGCACGTGTCGCAATACGGTTTCTTTTGAGCATACTCTTTTGCCTTTGCTAGCAACAGAGGGCTTGGCATAGTCTCAGCTTCGCCGTGTCTATTCTTTGTTTCTAGAATGCCGCCGAATCCGGCATATAGTCGACGCACCCAATCCTTATCGGTATCATTTGAATATTGCTCTAGAACGTCATGCATTAAGGTGCCGATTACTGCACCCCAATTTGATTTCAATTCTATTTCAGTATGATAAGTGAGCCAAAATTTAAACAAGCACGTATCGTACGTTTTAATCTTGCTTGCAGAAATAGAAGACAGTTTTAACATAATATATCTTTAAAGATGCGTTGCAGTTCGGGAACGGGAAGTTCGCCGCAATCAGAATCGGGGGGTAATTCTACCTTATGTAAATTGAATATATCGCCAACAATTCGCTTGGTTTTTTCCCAGCCCTTTTCACCGGGCGATTTGCCGTCTTTATATTTATTGGGATCATCATTATCATAAGCGACAAATAGATCCTTAACGCCACACTTTACCAACAGCGTTCGATGTCCATGACATAGATTAGTACTGAGTGTGGCGACCCAATTATGTATGCCGGCCTCTTCTAATTTCATTCCATCTAATGGGCCTTCAACAAGTATGAGGCGACGATCTGGTTCCAAGTATCTACGGGCACGAAATAGATTGTATAGAATGGATCCAGTAAAAAGATGTGGTTCTGATGGATGTGGAATTCTGTTAAAGTAACGACCGTGCAGCCACTTTATATATTCTAAGCCACGATTTTCGAAGTAAGATTTCTCATGAATGGTTCTGCCAGTGTAGCCAACTAAATGACCATCGTGATCCCTTATAGGGAAAACAACCCTATCGTGCATATAGGTGCCATACCGGTTCCATAAGCCGACTTCATATTTTCTTAAGACATTAAGGTCAAATCCACGATTCAATAAATACGTAGGATCGGGCTGTAAGAATTTAAGATTGTCTTCCGCTAATGGTTCGTGAATATGTAGCGTGACACTTTTGACACTATCGGGTTCGGCGGCTAGGACGGTCACGTCTACGTTCTTATTAGTTAGTGTATCGTTAATCCACTGAAACGTTTCCTTGAAAGATGTTCCAAGAATGCTGCTAACCAAACCAAAAATATCGTTTCCTCTTGACTCTTCGCAGTGGTGAGACCAACACACCCACTTGCCAATATCTGAACGCCAGCTAAATGCAGTTGTATTATTACGATCACCACCATGCTGTTTACATGGACACGCGGCCTGCATCAGTCCGTTACCGCGATCATTATAACAGATCTTCAATTGATCAAATAAATAGCCAATGTTCCTATTGGCGTGATTACGAATCGAGCGTTTCTTTTCGTTCTCAATCATGGTCTGCATCTGGTGTTTGCTGCTGCTGTTGACGCTGAGTCGGTTTGCCAATATCTAATTCTATAAATTCGCCATATGATAAATTCACATTATAGTTTATGTAATGTCCCCATAATCCCTTACCAAAACGAGCTTTCCAAATACGAACCGAGTGAGATCCCTCTCCGTCTTCTGCTCGTTCATTTTCTGTCTTACGCTTAAAATAAGAAACAGAATCGACGTTTTCGCTAATGCGTTTGCCACCGGCCACGCAGCGTATTCCGCCCTCGTCTGGCTCATTGTTCGTTTGACCAAAGGCTATCATTGGCACGTTGTACTTATGAACGAAATCATGTAGGTGCGAAATATGTAAGCCGTGCTGTTGCCACTCTTGGAGAACGCCGCGACTAATTTCATTCGTCATTGCAAGCTTGATATAATCATATACAATCAAGCATTGAGGCTGGGATGTATCTCTATCGGGCTTGACATGGCTTAAAAGCCATCGTCTTACGTGAGGAACTACTTCCATAACGCTCATGCCACTAATCGATTGATAGCTAATTGGCATTTTGCTTACGAGTTCTTTTAGCCTAGGATCTGCCAACCTACGGCCATATGCTATAATTTCATCAATCTTGTTTTGATCAGTAATGCCAGTGTTTCGTATTTGAGACTCTGACATTTTCCATAGGCCAGTTTCTATATATTCAGACGGCACCTTTGTAAGCATAGCTGCCATGCGAATCCATTGATCTGCCTTGCTTAATTCGCTGTCAAGATACAAAACCGGTAATCCTTTTCGAGCGGCTATGACGGCAGCCTTTAGACCAAATTGAGATTTCCCACTGCCGGTCGTTCCGACTATAAAGGTAATGCCACCATTTCGTATGTGTCCAACAAGCTCCTGCCAAATCGGATATCCAAGATCCAAGCCAATATGTCCAGGGTTATCCGCCAGGGAATCTAGGAATTCCCAAAACCCTTCACGCATATCGATGATAGCATGCTCGCCCTTATCGATCGTATTAATCTTATTTAGTATGTCGTTCTCGACTTTACTAATCATTATCGATAAAGGATCGTCGGTGCTAGATAAATAATCCTTTAGTTCTATGAACGTTTCGGCGTACTGTGTTTTGAGAGATTGTCTTTTGACTTCTTGAAATAAACTTGCAATCTCCTGTGATGTAATCGACTCGCCAAAAAGTTCATCTATCCACACGCCATCCTTCGTAGCAGATAAGAAATTATTATGACCAATAGACTTGGCCTCTGCAATAATCTTGGCCTTGGTTAAGGACTTTGCTTCTTTATCTATTACAAGTGACCTTATCGCCTCAAAGGTCATCTTTGTGGTAGAGTGCTGAAAATCGTCGGTATCTAGATACTCTACGTATTCAAATAGCTTGTCTGGATACTGTACGATCCCAGCTAGAAATACTTTTTCTGCCGCAATATTACTCATCTTTTGTCCGAACTTCTTGTATCAAATCTTTCAGTTCTTCCAATGAAATGTTCCCCGACACTTCTATTAAATCAATCCCATTAAGGACGCACCAAGCTTTCTTACGTTCGTCGCGAGCTTGAGAATTTTGAAACCCCTTCTTGTCTGTATGAAAAAACTTATTGAATTTAAAGTGTTGTTCGCCATGATATTCGAAAGCAAGGCAGTAGTGCGGCAAGTAAAAATCTAAAAACAATCTCTCTTCTGGTAGTCCAAATTCCTCTAATATAAGAGCCTCTTGTCCATATATGCCTTGAATAAGTCGACCAAGATTAAATTGACCAATAGACTTACTTTGTTCTCTTGAGAGAATGGGATATCTTTCAGGCAAAATATCCATGCGAATCTCGCGGTTACTCAGCGTCTTGAATTTCATTAGCAGATAAAGTATCAATAGGATTATTGGCGGCAGTCTTCAAGACTTCTTTTAGTTCATCGCTTAATTTGGTCACTAATGTTGCGTCCATTAATAGGCGACGAGCAGCATTAAACTGACTCATCCATGAACCAGCACGTTCCTCGTCTTCCATCACGTATTCATTAGTGGTCCTATCTAGCTTGGGTAAGAATACTTGTTTGCCGCCCTTACCGCCCATTTTTAATACGCCAAAATTACAGCACTGTGATACCAGTTCTTGCTCATAGAAAATTCCATTCTTAAATAGAATTAAGAAAGAGTTTTCATTACCATCAGGAGCAAGTTTGTTTTTGATAATTTTATATCTTATAATCACGCCATATTTGTTAGCGTCTGCGTCTTGTAAATAGTCGGCCTTACGGGGCTTGAAAAGTTGAATTCGTTGTGAGGCGTAGAACTTCAAAGCCTTGCCGCCCGGCGTTGAAGTAGGATCGCCATACATAGTAATCTTATCTCTAATTTGATTGATGAATATGAGAGTGACTTTGTTTCCCTCGGCGACACCTATTAACTTACGCATTGCGTCGGAAATGAGTTTGGCCAAATTGCCGACCTTGGCTTCGCCAATCTCGCCAGCTAATACCGCTGCGGGTTGAGCCGCGTCGATGGAATCTAAAATAGCTACTCCACCAGGACACATGGCGGCGAACTTTCGCATGGCTTCAAATGCCTGCTCTCCATTCGTGGCGTTTACTATCCAGAGTGGGCAATCACCTTCTTTGCCGGCCTCCATTTGTTCTATAGCCTTATCTATGTATGGACGCAAAGAACGCACCGTACGCATCAGCGACAGGTTTAAGTTCTTCTCCATGTTTATATATAAAACGGTCTTGCCCTTTCTAATAGCACGGCCGGCAACTTCTAAAGAAAGAGTTGTTTTACATGTTGATTCTTCGCCAAAGATCTCGGTTATTCTGCCCTCTGGAAAGGGTACGACTAAATCGTAGTCCAAAGTATAAGATCCACTTTCATTAGCGGATGGATCAATTACCTGTGCGGCTGTCATGGCCTGAACGCCTTCTACTTCAACCGTTTGCTTAAAAAAGTTGAATGCTTCTATGTTTTCAGATTTCTTTTGCTTGTTGGCCACTTTCTAACTCCCTTAAAAATGCGATGAGTGATTTCGGCTTCTCTTGTTTTTTGTACTGAACATTTTCAAGTCCGGTACTGGAAAGATCTTGACGCCGATCACAATAAAGTCTATGTACTTGTTCTAAATCGTAGTTTTGAAATAGCTTTCTAGCGACGACTGCCATTTTGGCAAATTCCTGAGGACTGATCTGCGTTGGCTTGCACTTCCAGATATAAAACGCTAACTGCCCGTACGACAATCCATACGGGTCTTGATTTAGTTTCTTAATAGCGGCAACGATACGTCCCCATTGCTTGCTATTAGAACCACGCCATGGAAAGATATCGCTGCGGATATCGCGATTGAGCCAAATAAATTCTGTCAATAGATTGGCGGAATCGTGTTCTATGTTAGGCGTTGTGATAGAAGTATATTTCATGCCGGGTGATCATTGATGATTATGGCAGGATCACCTTTCACGTAGGGTCGAATTTCGTGCTTTATATTTCCAGACTCGGAAACCCACGTAATAATAACTTCTAAGCCCTTAAGATAGCCTATACCACGTTCTTGACCCTCAAATATTCCCTGGTCACACAATAGAACGCCGATAGACTTACTGTGCCAATATCCGTTAATCTGCGGAGTTTTATCTGGACCACGATACGGAAGTAAAACTACTTGACAGCCGTATGCTTCTAAACGAAGATTGGTTAACTTAAGATTGTGAATCTTGACATAATCGCTAAGTCTTCTCCACGCGGAGACTTCTCCAGGTGTCACGTCTTCGAAAACTGTAGTGCCATCAGATAAAGAAGCTATCCATCGACTTGCAGTCGGATCTTCGTTAGGTTTAGGTACATACGGATGTTTAGACGTAAAGACTAACATATGAGCATTATGACACGAAAGACTAAAATGTCAACGAAAAAGGCGGGGATAACCCCGCCCTTTAGTCGCTAATCGTATAGATTATAGGAATTCTAATTGCATGTAATAGCCGAAATTCGTCTTACGGCCGGCGGCCGTAGGTGAACCGCTTATAAGTAAATGATAGTCGTGAACGTGTGCTCCGATTGCCTGATCATTTAGACTCATAACCGCACCGGCAGAAGAAATCTCTGACCAAGCTGCGTCGGCCGAATTTCCAGATGTGTCTCTTAATTGTGCTGCCTTGACTGTGATACCAGTTGCCAAGCTACCAATATTTGGTACACCGGAACCAGCATCAAAGTTCACCGCTCTAAAGGTAGCATTCTGTGTTACAACGGCGGTTCCATTAGGCTCCGTGAATCTGCAAAGCAATGTACCGGACTCTCGTGGTATATTGGCAAATCCACCTGTAAATGGAACCCCAGAGTTTTCCACGCTAGAGGCACCGGTAAATTTGTTGTTGACCATTTGCCCGAGGTTCGCACCTAGATAATCTGTTCTAAAAGTACGATCCTGGTACTGTCCAACAATAACAGCACTATTCGGAGCACCATTAACTCCGAAGAAGCCCATACGATTAGGGCTATTTGTGGCACCAATTTCGAAATTGAAAATTTCGAATCTAGTAGTAGCTTGTCCTGCGGCATAAAGAGAGGCAACGGAATTGCCTAATACGCCAGAAGTACCAAAAAATCTAATACCGCTTACAATAATAACACCTAATTTCTTTCTTTTAAACTCTAACTATCCATATGGAACATTAGGTAAATCAGAACTATGGCAAAAAACCAATGCTACTAATAATACACTAATATGGAATAAACACTAGTTCGCGTGCGGGCATTGCTGCCCCAACGCTTGTGTCAATTCTAGCAATAGACTTAACTTCCCAGTAATTTGTTGATTCTTCAATCCGAATGATATATAAGCTTTTAATGCCAGATTTTACCCAGGCTATTATAGCGTATATACCGTCCCTTAGGTGAGTTGCCCCAGAAATTTCAATTACATCCATGATTTGGGCAGATGTAGCATGACCTATAAAGGGTGCTCCATTAATATATTTGACCATACCAAATTGTACAGTACCACAACTAGGTGCAGAACCGTCGTCTGAAAATGGTTCTGTTCCATCAGTAACAACGTCCATTGGAATAAGTCCACTGCCGATATCGGTGCCGTTTTGCCCGCCGTAGAAAACATATTGTTTGCCACCAATATTCACTCCTCTATCCTGAATAAGTCCACTAGATACAAGTGGCACATACTTATTCAAATACTTGAAAGTACTATCAAATTTCCAATATGGAAAACCACCGGCACCGATATCGTTACCATTGGAAACCCAATATTCATCAGCAATTGGATCATGCCATAAATCAAAAAAGAATGCACCGTCATTAACTGGAAATTGATTAGTAATATTAGGCTGAGTAACGTCTGATGTACTTGTAATTGCAGCAGATAAATCTAGTATATCGTTATATCGTCCAAGTCTTAATTGGCCCGAGTTGCTGGCAAACGGTCTTTGTATAGTCGGATGCAATCTATAGATATTATTTACGCTCGGTCTCGTAAGACCAACGAACGTAGACCAATTACCGCTATCACTTACCGGAATCGATCCGAACGTAACTTGAGAAGCTATTGGAGTTTGATCAGCATATCTTACCCATAATGATGTAAATGTAAATGGAGACAATAGGGCTAGACCAGAAGGATAACCAAAGTTAGATCCGGCGTATGAAGCCTGAGTATTTCTATCTGTCATCCATAGTGTATCATCAAAAACTTGATATCCTATATTAGAATTTGTGTTTGTAATAATAGAATTAGACGGCCAAGACGCCGCTGGAGTGGGCCAGTAACTAAAGATTCCGGATTCGATTGTAGTGAAGGAGAAATTTGCAAATCTATTAATACCCGCTACTCTATAAACACCAGAGCCTTGTGATCGCGGCGTCGAAAATATTCTTGTAGTTTCCGCGTTGCCACCTAATGAAAGCGATCTAATACTATCCATGAAAAAATCAAAATCATCTGTATTAAATTTGATTCCATGCCCCAATGCTATACTTGTTTGTTCTCTTAATGCATAGCCATCGAATCTTACTACTCCAGAAAATATAGGGTCGGTTGCATAGAATTCATTCCCTGACAAAAGTTCCGGTTCCCTGCCAGTAAGTGGCACTAAAGAACCGTCCGTCTTTTGAAAAGATGGAAATATTGGAGCACATAATATCATGAACGTGTCATTAGCATTAGTATCTCCTCTTCGTCCATGGGCAGTTCTATAATCAGATCTGCTAAAAAATGGTGCCGGATTGAACATGACTTCGCCGAAGTCTATATCGTATAGAACGCCAGAAGATCCTAGTACGTCTGTAACGTTGTAGTCGATAATACCCACTTCCGAAGGAAATCTATGGGCATTATGGCCGGTCGTAAAAAATTCTGGAGCAAAATAAAATCCACTCGGACTATCTGGATATGCTGACTGAAACCATCCCTTTAAAAAGTCTTCATTAGAATAATCGGAGTCATTTGTATAAAAATTAAATAATGATTCCAATGCACTTCTTGTATCTTGTATGACATCTATATAGCTAAGAGAAGCGGGGGCTACCTCATTACCTAGAGTAGATCCGTTAGCCTTGGGTTCATATGGACCAGACGGAGCAATGGCCGGATTGATATAGACAAAAAAGTCTGACAAAATATGGCTGCTAACAAGCCTGCGAAATTTTCTCATTTCAGCGGTAATGATGAACTGTGCCTGCTCCAGTAAAATACCAGACGGACCTATAGCTGGACGAGCACTATAGGGCTCAGGAACCCTAAAAGATCCCTTACCTATAGCATATTCATATGGGGGTATACCTGATTGTAAAACCATTATGCAAATCTAAAGAGAGCACCCTTGACTATTTCTACGAAGCTTACTGTACTTGTTTGTCCGAATCCACCGCTAGGTACTGTATTAACCGTTGTCAAAAATCCTCTATCTCCTGATACTGCGAATTCTCTAAATGGCACGGGAATAACATTTGGGTATAATTGTCCGGAAGCTATACTAAATCTGCCGTCGGCCCCTATACCAAGTTCTTTACATAATGCTACGGCAGTTGGCAGCCCTTGTTCGACAACGCTAATAATTTCAACGGGAGTTACTCCAGCACCAGCTTGTTGAACTGTGCTTGTAATAAAGATTCTGTCGTTGCTGGCCCCAGGGGATACCGGTGCGTCTCCTTGAACCGCCAAAACAGTTTTATCGCCAACGTTAACAGTTCCATTGAGAACAGAAACGCCCAAGATGGCACGGTTGACCCCAAGTGTCGCTAGTGTTGTAGGGTCAACAATAGTAACGTCATATTTACTTGAATCAAATCCGTTTACTTGGTTAACAAATACGATCGTTCCGTTGCCGAATGGGCGACCTTGAGTGAAGTATCTTAAGATAATATTGCCGTCCGGCAATTCAAAGTCGTCGGTATGATACATGGCTTCGTCACTAATGTTCAAGAAGCCGTCTATGCAAATTGCTCCGTCAACGAAGTCTGGGTTAGAAGAGTCAAATGCATGTGGTGGTTTTGTATAACCATGCTGATCGATACCACGATAGCGTTCAGGTTCTTCGGATCCAGGAGCACTGCCTAATGTGAATATATTGTTAACTTCGTTAACAGTTACACGAACGGCCTTTTCATCCCTGTCAAAGAATAGAGGCGGGAAGAATGGATCACCTGGTAATAGTGGATCTGCCGGAGGACCAGGATTAGGATCAAGTAATGATAGATCTGTAAAATCTATAGGATTCAAAATGCCGTTTAAGTGAGCACGAACACGTTCGCCAAGCGGGGCATCGCGTCCAAACTTCGGGAAGTAAGACTGGATCTTATATCTTGTTAAGAATCCATCAATACCAAAGCTAATATTCAGTTCATTAACACCGTGACTGATCTCTCCATATAGTCCTGAAGGACCAATATTTTGTTCGGCAAAAGCATCGAATGAAAGTACAGGTAGTCCTACTTGCTGAAAATCTGCATATCTAGAAGAACTGCGAGGAACTATCTTGCCCTCTACTCGACGAATGGCACGATCCGACATTACTTGTAATGAGGTCTGATTACCCTCGGGAGAGAACGCCCATGGCACGAATTGATCGTCTAGTTGAACGTCTTCGTCACGCTCGTAATGTAAGTCTCCCAAAACCCATTGGCTAGGATATGCTTGACCATAGCGGCTACGAGATTCTATTGGAATTGCAACGCCGGAAAGTGAATCATACACATTAAGAATAATAGATGGATTAATAATATCTAATAGCCCGGAACCGGCGAGCTTGTTTTGAATATTAATTAATGTTGCTAGCTGGCTAATAACGTTATCTTCGACAAGTCCGCCTGAGGGTCCTGCATTAACCGGCAATTGACAAAGAACAGTACCTTCCGGATAATCTTCGAATGAATAGAGTTCGTCGCTTCTAGGATTGATAACTCGATTACCGACTAACGACAGGTCTACCGGTATATAGTGTTCGCCAGATCCGTTTGGATTAAATGGAGGTGCATCTTCGGTCCAATTGCCGAAGCTGGCAGGACTATCATCGCCTTGCGGGCCATAAATAGTAAATGCCGGAAGCTTGCAGTAGGCTCTTACTCTAAAATCATCTGTCACGAATGGGCTTACGGGACCCAATAGTTTATTAATTTCATAGTCGTCAACATAAACTCCGCTGCCGCCATTGACAACAACTCCAGAAGAAGACAGTTTATAGCCTTCAACCTGATTTTCAATATTTGCCCAGGCCGCGTCAACTAAACGGAATAGACCAGAAGCTTGATTAAATAATAGTCCTTCGGCGACATATGAACGCCCATAGTGTCTAGACGAGTGATCACGAACTCTATTATAGTATGCGATCGTCCAGTTTTGATCTTCGTCGCGACGATTGTTAATAACACGAATACCGGATGCTTCATTACCGCCACCGAGTGCGGAAAGCGGCATGAGTGGGTCTAATCTACTTTGGAAACTAGGATCTTGAGCGGCTATAGATCCTTCGTCTGGTGGTAATCCATATCCTGTTGGCGTACCACTTGGGTCAGCACTTTGATAGATCTTAAAATAGGTCCACTGTTCAATGCCAGCAAGTGCAAGCTGTAGTTCTTTTTCGGTTGGTTTATATGTACGATAGAAGCCGCCAGCATCATAGAAACCAATTGTAAGCTTGGACCATGCCGGATAAAATATTAATTGTATTCCGCTTGCCTGAGTATTAAGGTCAACAATACCATCCAAGCCAAAAGTATCAATCCCGTCTATGGGGCTTAGAATGTTTGAATTTATAAAGCCCTCTTGGTGGCCGCCGATAACTCTAAATCTAGTTGGATCGGGAACAACGTCCTGCCCGAAACCAAGCTGAGTTGTTTCATTGAGTCCGCTAGCACTACCGAATTCAGAAACTAAATCCAGAATGTCCGTTTCTGATATATCGAATACGGCCTTCTTATTGACAAGGTTGATCTTCTGTGCGTCCATATTCCAATACCAGTCGTATCCAGTATCGAATAATACGCGAGTTATAACCTCGTCAAATGTATTAAGATTAAATTGGAATCTTAGGGCTTCTGACGTGCCATCAATGTTTTTTTCGATCTGTGCGACCGTAGGCAAATCGGCAATAGGGAACGCACATTTGTTTTCATTAAAATGAAGGTCTATAGCCGTTAATATTTGGCTGTATGTTCCGCCGAATTGTAATATACGCTTATATTCTTGTATATTAGAATCAATCGTTCCATTAATATCCGTTAGACCATTAACAATTCTAAATGCACGGGCTATAGATATGACTCCACTAGGGGCGTCCTCACTCAAGTCCTCCGTGTGTATCTTAACCTTACGCAATAATCTTCGATCGTCTTCAACGGTTACGTTAACAATCGTGCCGCCAGCACTGGTAGTATAGTCTGCGTGAGTTACCTTGCCACGTAAGAAGAAGTCGCCAACGAATAATTCTAAGCTATGTCCAATATCAGGAAGTTGACCAGACGCACCATGGAAAGTTCCCGGCATGCCGTCATCGCATGGAATCCATTCCATTTGGAATGAGTGCGGAGTAAGATTAAAGCCAAAGGTTGCATTGATAGAAGATAAGAATGCACACAACTGAGAGCCGGGCTCATTATCATTGAATTGACCAGACGGCCAAGGAATACCATTTAACGGTACGCCTACACCACTAACAATAATTGTATTAGTCATGTTTTACGCACCTCCATTTTGTAGATAATCATTACCAGCTTCCAAGCTATCTGTCCATGTGACGCCACGGGAATCTCTTATAATCCAAATTGGTCTATATGTTCCAGGTCTTGTGTAAACGTGGGTCGGATTTGACGATGTGGTTGTCTGACCATCATCAAAGTTGAGTAGTCTAGCCGAGATGCTCACGCCATCGGGTATTGTATTCACCACTGTAGTAAAGTCTACTGTTAGTGCAGCAGCACCGACACGAGGAACTCCAGAAAGACTAATTATAACTGGATCTATTCCCGACGCAACATTAACAATCCGTGTTGCGGATCCGTGCATACCATCCGAATCTATAGCTTCAAATCTTACAATATAGAAACCACTAGATGCAAAGTTGTGTTGTATTGGATATAGACTAATGCCACTTTCAACGCCAGCAACATTAGGAGTGAAGTCACCGAAATTCCATCTTGTTTGTACAATGGTTTTATCTTGTTGCCCAGAAGCAAAACCGACGAAATATTGATTGAATGGCGGCACTAATCCACTCACTGTTGCATTAGGAGTTATGATATCAACGAATGGCGGAAGTTCGTTTTGGAAAATTATAATCTTCGCGTCAAAGTCAGAGGATGTTGTTTGTGCAATTTCAAGCTGTGCGTCGAAATCTTTTGCAGCCATTACCTCTAGCGTATAGCTAGTATCAAATTCAATTCTACCTTGTAATGCTCCAATGATAAACCCACCAAGTAGACCGCTACCAATATCTATGGTTAGATTAGCACCAAGAATTAGACCACCGAATAGACCAGAGCCTATCGCTTGACCACGAATATAACCAGCAATCATGCCTGAGCATGCCGTAGATCCAACAACGTATCCGCCTAATAATCCTGATGCGACATCCAGACCGCGAATAAATCCACCGATAGTACCGTCTGCGAAAACCTGTCCAGAAATGTATCCGCCGAACAATCCACTGCACGCCGTACTACCAGTTATAATACCACCGATTATACCAGAGCTTGTATCAAGACCTTGGGCATAACCACCGATTAAACCAGAACCGGTATCTTGTCCATAAATAAATCCGCCCATGACACCGCTAACGACACTCGCTTCTGCTGCATCAATTCCATTCAAAGCTACATAACGTACTTCATTATCAGTTAATGCTCTAGAGAAGTAGAAAACGTCAGTAAGAATAGATGCCTGATCGTTGAGTGTATTGGTATTAAAATCCCATGGTGCCGAGTTTTGGTGATTTAGGAATGTAATAAGTTTGGCCGCCGAATTAGTAGGAACCCACGGCCCCAATCCAGAAGTACTACCGGTGCGAGGGTCAATACCGACCTTAAGATTTTTTCTATCTACTTCTGTTCCATCTACATAACAAATTAATGCCGATGCTACGGGATCGAAAACCCAACAATAATGTGCCATACCGTCAATACGGGGTGGACGTGGCGTTCCCCATTTATAGACATCGAATCTAGTTTGATCCTCGTAAATACCATCGCCTTCGAATGTTCCACATACTATCTGACCAGATTGAGATGTATCAGAGCTATTGTCATAATAGCCATTTCCAGCAGTTGAAAGAACCATCTTCATGTCATTGTTATCGTCATTAACAATGACCCATCCACGATCTAAATTAATAGTTGTATCGCTAACTGAGTTGCTTCCAAGTATACCATATGATAAAACTACGTCAGCCGTATTAGCTGTAGCAATATCATTTCTTTTAACTAGTAAAAATCCAACAGAAAATCCAACGTGAGGATTATTAAATGCTACGCCGGAAACAGCAAATGGCGGATAGAATGGTGCATTAGTTAGTGTCGCGTCGACGAACGAAATACCACTACATTGTATCAGAAGATCAGAATTAGCTAGTGGCCCCGGAAGAATTTTTAATTGTCTTAATGCGGTCGCGGTCTGTTGTCCCTGTCCAACGAGAATTCGACCTTGAATAATACCACTAAGATTATGTCCTTTTAACGAAAGGTCACGAATACCGGAGAAACCATTGGTCATTCCATTAAATCTCCAATAACCTTCTAAATTAGAATCGGAGATTGTCACCTGCGTAGTAGGCATAGAATCGGTATAGCCTTGAATTGTCGGCTGCAATATACCACTAATTGCTAATGCCTCTACTTCATGTTCTTCAAATATACCACGCATGACGAACATATTACGCATATATATTTCGCCAAGGCCACCGTCTCGGGCAATCTGTGTAGCATACGTATTACTTCCAATTTCTCCACCGAAGTTTAATGTCCAGCTTTCTGTCGTAGAGTTGGGAGGTTGAGCACTCCACATTTTAGCTGTAGAAGCCGGCACACGTACTGTTTGTACTAGAATTCCATTAATCCATAATTCAATAGCAACTACGGCCTGACCAGTAGTTTCATTAGAAACATTATATGGAGAATCAAACTTTGAGTGGAAGAGTATCTTAGATGGTACGCCGAATGGAATTCTGCCAGAAACCAATGGCTTAAAGGCAGTGCCAGCGAAAACATCTTCACGACCCTGAAATACTATTGTCACGCCCGAGCCGGCAGAAGCATCGATTGTTGTTAAGAATGATCGTAGTTCGCCAACGTTCGTCGGTGATGCATTACCACCAATACCACCATAAACATGAAGTGTTGAATTAAAATCAAACTTTTCTGAATCGCTTGTAGATCCAAGTAAAGTAATGGGTATTCTTCCGCTTGGAGTAACTTCATATCCAATAATATACTCACCAAGTATATTTTGAGAAGCAAGGTCGTTTTCCTCATTAACTGGCTTATATCTTTCAACTAAATTACCTATTGATGATCTAGCCCCCCCGGCATCCGAAACAACGTTAGTACCAAGAGATCCTCCGCGAACTGTAAATACTCCAGACGTAATACCTAGATTGCCAAAGCTAGATAATTCTGGCGGTAACGTTCTACCCCTGAATAGATCGTGTGAATTGGGTGCATTATATGTCAGTCCCCATTGAGTACTTGTATTTCCTCTTGAAAGTGTTCCGGGGAATATGCTCCATATTCGGGCCTTATCTTCTATCAGTACGTCATCCACTGTAAATGTATCGCATGGCCAATAACCCATTAATCTAGTGTCATATATCGTTCTGTAAATAGAACTGATGTCAATACCATTTTGGGCTATGAATCTAACCTCGCTAGGCAATAGAGGTCGATTGAAAACTGATATGGGACCGAACCATGTCTTATTACCACCGGCAGCAAAAAGACCACGAGCGGCAGAATCAACTATAGTATCTTGAACACCGTTACCAAACATTAATGGATATCCACTACCAACCAGCTTAATTAGTTGGGTCGTAAGAGAAGCAACGAGCGTACCGCTACCTTGTTGAATGCCATTAAGATAAACCGCAAGACCCTTTGTTTGATCGTCGTAAACAACGGAATAACATGCGGTGCTTGTACTATTATAACCGCTGGTGCTGGTATCTATTTCAAATAAATTAGCAGAAATATCTCCAACTGGATACGCAGAGAATCTCATTCTGTTTGGCGTACCAAACTCAGTCAGTGCTATACCGAATGTTGCAGCAGAAATTGCCGTTGGTGCGGTATTGGCCGTGTTGGATGATACAGATCCCCACGACATAATCATGTTGTCATCGCGGCCGTTCCCGGCGGCAGCGGGACCTGCAAAGATATTAATACTCCAACTACGTGAAGATAATATAGTATCAATCATGCCGCTAGTAGCGATCATCGCAGTACTAGCAGTCGCGGCATTTTGCATTAATCCACCGCCTTTAAAAGGTCCAGGATTAACTACTGCACTATCGGCATCGCCTTCATCGATCAAACTTATTAGCGGGAAGTGATTCTTGCTGGCGTCTGGATATCCAACTGATCTAAATGGATAATATCCAACTAAATTAGCGTCGGTTAACAATACTTCTTTTGTTGGAAGCGTTATGCTTGGTTGTGGTTGTAGACCACCAGTATTATGGAGCGTGAGCATCTCTCCTTCTGGCAATACTCTTCTGAATAAATAAACGCCAGAAAGTAAATGATTCCAACCGGCAGTACCAGTATAGTTATTTGTGCCCGCTGCCGCATCGTCAGAATTACCAATACCAAATGCACGGCTTAAAATACTTGTGTTACTTAGGTCTAGTTCTACGCTAGTTGTACCACTAGCCGCTACTCGTCCGTCTTTGTATAAAACAACTTGGTTACTAGTACCGTCTATAAACCTGTAAGTAAAAGCTATATGGGTAAATCTACCAGATTCAATAGGAATTCTTAACGACAGGGGTGATGTAGCGTTTGCACTTTCTAAAGCAATATATGCAGCTAATTGATTAGGACCACCAAATTGAGTACTACTATTCTGTGCCGCACCGGTTAGTTTACCAGAAATACCAAGGTGATACCCGCCGTTTGCATTATTATATAAGAATTGACCAATAAGAGAGTGGCAACGTGCAGATTCAGTTTCCCAATTATACGTGCCGAGGTTAGCGTCGGTGGCAAAATTAATGTAGCCGTCGCTATTGGGATATACCCATACGCCAACAGTAATACCGCTGTTAACAACATTCTGCGACAGTGTTTGCTCGCGTGATTGCGTACTGCCATTTCCAAGAATTAGATATCGACTATAGGGAGAAGAATCTGTTCCAAGCTTCCAATAGCCTTGAGCCATATATCCAGTATTCAAAGTACCAGAAGAGGCATTAAATATGGAAGTGGTGCCGGGCCAAACTGATTTTGATCGAGCGTGATCTATGGCGGTGGCCGTAGTGGAAACCGCTACATGTAAATCGAACGACAGACCGCTAGGATGACCCGCTCTAGTAGTAGAGTGGTTAAGAAAGAATGGGGCACCACTAGGTTCATTAAGCGGCCAGAATCCAATTAATGAGCCATCGTTAATGTCAGCCATTATAAGGACTCCATAATGATATGATCTCCCGTAAATGGAGATACTCTGTAGCGTTTAATGACGTTGTTGCCACCATCAAGAACATCTAAATTAATAAATAGATGATTGGCGTCAATGATCGGCTTCTTGCTTATGAGCCATCCAGGTCTTTGGCCTTCCATATTTAATGGATAATATTCTGTAACAAAGCAATGGAGATCTGCTTCAGTCCACGCTTCAGAAGACAAAAGCCCCATGTCTTCAAAGTACTTATCTTCTGTACGAAAAGCTCTAAATAGAGAGTTCTCTTGAGCGAGAGAAAGTATAACGCCTTCGTACGTTGCAACGTCGCTTACGGCAGTGCCGCCAAGACGAAAAATTTCATCGCTGCTCTTCGTGCAGGCGATTTCTACAGATCGGTCAAAATGCGTGTTAACCGATAAAAGGCCGTTGTTGCCTTCATATTCAAATCTTGCTTTTACCATCCTTACTCCTAAGACTAAGCCGAGCTATGTCTTGAATGAAAATACACTAAGGCGGCACTTTTAACGGTGCCGCCTTAGTTTAACAATAACACACTAAATATCAGAGCATATTAGTGAATGGATCGCCAGCGGCGACGCCAACACCAAGGTTATTAACCGCAGTGATTAGGCCACCACGAACAGTCGTAGAAGTCTTACGATCTGAGTGGTATTCTAACTTCGTGCTTAAGCTCCAAAGTACTGCATTTGCGTTGTTAGTGCTAGATGCTGCATTGAATGTTGCCATAAGTTTATCTCCTGTACAGGTTACACGTGTGAAATAGACTATAAGAGTCTACCATTAAATAATACACTAACCGCCAAATTCGTGGAATACGTCATTTAGCCAATAATTAAAGACTAATGCTAGTCTTAGAAGCCCAGAACCACACACGCCGAAAGAACCGAGCGGAGTGCCGAGCGGGACAACAATGTTTAAATAAACGAATTCTGACGAATTCAAATCGTCTTGTGCTACTATACCAGCCGTACCATCTTGTCTAAAAACATTCTGTTTGCTTGGAACGGTCCTCGGAATACGGGCAACCGAGCCGGAAGGCAGACTTAAATTATATCTCCAAATATTACCGCTTGGAGCATACTGCATAAATGCCCTATCTAGTCCCTGATCTTGGCTAGCTTGAAAAGCACTATCGTCCGTTAGGAACAACCTTAGATCCGAGATAGCTGTACCGCTCGCGGCAAGATTAAATGTTATGGCAGTTGGCTTAGAAGCTAGATGAGATGGCACCGGTAATGTAGTTAAATCGAATTTTGTATTTTCAAATAGTAATGTTCCAGAAGTAGTTCCAGGTCTGAGTGGATTTGCCATCATACAACCAGAAGCGACCATCTGCTTGAATGCAAATGATCCGCCCGCTATATGACGAGTTCCGATAGGACTTGCTGGCTCGCCAGTATCCCACTCAAAAATTCTAATTACTGGAAAATCTCCACCGGCCATTATTCTTCCTTACGGATATGTTTCTCTGTAAGTTCTTTTTGAAGCTGTGGTTCGACCGGCAAAAATCTACCGCCCGTGCGTCTAACGAATATAGCGGTATTACCAACCAAGACAAGTCTTATGCCATACGGTAAAGAATTGAATTCCGGTTCACCAACCTTGCGTAATTTAATTTCATCCATTGTATTAACTAAAATCGTAGAGTAGACGATAGCGGAACGTACCTGCTCCTGCACCACCATATGTACCGAATGGAACGTTTACTCCAGCTTCAACAGCCAAATAAACATACTGGCTAACGTCATTATCTCGCACGCCGCTCATCCACGGTTGTCCCAATGGCCATTCGCTTTGAATAGTACCAGAGAAGTTCGGTTTGTTTGGTATAACAACTGGCGTATTGAGGGCGGCAGAATCAAGCGTCAGATTTGGTACAAAGTGGAATTGTTTTTGTTCCAAGAATCGATATGATCCCGCTCCCCATGCAGAAGTATTCACCAAGAAGAAACGCATATTGAATACGCCGGAAGCGTCCGCTATATTACTAATACGGGCATAGCATAACAGCGTAGGAGAAGTAGCCCCCGATCCGGTCGTGTTTAGTTGGCCAAAGTCTAGAACACCACCCGCACCGGTATCTACCGTCCGTATAAAGCCAGCTACCGTAGAATGTAGGTGTCTAGATCCGGAAGGATTAATGGCTGGATTCTGTTGTATCCATTCTATGCTAGGGAATTGAACCATTATGCCATCCTCAATGCGATATCTGAATTGATATCTGGTGCTGTAGATATATCAATCGTGAATATTAGTTCTAATGTGGCCTGACATGTTAGTTCAATCTCGCTGAATTGAGAACTTAGTTGACCAATTCTAACAGTAACGTAATTGGCTGGATTACCGTGAATAGCTTTTAGTCTATTTAGTTCGTCTTGAACGAACTGGATAGCACGGTTAGTATCGTTTTGTTGACTACCAGTATTCTTAGCTTGTGCTTGGCATTGAATAGATATTGTGCCCTCTGTCGTAGTAGCTATGTCCTGTATGATATTACCTAATCCCCTGAAAGGAATAGGATGACTAACGAATAATCGTATGCCTTCTGTAATAGAGATATTAGATGAGGTTGATACAATACCACTAGGCAGTTTGGCGTTCGGATTATCTGTGAATGTAATAGAGAAATCTACAGTGCCACGACAAGCATTTTGCGTTACTGTAAACGCCGTTGGATTATATATCGCTAATCCGCTGCCGTTAGATCCCTCTTTGTATTTTTCATATACACCAGATGCATCCCACTTAAGTTGAGGCTTGATATGTCCTAAGAATCCAGAACATGCACGTTCGAAACCAAGTCCACCTATTCCATGAAGCGGCGTAATTGTTCTGCCGAGACCTTGGACCGTGCCAGCTAATGTTACTGTAGCAATACCGTTTTGATCTTCTTCGAAAGATTCTGTTCTCTGAGAGAAGTAGAATGGAACGCCGCTGACTATAGTGAATACTTCTGTGACAGAATAAGTGCCATTAAATACGTCGGCTACCTCTTCTCTTTGTACAGATACTTCAAATATAGGTCCGCCGGATGGATTAGCCGGATGTATCAGGCTATATAAACCAGAGCCATTTGGTTCGACGAAACATGGAATTTCAATAGGTAGTTTATCTATGCCTATTCTCGCCCTAACTGCTCTAAAAGCCTGTAAGAACTTATCGGGTTCGCCCTCTGGTCCCTCGGCGTTGATTTGGTGAGTGATGTCTACCGTACATGACTCATTGTTTTCTTTAAAAGACCATTGGTCAGTTAAGCTAGAAGTTATACCGCTTACTCCAGAAGCAACAACTAAATCTTCTAATTCAATCGTGTAGTCTATACGTTGAAACTGAGTATCAGCAGCTACGTCAACAGTAAGTACTTTCGGCGTCAAGCCGGAAGAGATAATAGAACCCTGCGGCAGAGTTACGTTACCCGGACCAGCTAAAATCAAAAAGTCTTTATTATCTTCCGAGAATGCAGTTCTAAGTTCCGTCTGCTTTTCGAACATGAGTTCGTAACTGCCAGAAGGAACGATAAGAACGGTGCCCGTTAATGTGAGGTGATTTCTATTCGACGTTCTTGTGCCGGCACTATCAAACTCCGATTCGACCGACCAGTTAATTAACGGGGCGGGTACGAGCTTACAATTATTGTAGTAAACTTCTACCGGTGACTGCGGCGGATGGGGAATTTCTGATTCAACGTTCATGATATCTTATTTCGGCTGACTGAACGAGCTTAGTAAGCCACGCTCTCTAAGGGAAGTGAATATACTATCCAATTGATCCAATTGAAGGGCAAGTTGCTTATCTACTTGATCGGATGTAACGTTCTTGACTGCCGCTTCTAATTGAGAACGTAGATTTTCTAGACCAGTTATTGTCACGGTATTATTCTGATTAGTTTGTAATACGATACGTACTTCATTACCAACGGCCGCTGCCTTAGCTTGAGGATTTTGATTATCGGTTGCAGTATTGCTTTGAATAAGAGAATTGCTTGCCTTCACCTCATCTAGCGTATTGTTCAATGACGATAGTTGATTTACTATCTCGGTGAAGGCTTCGGTATTATCCCCGCCACCGCTATTGATAGTTGCCAAGGCAGAAGTAATGGACGCAGAAATAGCAGCTACTAATGCTGCCGGCACTTGATTGACGGCATTAATACTTGCAGCAATAGAACTGCCGAAATTACCTTGGTCGAAATTTGGCACGAATCCGCGATGACGCATAGGGATTACTGCCTCGGACGTATTCGCTACGGCGAGACCGGCACCTGTTGGCATGGCACGTTTTTCACGCATGCCTGCACGCAATAGGCCGGCCGCTTCTTTCGGCGTAAGATTACCACCAGCGAAGTTCGGAATATGACCATTTACAAGATTGTTAAGATTAGTTTGTGCCTCCATCATACTAAGCTTTGCACTAATGGCACTAGTAATGCCACGAATTATGTTTTCGCCAACGTCCCTAAAGGTCGAGTTTTGTTCGGCGAATAACTGAGCTTCCTTTTCAATTTGAAGTAATGTATTACGGTCCTGTGCGGCGACAACACCAGCGGCTAGTTCTCTACGCTCTTGGTTGGCCTGATCAAGTATTGAGCTTTCCACAAGAATAGAATCGTGTACCTTTTCAAGACCTTCTTGGGCACGTTCCTCAAGTAATTTAGAAGCTTGTAATTGTTCTTCGGCCTTATCGACTGCCGCCTTAGCATTAACGACCTGAGCAAATTGCAACTTAGCGTCTTGTAACGAAAGATCTTGTAGCTTCTGTAGTTGCTCTACTTGTTGCTTATTGAGATCTTGAATGGCCGGCAAGCCTTCTTCTGGAGCAACGCCAGCACCGACTTGACCGATGGCCTGCTTTAATTGATCAGTAGTAAATCCGCCAATGTTTGCCGTAGACGGCAAGAAAGAGAGAGCGTCTAGAATTTGCTTTCTAAATTCAACTGGAAGACCTAATAGAGTTTTGCTTACATCAGAAAGTTCACCCTCCGTTAGGTGTAAGAAAGCCTGGAATGATCCACCTAACTTATCTGCCACGAGTTGAAGGCCGGCAATACCACGCCCTAGAGCTTGGTTCTCCTGTCCGGTTTGTCCAAAGATGCCGGTGCCGGCCTGTACTATAGAGTCGCGAGCCTGTTGCAAGAACGATAGAGTCTCTTCTCCTAATTGACGCTCAAGGTCTATTCTCTTTTGAAGCGTAATATTAGCATCATTCAATACGCTTGTAAAAGCGTTATTCAAAGAAGATAGTTGGCCGTCGAAGGTATATACGTCTCCAGTAAGGGCCGCAATGTCACGACCCAAAAGATTTGATTTTACTCTAGCTTCTGCTAAAGCATTACCAAATTCTAATTGAGCTTGGATAAGAGACTTATATGCATCGGCTACGCCTCTGGTAGACTCGATAACTTCTTTTTGCTTGTCTTGCAGTTCTCCGCGAGCATCAGCTTCTTGCTTGAAAAGGTCGGCTATCTTTTGATTTCTGAAATCATTAAAGCTACGCTCTGAGTCTCTTAACTCTTTGGCGAAGTTTCTAGAGGCGTCGGCAACTTTTTCTATTAGTTCTAATCGTCTCTTCTCTAGCTCTGCTGCCTTCTCGGCCGCTTCCTTTTCCGCTGCTAAAACCTTAATTTTTGCTTCTGTCGCATCAACGGTGGCTTGTTGCTTAGTCTTTTCTATTTCTAATTCAATACCATGTTTTTCAGCGGTTAGTGCAGCGGCACTATTAGAATTTGCTTGATCTGCTAGTCTACGATTAACGTCTTTAAGCTTAAGATCTAATACTTCAAGCTTACCGGCAGATTCGTCCGCTATTGCATTTAATTCTGTTTGAGCTTTAACGATCTTTGTTTGTGGCTTATCTTCTGCGAAAGCTCCGGAAATAATTTGTTGGATGCCCTTACTTAATTGTGAGCCACCCTTTAATACGTCAGTAACATCGTTAAGAGATATATTTTGGAAGGCGGACAATACGTCCGTTGTAACTGCATCTCCGAATTTGCGTAATTCAGAACTGAACTTACGAGTAGACTCAAAAGCGTTAATGCTTGCGGCAGCTTCCTCATCGAACATATCTTTTGCACGCTTTTGTTGTTCGGCTATCAGATCGTTTTCTTTCTTCTGTAGCTCAAGCTTGTCCTTAGTTTGTTGCTCTACAATCTTTAGAATTTCATCGGCGGCATCACGCTCGGCCTTTGGTAACTCACGAATAACATGAGTGAACTGATCTATAGATTTTTGATCAAGCGACTGCGGAACTTCTAGAAGATTCTTTAATAGTGTTTGGAAATCAACGCCCTTTGAGAAGTTGAAATTTCCAAGATTTTTAATAGCCGCATTCAATTGTTCGCGAAGAGACTTTTGAGTTTGTTGAGATGAACGCTGAGTTAGCATAAACTCATTATCAAGACGCTTCAAGTCGTCTTTTAATGCCGCCGGTCCAGCCTTGGCCACTTCAAGTTCTTGACCAAGATTTCTAATTTCGTCGGCGAAGTCTATAATCTTTTGAGTATCGGTAAATTCTTTGAAGTCGAATGCTTGCTTGATACGACCGGTCACATCACTGATCTCAACTTCACCAGCACCTAGCGTGCGTGTTAGTAAGCTAAATGCTTGTCCAACATTTAAAGTGCCTTCTTGTAAGCCCGCCATTAAATCGTTGAATTGGGCCGTACGACCGTTGGCTTCGGCAACCGCACCTATTTTTTCTTTTTCAAGATTAATGAAATTCTTTAATACGTCGATATCGCCCAATAGAGCATTACGTAAGTCTTCGGCATCAACATTAAGATCTTTAAATGGCAAAGAGGTTGCAACCTCGGCCAGTGTATCGTTTATACTCTTATTAAGTTCTTCACCTAATTTCTTGCCCTTTAGGCCAGAAGCAAGAGCGTCGAATAATTGACCGGCAGCCTCCGCACCTTTATTTCCACCGCCTTGAATGCGGAATTCTACACCGGCAGTATTTCCTTGTTTCGTAATACGTGCCGTTTCTTCGTCGCGTGCTTTATTATTGTCATCTATAGCGGCGGTAATAGTCTTGAAAGCTTCCGTAACTATTCCAATTGTCCCAGCAGTAATTGCAGCCTGCTTACCTAACGCGGCAAAGGTTGCAGCTAGTGACACGCCCTCGCTACTAACCTTAAGAATATCTGATCCACCTCTGCCGAAGGCGGTATTCGTCGCCTCTAGTTTTTGAGCTAGGGTATCAAATAATTTAGGTAAGAATGATCCAATAACAACCAAAGCCCCAAGGCCGGTAACGGTTTCTGTAAATGTTTTCTTTAAAGAAGTGAGACTAAGAGTCGATCTAGCAAGTGCGACTGCATTTTCTTTAATAGCTACTGCATGTCCTTGCAATGATTGTGTATCTATATTTAATCTTAATCCATGAGCCTGATCAAGGGTAGTATTAGTTGCGACTTGTGCAGAGAATTTACCAACTAGAGAAGCACTATTTGTAACAATAGAACCGAAACGAGTAAGATCAACTCCTACAGTTGCTATTGCGGCTTGCGTCTTGGTTAATGGCCCAATAAAATCTGCTTGACCAGGAGCAGGAGCATTAGATTTACCTCCGCCTCCTAGACCACCTCCAGCCAAACCGAAAATTGATTTACCAAGTTGTATACCACCTAAAGCTAGTAAAGGTGCTAAATTACCACCAAGTTCTCCTATGACTTTAGTAATACTAGTAAATATGTCTAGTAATTTAGTTGCAATCTGTAGGGCACTCTTAAGAGCGTCTTGCACGCCAGCGTCGCCGAGTGATTTAGCAAGTTCTTGTCCTTGGGCAATTAATTTACCTAATTGACGATCAAGTTTTTGGTCAGTGATTGTTCGCTTTGAATCAACAGCACCGGCGGCTTGAGAAGCAGACGCAGCAAGTTCATTGGCACGCTCAACAGAATTTAATGTAGCAATTAACGATTCGAATTGACGAGTACCAGCAATGGCTTTAGCGGCAGAAGCGGCTTGAGATTCGGTTAAGCCACCGAAAGCTTTCTTAAGATCTGTAAGAACAGCTAGCGTCGGACGTAAAGAACCATCAAGGTTTTCAACAGATACTCCTAATGCCTCTACAGCACTTCTAGATTCACCGGCGGCGAATATACGGGTTTGTAAAGTCTTGAAGAACGTACCAATTTCAGAACCGGACTTACGGGTTTGTTCTCGTAATGCAGAAATCAAACCTATGCCCTGATTAATATCTTTGCCGAATTCAGCCAATGAGTTACCACCGGCTCTAAAGGCTTCGGCTACGTCTTGAGCTTCAACGGCAGATAAGTCTTCTACCTTTACGAGAGCATCAAGCGATTGTGCTAGCTTATCTCCAGAAAGACCGAATTGCTTATTAACGGACAACAAGAATTCAACAGCGTCAGCAGATTTCAAAGTAGAAACTTGCGTGGCGATAATTGCTAGTTGTGCTCTTTTTTGAGCGTCAGCAATTTCTAAACCGGCTTGAACGAAGGTCTTTGTAACTTCTAAAACTTCTTGGGTTGTAACACCAAGGTCAACGGCAGTTTTTAGTGCAGCCTCGCCGATAGCATCCATTTGACCGGCAAGTTCCTTGACGTTGGTTTTAACAATGTCTCGCAAGGCATTATCAAATTCGAATAAGAATTTAACGCCGCCCTGAATGGTCTTATTAAGGGTAGAGAACGTCGGAAGTAAAATTGCAAACTGGGCCATTCTATTTAAGAATAATCTAGCGACCCGTTCGTTTTGACTAAGTGCGTTGGCCGTCTGATTTAGACGTTGATTAAGACCGGCGGCATTCGATCCCGCTTGTTTTATATTGACACTAACCTGTTGAAGTTGCTGCGGCATGTTCGCAACAGACTGACTAATCTTACGAAAGATCTGCGGGTTGACTTGCACGTCAACCAGTTTCAAAATGCCTTCTAATTGAAACTTATTCATGAGTTCAGATTCTTATTAAGACTTAAAATTAGTTGTTCTTGGATTGCAGACTCTATGGCCTGTATATTCTGTTCTAACCATTGCACTTCATAGTTTTGAAATTCTACTGGAAATTCCCACTCGCCAGAACTGCCGAAAGAACCTTGCGGTAACATGAGACCACCGGGAGCACTTCTAATACGAATATTCTTTTTCATGCCACGACGTAGTTTTGACCTCGGTACGAAACCACGATCGGGAACCTTAAGATCATCTACTATCCATTCTAGCCAAGATTGAATATGTAGATTGCCAGTCCCCGATGCCGGGTGAGGAGTTAACATTTTCAAAGTAGCTACGTCGCCGAATTGAAGCAATAAAGTATTATTATTAGTTGAGATTTTGAAAGCCTTCTCATAGGCGGCTAGCAGTCTTCTGGGCTGTGATTTCTCAATACCTAATTCGCTTAATCCTTCTGGGCTTGAAATAAAATTAAAGAAAGGGGTGTCTGAGATGCCGCGAATCCCGAAGTCGCCGTATATCATGGCATGAATCAGGCTCTTACTCATCCAGACTTTTAGGTCCGCAAGAGTTTTAGCCCAGTTCGCCCGTAAGAACACGGAGACCGTATCAACTGGGTTGACTAATGTTAGTTCCCAACTTTTTGGCACGCTTGACTACCTTTCGTTTCGTTTTCTCATTTTCCTTTTTAATAGCGGCTTCTGCCCTTGTCTTGACTTCAACTAAAACTTTTTCTTCAACCTCTCTATCGAGCATTCGATCTTCGAGTGTTTTTACATATTTATTTTCTGGGTACTCATTAATAAGACTTTGACGTGCTTCGTCCAAAATCTGAGATTGTAGAGTGATAACCTTAGCATAAACCGTAGACTTTGAATTGAGGTCTCGTTCACGAACGTATTCAGAATAATTATCCCAGTAACGTTTGTTAATCGATTTGATTACAGTACAGGCGGCCATGATTGATTCCGTCTTGACCATTTCGGCAACGCCTTCGGCAGAATTCATATAAACGGTTTGTTGAACTAGGAATAGTTCCCACATGCGTTTTCTACCCTCTGCAATATTGCGTGCAGCAGAAAGACACTTATCGTTATTGCCTTCAGCTTCAGCGGAACGAAGTTCAACTTGTGAAACCGCTATTTTGCCAACAACCTTCTTGAATTCTTTGTCGTCGTTTTCAGTCCACATATTATGCTCTCTCATAATTTCGCGAAGTTTTTCTCTAGGGAAAACACCTTCGGCGAGAGCATGACTATAGGCGATACGATATTGACGCTCGCCTTCATTCTCTTCGGCAAGAGTTGGCGTTTTAAGCTCAAATTCACACTCTTGTCCATTGCGGTCTACAGCCTTAAATACACGTTCGATCATACCTTGCTCCTATATAGTTTAACTACCTCACGCCTCCACTCTTGATACTTGGGCCGAACGCCCGTGTGTAAAGAGTAGCGATCCATAATTGGAAGTACACAATTTATACAAGATAATGTACCAACAATCTCTAGAATCATATAACCGGTTTCTTCATACAATACGCCAGTGCCAAATTCCGTTCGAATAGCCTCTAACACTGATTTCTTGTCTGGACTAGCATAAATCATAATCGATGGCTCGCTATTGAGCGAGAACTCGATTTTCTGCACTGTGTCCATGAATGTTCTTGTAATAGAGAGAGTATTATCATCATTCATCCGCAACGGACGATATGTGATTTCATAGTCTCTTAATTCATCTCTCTGTGCTCTTATAACGTCGTTAAAGGAGGTGCGAATGTCTCCTTTAAATATGTTAGTATCGCGTGAGTTATCCAATTGGGGAAACATCGTTTCAAATTTTTCTAATGTCTTAATCATTAGATGTTTGATCCGACGATCAAGACTATTGCTAAGTTGCTCTTGTGAGGGGTTTTTCATCTGCGTCTAATTGGGATAACGTTGGTTTTCATGCCATAAAATTCACGAGTTTTTCTATTGCGTAGATGCTGTTCTTCTATAGCACCATTTTGCTCTATGATATCCTGCTCTTTATTAATGAGCTTTCTCATGCCTTGGTTGTTACGAGAGTATACGGCATTCGCCTTTTGTTCTTTTTCTTCACGAGAATACTTGTGCCACGTTCCATAGAGACAGCTATTATCATGCAATATACGTTCGCCCAAGTATTTTCCTTTATTTTTCTCCTTGGCTCCGCACGTGCAATCGTTAATATATTCGCCGTCCAGTACGCGGCCCTGTTCTACGTGATCATTCATAGTCTCGTCAGTAGTCTTCTTATTAAGATCTCTATTCGCAAGCCATTGATCAAACAAGTCGTCATCCTGAATAGTTTCAAATGACGGCGGTTCGTGTCCTTCAATAGCAGAGTCATAAACTCTACTCCAGTAAATCAAAAGCCTATGATTAACGGTAAGATCACCAATACTACGATTAAAAATTGAACTGAGATTCTCTCTACAAATCGTCCAGGTGATACGCCATTCTGGAGAACGAGCTATTTCGCGTATGTCCTTAATTTCCATCATGCCTTCGGACACCATTTCCTGTATGAGGAAATACAATAGGCTAAAATAATGTTCCTTAAAATAAATGATGGCAGAATCATCGGGTAGGATTTTTCTGCCGTCTGGATAGAATATAACTCTTTGTAAGAGACAAAGAGATGCAATTTCATGTGCTAGGTATTCTGCACTCGCTCCACGAAATTCAAAACGCTTATGTTGGACAGCAAGCTTTTGTTTCTGTGCTTCGGCAATTTGCGTCTGGATAATATTTTGACGCGACTTAAACTTCTTTTTTGCCGTGAATTCAGACTCTAAAAAAGCAATGTGATCGTCGATAGTTTTTTCGACAAATTCATCCTTGTCTGTCCAATAGCCAGCTAACTTAGCATTAGCGGTAATTTCTTCTTCAGAAGGCACGCCCTGTTGTTTTGACTTATGTATTTCAAGCTCTCTTTGAATCATATAGTGATTACGATCTTCGAGAGTTAGATCTTTGATAACTACATACGCTAGATCTAATGGACGAGCTATATCATCTGGAATAAGAATAATTCTCTTATCCCATAATAGCTTATAAATCCTATCCTGAACCGTCAAAACCATACCTTGCACCTATTGAAAAAGAAAAAGGCGGCGGGGTTCACCCCCTCAGGAATCCCCCGCCGCCAGTTCGGTATCTTAGATACCTAGAGTAGAACGCTTAAATGGCGGGCATCCTACGTTGAAGCGACTGTTACCAGTTGCGAACACAATAATTCTATGGTTCGGTTGGAAGAAGTCGTGTGAAACGTTGAATACGTTGAAGCTAGAGTAGTTGTAAGTAACAGTCATACTGTCACCGCCAGCTTCGCCACCACCTGTTTCTGTGCTGACTAGACGATTAGCATCGCCAAGGTCAACCTGCATACCATCGCAAGTACGAATGATAATCGTATTCGATGCTGTCGTATTGTCATGTCCTCTGCAACAGTCGATTGCAGATGTTGCATCAACCAAGTCACCCTGAGCGGTAACAACTTCAATTGATGTAGTTGCTTCTAGAGGGAATGCAGGAGCTTTGAAGTATGGACGCTTAGATCCAAGTTCGAAGATGTCATTTCTAGAAATTGCGAACGATACTGTAATCGTCTGAATGTGTTCAGCGATGAAGTCAGTATTCGCATTAGCAATCAATTGTTGAGTACCGGCTAGAGTACCAGGGCCTTGAGCACCGAAGCCACCGTTAACGAACGCGGCGTCGATACCTGAGACTGATGGTGCAATAACGCCAGGGATGTCGTTAGGTAGAATCGAACGACTAATTTCAACTTCTTCACGACGTTGAATACCAGAGCCTACAACGATGATACCGAAACGATCTTCGCCACCGGCAGTTTCAGCGGCACCACCCTCAACTAGTGCTGAGGTATTGCCGTCGTGTCCGAACACGCCAGAAGGAGTTCCTTCGGGGGCTTCGGGGTTGTTGCCGTCTTGATCATCGGGCCAAACGACGATTGGGTCTGCGGGACTTCCGCCGTTATTACCGGCAGTAACACCAGACACCGCAACCATAACGCCCCAGAGCTTGTCATTACCAACTAAAGTAATGTCTTCTGTTACGAAGCCGTCAATTGGGAACGTGTAAGAAACGTTTGATACATACATACCGGAAGCTGTACAAATAGATTGTGGCTTGCCGGTTGCACGGAATTTTGTATCCGGATAAATTTCTAAAGCAATATCAACACGGTATGCGGCAGTACGAGCAACGATGTCGTTTGCACCCGCCGGATTTGTTACCATAAAGAAGAGTGGTTTACTACCGTCAATTGCCTTCGATAGAGATACTTCAATATCGGGCTGACGTTCTGAGTACTCGTAAAGCTCTACTTGACCAATTTGGAAAACTTGTTCCAAGTTGAAAGTCGTAGTCATACTCATGCTTTGAAGACCACGCGGCACTTCCCATAGACCATTAACTTGATCAACACCTGAGGCGAGCGGACCCGTGCTAAACTCTCTCGAATTTGCGGGTGCTACAGCCCCAGTGGGCGGTGCAGCATTATCTTTAATGGCAATCTGTTCGATTGCCCAGAAGACGCGATTATTATTAGCCATTATTTCCCTCCGTTACTGGGGCACTTTGCAAAGTTATACTAAAAAGACGGCTTGTACTTTGCCGCTTATAGATAATACACTAATTATAGTATTGGATTCTCGATTGTAGGTAGCGTAGAAATAGGTCCAAAGATATGACCTAATGGTGTAGTTGGAGCATTTAAGAATGTTTCTACTGTATAAGTGATTATAGCTCTTTCATATTCTTCGGCGGATTGAAGATTACGCGGATTGGCTGTCATGATATTAGTAATATATCTAACAGGAATACCAGATCCTATAGTCGTGATTAACTCTCTATTTCTCAGCATTTCCTGATATGGAACGTATTCAGGAGATAGAGTGTTGAGTATACCAGAGAGTGGCAACGGAGCTATATTAAAATCTATCATAGGAATAGCTTTTCGCCATTGACTCGTAATGATATCAATTATATTGTCTCGTTGTAAATCGTCCAATGCCCAAACGTGAAATTTAATCTCATCGGTGATGATAGCACTTCTATTGCCCAATTCATATCCTCTTAGATCTCTGCCGTCAACCTCGATAAATACTGCTGGAAATGGTTGAGAGCGACCAGACGGATAAACAAGTTGCATAGATGTGAATGGATTGGTCACGTATTGACTCTCGATATATCCATCGCTGAATTGTTGATTGAACTGATGTTCAAAACCAACTCTAACTTCTCTAACCGAGAACTCTCCGTTGACTTTTAATGCCGTGGGCTGCGGGGAATTAAAAATGATTCTACCGTTAATAAAGTCAATAGTGTGCCCAAACTGAGGATCAGTAGTAGGACGAAAACTGCCCTCAATATATACACCAGAGGCCACAACAGGAGGAGATGAAACGTTCGTACCATCGAGCGGTACGCCAGATTCATAAACCCAATTTCTAAAAGCCGATTGCCAAACTTGACCATCGCTGACTCCAAATAGTGTATCTTTAGCGGTTGAATCGGGAAGCAAAAGTGACATATCGCTACCGTCATAGAATGGCTGTCCACTGGCAATATTAGTGAATGCACCTTCTCTAAGAAAATGCATATCAATAAAAAGCTTCATATTGAGCTTTAAAAGCGAGCGGAGTTTATATTCTAGACCCATAATTATCCTACATCAATATTCGGTGAGGGGTTTTCGGACTCTTGAATTTCACGTAATTTTATCATAAGATATCGTCTTACGGTAAATCCAATTGGACGAGTATCCGCAATAGCGTATCTGCGACCTTCAATACTAATACTGAGGGTCTCTTTTACGTGAGGCAATGCTTCAATAACGACTGTAATCATCGCCTCATTTTCTTTTAAGAATCCTATTCCAAGTTTATCATTAGGTAGATTAAGACGAGGGCCGACAACAATATGGGCTGTATATTCTACATCACGAGTAGTAATTTTTGTGCCAGGATTTCTGGTGTTCGTGGTTGGAACAGGAACTCTACCAAAGAATGGATTATATTGTTGTGGAGCATGTTGTGCTTGGGTAACATTATCTTGTTGTATTAATGGCTGTAAATGGAAGAGTACTGGGCCTCTGCGACCGCCGAGATCTTGAAGTGCTTCATCCATAACAGAATGATAGATATTTTCCAAGAAAGGCATATTAATGATGCCGCTTCCTGCTGTTAGGTCTTCAAAATTATTAATCAAAATCATGGTTGCACGTATCTAAACTTGACTCTAATTTTTGCATATCCAGGGGTTATTACCTTCACTTGGTCTGCTGGATTATTTTCCCAAACTATTTCTTTTGTACACGGATCCATGTATTCACGACTAAAACCTAGGCCACGCATGACTACGATGTGCGGGTCGGCTTTTAATACACTTCTAAATTCGCCTATTTTTAAAGTGCCAAATGAAGGATCATTTGTGAAGGTGCCACTTGGTCCTACGTAGGCGTCCATGCCGGGCATCAACTCGCCGACAATATGAAGCCAGTCCGTGATCCAATCTCCTTCGATACCAACGCCAACAATACTGCATGGTACGTCGGTCATGACACCATTACCTCTATAGGTTCTATGATATTGTCTGCCAAGATTCATCCACTCCACATCATTTAATTGGATGCCGAATGGAATAACGTCCGTTGGGTCATATGCATATTGCACTATCGTCATCCCAGATAACGAGCCCAAAGATAAACATCCGCCACGTTCTTGCGTAAATGGCGTAATGAAATCTATATTGACCTGTTCGGTCTGTCTAGCAGGTAGGAGAGACATTTTGAAGTGCTATCTTAATTTGATCAACTTTTTTCTTATGTGACCAAGTTTTGTCGTATTTTGAAACCATTAAGGGGCCAATGTTATCTATAGTAGATTCAGGCAACCATCTTATTTCGTGATAGGTGAATGCTATTTCTGGAAATGGTTTGCCGAACAGTTTAGATAAAATACCTTCTCTATATGTACAATCGACTAATCCGTCTTTACAAGAATTATAAACTTGAAATGGAAGATTAGTTGGTTCTTGACCACATTCCTTGCCGTATATTCTATATATAATACCCGTGTCGGCACGAATATCTAATACCCCGCGAGGCTTTTTAGCAAAGACGAGCATATTAATATATCATCTTTCCAAAGTTGCCGGTCATACGGCTTAAGAAGGCTTTTATAGCCGCTTCTAATTCATTGCGTCTTTGGGTCGCGTCGAACTTGTGCAGATCGGATCTAAATCCAAGACGCGAAGACGAAATAGTAACTGTCACGCCATCGGCGTTAGTAACGGAAATGCCATCTTGTCCGACTGACGTACTGAGACCGTCTATTGCCATCAATCTCTTAAGGGCACTGATTTCGCTTTCAAGTATAATAACTTCCATTTGCATAACAACTAGATCGCAAATTTCGTCGTTATTTGGAGTGATCGTGCCAGCTTCGGGATCGGCAATAATTGGGAATACTTTAATGCGTGGGCCGCCGAAACCACCAGGAATACCCTGAGGACGAGAAGTTGGAGAAAGTCCGAGTCTTTGATTAAGTCTTCGAACTGCCTTAACGAGAACTCTTTGTAAGAATTCATCATTAAATATTACGCCTGCCGCATCGCCAATGTCTATACGAACTGCGTCATATATGGCACTCGTTTTATCTTCGGGGGGATTGAATCCTATGCTTACAAGCACGTCTTGCACAACGAACGTCTCAGAGGCTTTAACTAGGCTATCTAGTAGCGTAATGATAGTCCAATCAACGTGCCATAAACCTAACTGAAATCCAGCAGGAATAATACCCGAGCCAACATAATGTCCTAATGCTGGATTTAAAGCAACTCCACTAACGGCCGAGGCGTTAGAGGCGTCGAATAATTCAAATCCAACGTATTTTCCACTGACAGATGCACCATTAGCGGATAAGAATATATCCAAAGCAGAAGCATCTTGACCAACAGTTAAAACTTTGCTTTCTCCAGACATATGAAGCTCCTAATAAGGAATACACTACTTATGATCATTGTAAATACAGACGGCCACTCATAAGAGTGGCCGTCCGTAAGTCATACTAAGTCAAGGACTTAGAACTCGCCGATTAGGACTCTACGGCTGTCGAGAACGGCGAAGCCGTGCTCCATCCAACCGAAGATTCCGGCTCTTTGCTCGCGATAAAGTGCGGGATCTTCGTACGTCTCAAGTTCGTAACGAATTGGCATAACGAAACTATCCATTGTGGATAGGTCGAGACCAATGCAGTATTCCTTAAGAGTTGCAGAAGATACGACTGAGTGAGCGTTGCCAAGAGTTACTTCGAGGAATTCCTCGTACTCTTGACCTTCGCCGAACTCGGTCATTTCGTGAAGAACGACACCGTAAATCTGAGCTAGGCCGTATTCCTTTGAAACGAAGATTTCACGACGAGTGAACTCGTCGATTTCGTCTACGTCCCAAGCACGAATGTCTTCCATAGCTTCCATAGATAGATAAGTGTCGGTCAAACGACCAGCATTACCGTTACCACCGGCACCACGTGTCATCGCAGTCTTCATACGGCTGAGCAATTCCTTTGTGAATTGACCAGCGGCGGCGACTGGAGATAGCGTAGAACCAGTGAATGGAGCAGTGCCGTTGGCGTGAACAATTAGACCACGACCATCGGCTGCACCAAGAATGGTACGCCAACCGTCGCTATTGATCTTGCGAACGAAACCAGCTTCATAAACACGAATGGCTCGCATAATAACGTCGAATCGTGCTTCTCTTGCGTACTTCAAAGACCAGTCAATTGAGTTACCAATTGAGAATGTGGGAACCCACAATTCATCGCCTTCAACGTGACGCTCAGGAACACGACCTTGCTTCGGTAGGGTGAAGGCCATAAACTCGTCTTCTTCACCGGGCTTAACGAAGTCAAGAGGATAATTTGCTTGGGCACCAGGAGCGAGAACTTGCTTCTCGTAGATGCCACCAAGATTGTCACGATCAAAAATGCCCTGACGAAGAGGTGCATTTAGTTCGGCTGCCAAAGCCTTCTGTGCTTGACCGCGAACCTCTGTATCAGAGCTTGCAGTAGCACGAAGTGCTTCAATTGCTTCTTGCGGATAACGGTTGTAATTCATATAGTTCTCCTTTATAGTTCAAGGCTAATCTTTAAGAACCCGTCAGCCGTACGAGCACTAAGTGCTTTACCGACGACTACTCGTCTGGCAGCAATTTGTTGACGGCTGACTTTTCCATTATCAGCGAGATAGAGTACGTCGCCTGGAGCGTAAGTACCAACTGATGCACCATCGGCTGTAGTAGTTTCTACGAAGTCAGTCCAGAAATCACCTTCCGTTGCTAGGCCGACAACACTGCCTGCCGAAACAACGTTACGCTGACGATACTCGGGAGCGTTAAAAGCATTGAGTGCTTCAACGTCGTCCATGAGTAAACCAGCGGGTTTTGAAAGTTGACCTGAAACTGCGGTTGCATTACCGTATTCGCCTAGACCAGCTACACCGGGAACAAAAGAGATGATACCTCCGCGTTCTGCGACACCAGAAACAGTAACGTCAATATTTGTCTCAAATACTTGACGGCTTTCTTTTAATGCCATAATAAGCCTCCTTATAGAACGGGATCGAAGCCCGGCTTACTTGCCGGAGCTTTTTCTTCTTTTTCACCACGACCAGCCAAAACCGTTGACGCTAACACGCGGAACGGATTGACTGTCTCACCCTCGTCACCAACTTGTGAACCGGCAAGCTGGACGCCACCCTTGGCTTGAGCGTTCTCAAGCATCTTGGCAGGATCGTTCCCGGCGGTTTCACCAGCAATTTTGTAACGCGGTGTTCTTAATTGACCTGGATTAACTCCACTCTTAACATTGGTTTCGCCAGTGTTAGTAGGATTGATTAAATCAGGTTCGTTTGGATTACCATTCATCGTATCCGGATTGGCGGTGCCACTCTCAGAACGACGCTTTGCTAGCAATGATTCAAAGACGTTTGCACATCCCTTGTCCGCTGGCTTTTGATCTTTGGCCTTTTTAGCCTTCTTCTCATCCATAGCGTTTTGCATTGCGGGCGGTAATTCTTTCTTTGCACCACGTGTGAGTTCAAGAACCATTAGTTCCTTCTCATCACGCCAGTGCGTATATTCTGCTTGAGATAGTGAAGAAGCATGTGCAACAAATGTTTCTAGTGCTTCTTCGGAAATCACTTCGCCGAGCAATGAACGAACGTCTTGCTCACGAACGACTGACTCCGCTTCCGCTAGTTGTGCTTCAAGTTCTGATGCACGTGCGGCTCTTGAACGAAGTGATGCCATGGAGTTTTGAATCCAAGCAATCTTTGCCTTAAAAGCTTCTTCGCCCGTCTTTGCGGCGTCAATCTTAGCGATTTCAGGAGGAGTGTCGTCTGTTGCTCCTGCTGTTACATGATCATTAACTAGTTGATCAACCAATGAAGAATATTCATCGAGTTGGCCGCGAAGGGCGTCTAGTTCTGTCTTCTTGTTTTCTTGTGCTGTATTAAGTTCATTTAGCTTCTGACCTAATTCAACGCTTTGGTTTTCAGCTTGCGTTGCACGAGCAACTAAAGCTGCATGTTCACGCTCCGCTGCTGCAACCTTTTCTCTTTTATCGAGAACGGTTTCAACCGCAGAAGCAATAACTTCGGGCACGCCTTCGCCCTTTAGTTGTGCTGATGTATTCATAAAAATTTCCTCCAGATGATCATTTCCTTGTAATTCAGTTAACTGTTGGAGCAAGAGTGCGATTTGCGACTCTGTGGGTTGCTCCGCTAAAGAGTTCATAGGCTCTACAGCCTCTATCACGGAACGCTTATTTGCGGGACGGTCCACAAAACCGCAGCCTCCAAAGGTAATTGACCTTAGGACGCGACCGATCCGCACATCGTCATCCTTTTCAGGATGGCGATATACCCCGGTTCCTTTGTTAGCACGAAGATGCTCATCAAGGAACGCGGAGAACTTATTTCGGGTTACTACTTCACTTAGTTGACCTGTAGCCTTATCACAGAATCCATAACTATAATCATCAAACCATGCTTCCATGGAAACGTATAGCGAATTAGACTTAGAACGACGAGCGATTTCGCTAGCACGTTCCGGCTGTATCAAACTAAAAACAGCAGCTTCAACCCAAAGATCAAAGTCACGATCTGGAACAGCAGGACTATTAATGTCTAATATATTGCCGTTGAGATCGCGAGCTTGTACTGTATAAATAACACCAAGAATGTCTTTATCGTTATGTTGCCAATTAAACGGCTTTAAAACTGGGGTGTGACGAGCAGCCCAAGCTTCTTCACGAGTGAAGATATCGTCGTTTTCATTTGTACCAGCGGTGGGGCCGGCAGAAACTAAACAAGAACGAACATAAAGTAAATCCATTTGTGGCTTTAAATCAAAACCATAGCGGTCTTTTAGAGACGACGCGATGGCCTTAAATTCGTCAGACTTAGGTTCTAAAACCTCTGCCTTAGCCGTTAATGTTGTGCGATATTTCATATCCTATTAAGGAATAAACTAAATAGACGCCTATCAGCCAAAGTTTTCAGGTATATGGCAGTGATCACCGCATGGATGATTTTCGCCATCGTGTACGTGAGAGCCGTCTATCGATATACCATATAAAGGTTTTTCTTTTTTATGGTGGTGTGCCCCGTAACGATTTTGCGGACCATGAGAGTGTCCGCCCGATGGCTTACCGCCTATTACGTGAGAGTGTAATCCTAATGGATTGGACTCAGAATGGATATGAACACCGTAATATGTGGCTTCTTCTTCTGGAGTTGATGGAGCGTGATCCCAAACGGGAACGTTCGCGGGTTTCATTTCCAATCCGTATGGATCGGCAATATCAGTTCCGGGAACTTTTCTAACGCCATCTCCGCACGGATCTTTTTCGTCGCCACGAGCACGAACTAAGGCTTCCTGAAAAGACCCATGCTGTAGTCCACGATTACGATCCCAAGTATCACGATCTAAAATATTCATTATTAGCTACCTTGCGTAAATTCGTTTACAGTATGAAGATCGTTAGTAATACCGCCGTCTGTTTCCGTTACTTCTGAAACAACGGTTCTTGCAAATCCGGCGGGAATCGTATAAGTGTCACGACACTTGCCGCCTGGAGCACTGGGAGTACCGATAGCACTTCCAGAAACGTGCGTAATTGTTACGCTTTCTTTTACGCCATTGCCATCGATGTCGATGGTACGATCCGTAAGACGTTGCATATGAGCACCGTTATTACGAACCTGAATAACGTTGATGTTATTACGATAACCAACATTTAGGGACGTTGCCATGATTTTTTCTTCTTTTTCTTGCCGCCGTCTGTTGGCTTCTGAGGTTCATTATAATAATTAGCCTCTTCTTGAGCAACCAACATAAAAGCTCCCAATGAAAAGTCAGCCTTGCTTACTTGAATATCTTTATACTTGCGTTTTACAGCACTGCGAACCGCCGACTGTAAAGCTTGAAGAGTACCGCTATACCAAGAAGGTACGGAACTATATTGAGCTACTCTAGAAAGAGCATTACGTGCTTGGTCTTCGCTATTAATAGGAAAGTGATCCTTATGGTCTTTTACGTTCTTAGAATTCGCTGGAAACACTACGTCTCCGCGATTTCTAATTTCTGCCTTAGGATCTAATTTCTTATCAGCCATTTTTCTTATTTTCATTCATCTTATTAATGAGTGCTAGACGACGATCTTCTTGATAAGAAGCTGCCGTTGAGCTTGACATCATTAATTCGGACAAAACGTTTTGTTGAATATAAGTGCTCAATGTTTCGAATTGATCTGAGGATAGTCCACCGTCAATAATGTCTTGTGCGAGCTTCTTTGCTTGCTTGACATTATCAAGTTGAGAATCAATAACTTCCATTAGCCTGCCACCAAATGTCTTGCGAACATCATTATTCTTGCATAGCTCTACCGCTTGAGCAGTTGTGATGGTAGGAGCGGGAACTTGAGGAACTAGATCCTTCTTAATGACATCGTTCGGATCCTTAACAGATTGCAAAGATGTCTCGGCTGGAGTCTGACCATCAGACAATGCAATCGTTAGTTGCATATCTGGATGTAGCTTGACTATACCGTCGTGAACTTCTTTTTGAAGCTCGGCTAGCGTGCCGTTGTACCAGACTGGGCAATCAGCTAGACGCAATACTCTAGACATGCTAGACTGAGCTTGCGTACTCGTAATAACTGGGAAGTGATGCTTGGAATCCAAAAGCTTGGTGGAAGCTTGGCCAGCAATAGTTCCTCTGTGGAGTTTGTCAGAAATAGATTGATGAACAATCTGACGAGGCTTCGGATCTGGCTCTTGACCAACTACGGTAGGATCAATATTACCATTAACAGCCTGAGCAAAATTAGTAAAAGCGTCTTTGTATTCCATTGATGATCCTTTATTCTTAAAGTATTCGACTTCTGCTAGTCTTTTCTTTGCTTCGCCTTCTGATGATGAACAGCCCAGGTTCTTGCCAGTATGTGAAAATACACAATACTCACTACCAACTTTACGGATAATAGCGTTTGTTCTTTCCATATGTAAACCCCGTAAACTATAGTACTCTAAAATTAGGCACGTAATAGATCTGGTTTATGTTCTATATGTTCTAATATTGCAGTTTGTGTCCAAGAAGATATCATAAATTGTCTACGCATCTCCCTAGTGGGTATCTTTCCATATGTTTTACTATATTCGGCAACCTTGTCTGTATAAAGTTTAAATGTTTCAGCCTTAACTTGTTCACAGGTATCGGAGCGTAACATATGGACAATAAACTCATCGTCTAATTTTTCGTCATCATGCTGGGGGGTTGGCATATGACTAAAGACATTATAGACTAACCATTCAAGTCTATCGCGTTCCTCTGCACGTAGATTTTTAACATGCTTTAAATTTGGATTTTCTAGTGCCTTGGCTCTTAGCACGCCGTCTTGAATAAACGCCTCTAGCTGATCGAGGAGTGCTTTGCCCCTACGAGAAATGATTTCCTGGGCCTCTAATATAGTGGCGATGTTTTGCCCCTTGGGCGGACGAGGATTCTTTTGGGTGCCAGTTGGCCCCGTCGAAGTTCCTGCCGGTCTACCGTTTGGAGTTTTTGGTCCTGCTCCCGCCGGAAGAACTGGCGGCTTAACGAACGGTCCCTTTGGTTCGAAGATATCTTTCTCGCGTAGCTTCTCTTTTTCTTCCTTCATCTTTGAAGCTTCGATTTCGGCAGTCGTATCGGCTTCTTGCAAGATAGTATCACCAGAGAGAATGCCACGGTCGTACAGACCAAGCAGGAATGTTTGGTAGCTCTTTTCGTCCTTAAGATTAGTTCTGCCGAATCTTACGGTTGGTAACTTTTGAAAGCCCATTGCATCAGCAATGACCTTAAGTTCACCCATGAGCCAGTCATATACTTGCTCGCGATAGGACTCAAGACGTTCTAGAACCGTAGCAACGGCTATATACGAGTTGGAAAAATTACCACCGGTCCCGCCGATAAGTACTTCCGGAATTCCTAGTGCTGTTAAAATGTCTTTGTCGGCGGATTGGTGCTTTTGAACGTCGAATATGCCTGCAACGTCAGCTTGGATAACTTCGGCCGAAATAGCTTCATTCCAAAGAATGTTAAGAGCCTGCCCTGGCATTTGCAACATATCGGCCAGACGTTCAAAGTGTTCGTCCTCGGCCGGCATACCCTTCTCAAGATTACCTAATTTGAATAAGAATATTGAGTTGATAACAGACTGACAGGCTTTCATTTCCATATTACGTAAGCAATCTTTGAAGCACAAAGACTTCAAAGCTGGGAAACAAAATGGTACGGCCCAGTCAAACCAATCCCATTTGCCGGGGGCTTGCACTACGCATAACTCTTCATTATCTAACTTAACTTCCGCCGTATATCCCGCACCCGGACCATTGTAAGCCTGAATACGTGATAAGAATTCCTTGGGTAAATTAACGTCCGTCGTTCCGAGTTCTTGGCTATACCGACTATTCATACCCATGCCACGAGCTACGTCGAGGGTATCTTGCTTGTTAATCGCCATAATCCAATAGCTGTCGCCACGAAGTTTACGTCCACGCATTTCCATTTGTAATGGATTTAAGAACGTGTAACCCCACGGAATCTTCTTGTCGGGATTCTCCGGCATTGTTTCTTCTGCTTGGGGCGGTTCATAATCGGCGGCCGAGCTTCGAACGTTCTTCTTGTCGTCCTTTAAATGTATCTCGCCATTCTTTGACAAGAACCAATCTAGGAAATTAGATTCGCGAACATCGATATTACTATCTTTTGTCTTACCGCGAATGACTAAGGAGTTTTTTACTACCTCGGCGGCGACCGCACGTTTCATGTTTCTCTTATCGCCGTCAGATAGTGTTGCCCAACGACGATGGACGAAAACGTTGCCAGAAACGAATAGGTTTAAAAACATTGAATGTAGACGATTTCTTAGGCCAACCTTAGTTGCCCACGTACGATAGAAATTACGTACGCTTTCGTCTGGGTGCTCGATATCCACGCCTTCTGTCGCGAAATCGGCATAAAGATCTATGATGTTGCGAACAACACCATAGCCAAGATAAGCTAGCATGCATTGTGCTATGATGCTATGATTAAAAACGGCATTAGAAGAAAAGCTTCTAAGATAAGTAAAGCCACCATTACCCATTCCGTTGGAAACGCCAGAGTGCATGCGTCCAACGCCATTTAATAATCCTGTTCCTAAATAAGATCCTGGACCCTGAGCGGGCCAAGTTCCGTTCGGTCCATACACGCCTTGGAATGCATCGTTGCCGCCGCCGAGTAAACCATAATCACTGCCGGCACGTCTTTCGATGCTGTCGCCCATGTTGCCATAGAAATATGCCTTAGAGCGTGAAGGATCGTTAGATCTAGAAGTAGCGGATAACATACTATTCGGATCTGCCATCCGACTTATAGTTTGTTCACGTAGCTTCTTTATTGATGCTGTGGCAGGCTTTTTTTGTGGCATAGATGGCTCCAGAATCGATTATATTGCAATCCAATTAGAAGTACACTAATACATAACAGAACCACGGTGCCTTGGACCACGATTCGTGTAGCCTCTATTACGAGATTCATTAGCGGCCATACCGCCCTTAAGTTTAGGTCTATGCCCCGTACCAAGATATACCTTAGCTGCGTAATTAGCTAACATGAGTGCAGACCAGCGGTCGCGTCTTCTCATGTCTAAGCCCTCTGGCTGTTCTGACATCTTGGGAAGATCGAAACGTTCTACGCCTCCGGGCGTTATGCTTTTCATAATGGCACATGTTTCATTTGTACATTCTGTAATATGTTGAGCAATACCTAAGAATGGCTTGCGTCCATTCTGTTCCGCTTCCCAGACATCAAGACCCCATAAGTCTTCTTGGAGCATTGCCTTTTCTCTGTCTGAAATTTTATCTAAACCAAAGTGAGCTTGGTATTGTTGGAAAACACTGATGTCGTCTCCGGAATCTGGGAATAGTATATTGCATTGTTCGATATCAGCCTCGACTCCGTGGGCGGCCTGAGAAATCCATGCTGGCGTGAAGTCTACCATTTCTAGATTCTTTTTACCGGGAGCGGCCATACCGCTCTTATCGCCAATGAATTTTTCCATTTGATCTGGGATAACCCAAATGTATTCTTCTGGCTTGACCTCTGGCATACTCTTGCAAAGCCATTCTCGAATAGCTTCACCGCCGCCGCCTTTATCCATCGCTATATAAGAAACATTAAAACGTTTAGCGATTTCACGGATCTTGTTAGCAGAAATACTATATTCAGTTTTATCCCAAGCGTTACAGTAAACAAGTTCCTTGCCGCGTTCAGTAATCTTTAGAACTATGACGCCAAGGTTGTCATTATTACGAGCGGGGTCAACACCCATAACGTATATACAACGAGGATCTCCATATAGTTCTGGGAATACTGGCATGTCTGGAAGTCGTGGCGTAGCACGCTCGATCCAAGAGCGTTTAATAAATCCATCGGTGTCAACCGTGAATTCCGCCATGTATTCTTCTCTGAAACGATAGCCAGGAAGGTTGGCTTTTTCTGTTCTAATAATATCGGCTTCCATGAAGCCTTCTGGAATAGCCGTATACGGCAACTGGATAATAGAATACTGTTGCCAGGTTTTTAAGAGTGATTTAATATCGTCGGGCAATATCTCAGAAGATTTACCGCTCGTCATTTGAGCTTTCTCTTCTATCGCACGTCTTAGTTTTTCCGGATCTCCACCGGACTCTATAATCATCTTAGAGATTTGATATCTCTTGCCAAAGTGGTTACCAACGTGACAAGCAGATCCAGAATAAACAATCTGGTTACCAATACCATAGGATCTTTCGATACCATCTAGAATAGTCTGTTCAACTCCAAAGCCACTTAGTCTTTTTAAGAAGGACATCATATTGGCTTTAGCGGCAGGGTCCTTACCAACAGCCGTGAACGGAGCAACGGCGTGATCGAAAATAGATTCGGGGATGCTAGCAAACTCGTCTGCTAATAGGTGGGTAGCACGTTCACCACGGACCTTTGATCCGTCACCAATAGGTAATCCACGTATAGTACTAGAACCAACTTTAATACTAACGGTATCACTGCCCCACTTAACGCCACCGTCCTGAGCAAGTGCTTCTTGTAGTAGTGGACTACTGTTGTATATTTCTTCTATGTATCTAAAGACGTGTTTTGCTTGTCTAAAGCCAGCACCCATTACAACTATTTTAGAGCCTTGATTTAATATAGCACGACACAAGGCATAGACTGCCAGCAAGAATGTCTTAGATCCACCACGTGTTATAACCAACATGGGGAATTTTTTGTACCACAACGTATCCAAGATAACTTGCTGGAACGGTAATAGCTTTAGAGGCTTGCCGTCCTTACACATTATTTGTTCAATAAACCACGCAAGATTAAACGACGCTAAGTGATATATACTATCGTACGGCCCGCACTCGGTGAATATATCTTCTAGATTTACAGCACTCCAAGTTGTCTTCCAAGGAGACCCACGTAATTTCTTAATGTCGGTAACTTTCACAATAGTCCCTTTTTATATAGTTCATAAGCACGTAGTAAAATACCACGGACCATTGCTTGTGAACGATCGCCACCAAATATAATATGCACGTTATGCTGTAGCATTAAATTGGTAAGACCAGATATGACGACAGCTACAGGCATCTTGGGACTTTGCTTATTAATCTTGTGAGCATTAATATAATACTTTCCAGGATTCATAATATCTTCCAAAGACTCTTCGACTACGAGCACGCGAAACTTAATGTTCGCCAATCGTTCAAATTCTGCCTGAATACGCTCTTTGTCTTTAGTAAAATTAACAAAGAGTTCGTCAACGGAAGCCTTTCGTTCTACTACTATAATATGTTCCATTCCTTTGATTGAATAGTCTCCTCCATCGAGCTTAGTGTGCTCGATAGATGCAAAAGCGTCATCTCCCTCATAGTCAAAGGGATTTTTCTCCCGCGTGTCAACAATCAGGATTGGAAGCTCTTTCATTTATTCCTTTGATTTCGGCCAACGAAACTCTGTTTTGGCAATAGGCGTTTCACTAAATGTCTTAGTGGAAGCTTGCTTTACTATAGAGGCTTTTCCAGATGCAATAAGCTTATCTAAGTCAAGTATCTCTCTGCCATCAGCTAATTTAAACACGCGGTGTGTACCGGCACCCCATGTTGTTTCAACTGTAGATTCTTTGCCCTCAACTGATACTACGTCGTTTTGATTAACCATAATGATCTCTCCTTAAACTATCTTTGTTTTAATTTGCCCAACATGATAATATATCTCTTTACAAATATGAGATATTGCACATTCTGTTTTTAGAACTTCTTCTTGATATAGTGTTTCGCCGTGTGCAGGATCGCATCCTAATTCTGCTTCTGGATAAAAACCACATTCTCTGTATAGTTTTTTAGCGATTAAATTAGGATTATTATTAAAACCATAAAAGTTGCGTCCAATTAAAGAATGATAACCGCGTCCTTCGTGATTTAATAGTTTTATTCCAGCTAATTCATTTTGCTCATGTGAACAACTCCATGGGTTATACATTGGTTTACCTCGCCCATAGTTTTCACATGGATCATGAGCTGCTCTCAATTGAATTATACCTACGTCTCCGCAATCTTCAAAAATGCCCTTAGCTGTAGTTAAAAAATCAAAATTCGGCATTCTATTTTCAAAATCGTTCTCGTGAACAAAGCACCATTCTCCACGACTGATTTGCCACATCTGATTCCATGCGTTATTTATTCCATAATTCTTTTGTCTAATAACTACTTTACGCTCAAGATCTAGACTTTGAAAAAAGTTATAATTTTCTTCATCATTGCCATTTTCCATAAAAATCCATTCTACGGGAGTAGGACTTTTGGAAACCGCATCAATAGTTGACAATAAACATCTTTTAGTAACTGTATGCCGTCCGCAGGCTAAGAATAATATGCTAAATAACCCCTTTTCAAAGAAGACATCCCGGTCAGGCTTATAGCGTTGTACGCTATAATCCCACCGGGGTTGTCCTATTCTCAGATGTCTTTCCGAAGAAGTCATTAGTTAGATTCGCAACATCCTAATGCACAAGCTGCAAAAGTTGAAGATGCGTTTGCTGATGCATTAGCAAGATTATTAGCAATAGTATTTCTTGAATTATTTAGTGTGTTTAGACAATTCGCAATAGAAGCCAAACATGTATCACGACACGCTTCTCTTTCGGCTACATTGTGTGCTCCCAAAAGACAGGTATCGTATTGTTGTAGGGCTAATTTAGCACACATTTTATATGTGGTATTAGCATCATTGTAACCAGTACATGCGGTATTGTATGCATTAACCATTGCCGTCTTATAAGTATCCTTGCAGCCTTGTAGGCAAGCTTGGTTCATTGTCTTGCCTTCTGGGCAAGTTGGAACAAATGGATTAAAGTCTGAGGCTGTCTTCCCACAATATGGATTATCGGGGCCGGGAACAGCCGGATCGTGGTCTACTACTACTGGAGTTGAAAATAGACAAAGGCTTGCGAGTAACATTAGTGACTTTAAAAATTGCATTCTAAATCTCCTTAACTGTGTTTAAAATTTCCTGTTCAAATACATCAATCCGTTGCTTAACTGTATGGTTGGCCATTACCTTATCGTGGCCGTTTTTTGCTATTGCTTCCCGCTCCGCGTCATGTGAGGAGTAGTAGTTAATTTTATCAATTGCATCTTGTGCCGAATTGTAATACACTAGATCGGTGCCATCGATAAACATCTCAGATAGGCCGGTCTCGGGGGCCAATCTGTCCGTTAGGACCATTCTGCCGCATGCCATACCTTCAAAAATACGACGAGTGACCTCTCCAAATTGAGAGCATTGAAATACTATTTTACCCATCGATAAACGATTAGCATGATCGTCGCCATAGAAATATCGTTCATTATTAAATCTATCGCCTAGCTCTTTTTGGATCTCTGACGTAACACGTCTTCCGCCACATGTACTCACGCAGTCAAAAACTTGTGCAATATTTGTACGAGGATAAAAGATTTTTGTATCGGCACAATGAGTCCACCACTTAGCATTAAATCCATTTTGATTATACCAGTTTGTACATCTTAAATCTGGTGAAAGTA